TCTTACTGTCATTGTACCTTCAAAAAAATCTTCTTCTTCTAAAAGTGGTATATTAAAATCAATATCAATTGAGGTTGTATCCTCATATTGTGGAACTGATATTTCCCCATTGAATTGGGAAACTTCTTCTGCCATTAATCTTCACCTTCTTTCCTATTGTATTAGGAAACCATAATAGTACCCTCTGTTTTAACATGGAAATTTGCACCGATCTTTCCTTTACCCATTTCAGTATGAACTGCAACATAAAAGTCTCTTTCATCACCATGGTTCATAACTTCATTTAATTCTATTAAAGTTTTAGGTGTAAAAGAAGAGCCGTCTAAATCTATATACACGTTAGCTGTATCAGGTAAATCACCTTTTAGAGCAGAAATCTTAACTGACTCTAAAGCAGAGCCTGTTTGATTCAAAAGTTTAACTCTTTTTGGATCACTGTTTTGACCTGCTATAATTTGGGGTAATTCTAACTTTTTTAATTCTACACCCTGATCACTCATATAATAGTTACCCTCTTCATCTAAGAATAAAAGTCCATTATATTTACCCATAATATCAAAGGACTCTGTAGTTATTTCGTTAAATTCATCTTCAGCTTCTATGGTTACAGCATTCATTTCACCTAAACGCACATCATCACTTGTCCATTCGGCTCTAAATCCAGCTGGTGTTTCCATCCAATCTGTCCATTCCATAATGGGTGTACCGTTTATTTTAACTCTGTATCTAATATTATCAGAATCAACATCACCAATTTCACCGTGCACATTAAATTCATTATATGAATAATTTATGTTTGGTGCTGTATTGGTTAAAACAATATTGCCAGTATATTCTGATCCAAGCTCACTCCTTTGGTCTCTAACTTCAACTTTGATTTGGTTGGTGCCTTCTTCGAAATATGATTTATCATATGCTCTAAAGAAGGAAGAATAGTTATCTTTAGTTGTCCAAGGGTCAACTTCGGTAAAAAATCTTTCACTTTTAAATATTTCTAATTCGTCTATTGCTGTATATGAAGAACCATCATTCCCTGATATATTTATTCTATAATATGTGTATTCGGACGGGTTATCAATGGTATATTCTCTTCTTTCACCGGCACTCCAACCAGTTTCATCTGATATGGTATCTAAAACATCCCAATTCACACCATCATCGGAACCTTCAAAGGTCCAATCTTTGGGTGCCGCTATAGTGCCAACACCTCTAGAGGTTACAGAATACTTGGTCATTTTTTGTGGTGTATCTAATTGAATTTGTAACCATCCAGAAACTGTACCACTCGATGTTATCCAGGCATCATATGTGTCTGTGTTGGAATCATTAAAAGCTTTCCAAGCAGGATAATTTGCATTATATTCGCTACTTGCACTAATAGTACCCTCTGGGGTTGTGTAACCTGATGCTGTTGATATAAAGTCATTGGTTTCTGTTGTGATGTCGTTGACTTTAGATATTAAAACCCTGTAATCAATTGTGTCACCTTCAAGGTCAACCAATTCACCAGTGACCTCTACATGGTTATTATGGATCTCATCTGGTGTGATATTGAAGTTATTTATAACAGGTCCTTGGTTTGGTTTAAATGTTGTTTCAAAAGAAGATACAGAGGGTAAGTTATCAGGATTATCGGATTCTAGATTTATTTTGTAATAGAAATCAAATTTATAAATACTATCTCCTACCCAATTTCTAAACTGTGTTTCTGTTATACCTTCTAATTCAGATTGACTCATTTCATAATTTTCTTCAAACTGACCTGTTGTGGAATTAAAACCCCACCAAGTTTCGTTGTCTGTGGATACTTGATAAGTTATTTTTGAATAAGCGTTATAAGTCATCTCTAATTCTAAAGGGTCAGTAGAATCTGTCCAAGTAGAAATAGCAACTGGTTGTGGTAACCAATTAATTGGTTTATTTTCTTCCACAGTTAAGTCGACTAGGATTTCTTGAGTTGTTTCATCTGTGATACCATCTGTCCAGGTTATGATTTCAAATTGATCTGGTAGAAGATCCCAATCGCTTTCTGTTAAGTCTTTAAGTTTCACACCGTGTGTTTCAAAATCAGAAAGCGTTAAAGGTTCTGATAAACCAGTATCGACTAATGAATTATCATCTATTGTGTATAGTGTTCCATTATCGTTAAATAGTGAATACAATTGAAAAATAATAAATTGCCAAAAACCAGATGATGTTGGTGTATTTGTGATGACATTATAATTGTCATATCCCCATGATACTAAAGTACCATCTGATTTTAATGCTAGTGAATGGTAAGCACCACAGGCAACTTGCACAAAATCATTATCTGTCGGTGTATCACTGACCAATGAATACCCATCGCTACCCCATGACACTAGAGTACCGTCCGATTTTAATGCTATCATATGCCCCCCACCACATGCCACCTGTATGAAATTGTCATCTGTTGGTGTATTGCTAACTTGTCCGTTACCATCATCACCCCAACTCACTATTGTGCCGTCCGATTTCAATGCTGATGAATTACTACCACCACATGAAACCTGTACAAAATCATTTCCTGATGGTGTATCACTAACTTGTGAATGATTATCTCTACCCCAACTTATTAATGTGCCGTCCGATTTCAATGCTGATGAATTACTACCACCACATGAAACCTGTACAAAATCATTTCCTGATGGTGTATCACTAACTTGTGAATGATTATCTCTACCCCAACTTATTAATGTGCCGTCCGATTTCAATGCTGATGAATGGTAATTACCGCACGCTACTTGTATATATCCGTTATCCGTCGGTATATCGGATGTCTGACCATAGTTATCACCACCCCAACCAAATAATGTTCCATCTTCTTTTAAAGTTAAAGTCCGAAATTGTGCTGCGTCCACTTGGACATAACCACTATCAGTTGGTGAGTCTGTGACCTGTGAACCACCACCGTTATTACCCCAAGTTGTCAATGTTTTGTCGGATAATAAAACAGTAGAATGGGCCCATCCACCCGATATAACCAAAGGCCTCTCCCATGGTGATATATGTGGTGCTGTTGGATCGTAAACTCTATCTGTTATATTTGATTCTAAAGGCATTATTTAAAACCTCCTCTATTATTAATTATTTATTCTGTTTTTGTCCGTTTGTTAAATTCATTGAGATTACATTTTGCTCGTTTAATTTTTCAGTTTCAATTTTAATATTTTTTGTCTGTCCATTTATATTTAAACTAAAAACATTTGTCTTTTTTATAGGTACAAATTTAAATCTTAATTTTATTTTCTGTTCCATCATATCTACCCAGAAAAGTAACTCGATACTATTTCCATTTTCATCTCTTTCTTTCCAACCTGTATAGTATCCTATTATGTAATCTTTACCTTTCCAGCCACTTACCTTTTCTTTAAAGTTTATAATATCTTTACTTAAACCTAACTGTCGACCATTAAAAGAAAACATAAATTCACTTTCGTTTACCTTGCATACCCCTGTATCAGTAAAGTGGGTGAACTTTGATCTATCACCTTTTAAGATGAATTCTTCTACTCTATATTTTTCTATATCTTCAAAATCTTTTTCTGTTTCTTTTAATACTTCGCCATTTTTATAAACTGCTATCCAGTCCATCAATCTTTTAGCCAATTCTAAAACCCCCTAATTTGACTTCTTTAAATTATATAGCTGTAGCCAACCATAAGATCGGCTACAGCATAATATGTTTTTAAGTATAGAAATATCTTACTGCAACTTTAAATGGTTTTGGTCCATGTGTTGCACCATATGGTACTTGTACCTGAAGTGTAACATCTGAAAAGTTTTCTAAAGCTGTTTCGTCACCAACATTGGCTAAACCAGAAATTTGGTTATCTGTAAGTTCAGAAGATCCAATAGGTAATTCAAAAGAATCATTCAATTCTTGTAAAGAAGTATCACCTAACGAATCACATTGAGCATATACCCAACCTGCTGTTACAACTTCCTGTAGTTTTGCACCATTTTCATCCAACACAAATAAAGAACAATCCTGCATTGCACTTGCTGGTTCAACATCAGCAGATACTAAATAATCAGTTGCATCTGGCATAGAGCCTGTAGAAAGTGGTGTTACACTACCTGCAACATAATCGATTGTGTAATCTGTGTCTTTAACATAGATATCTTCATAGTTGAAATCTAGTGTATGTGTTGCAACACCATCAACTGTTAAAGATGTCCCTGTTGGGAATGTGATTGTGTTAGCTGTATAGTCAATAACATAATCAGTTCCAGCTGTTGCACCAGAGATTGCAGCGTTACCATCGTCAATAATGTTTTCATTGATATCAATAGCAACATCAAGTGTATCTGGCACAAAATCTTGTGTGGTGTTTAGAGGTAAAGATTTAACTACTTCTGTTCCTTCTGCAAGTTTGGTTTCACCTACATCGTTAGCTGCATCTAATGTAGCAGTTAACTGTACATCTGTTATAGAATCTACCCCACCTCTGTTATTCCAAATTCTTAAATTTAGTTCATCTGAATTCTCCTGGGCTTTAATCTCTCCAAGATCCCAAGGATTGGATTTTAAATCAACATCTGCTGGCACACCTGTATCTGGATCAGGGGTCACATCATAAAAACTTACCTGAGGTACTTTAGACATTAAATATCATTCCTTTCTCTTATTATTTTTGATTTACATTAAGTTGTGCTATAATACTCATTGTGGTGACATTATCAAAGTCGCCGCTGACTAATGTAATTCTTAACTTATCGTTTACGATATTAAAATTGGTCGGAAATTCTTTATGTTCTTCACCAGTCTGTAAATCAAAACTATCCAAAATAACCCAATCATCTGTGTTAGATAATTTCTCTAAATTGATTATTAGGTTAGATTGATTGTCTGACTGGCTACCAATAGATATCAATAGATTGTTTATTGTTCCTTCATACGGAACTTTAATTTCTGTGAATGTTTGGGGACCTTGTTTTAAATTTTCCCCCAACATAAATACTATATCTTTGGTTTCACTTTTGTTGGGGTTTTTATTAAGTTTAGACCACCCATTAGCAAATCCATTAGGCATTTATAATCTACCCCCTAACCACAAGTCTATAAGGACCACTAGCTGTGATATTAAAAGAAGAGAAATCTTCAAATAAATCAGAGAAACTCTCTCCAGTATCAACTTTAATGCTGATATCATTGACACTCATGGTTAAAGATTGATCACCATCATTGATTATTGAAATTGATTTTCCTATCTTTTGTAGAGTGTACGATTTATTTCCTGTGTGTTCATCAGCCAAAATAACCTTTGGGTTGTTTATTTCAGTCTGCACATCAGGGATTGATACATTTATACTATCTTCACCAGATGCATAAAGAAACCTTTTGTTTATAAAGAAATTCTTTTCTGGATTATAGCAAAAGGTTTTAGCTTTAATATCTGCTGGTATTGTCAAACCATTGTATATATTAAATGAATCTTTATCGGGTAATTTTATAGTACCATCTATTAATATATCACCATCTACTTCTGTTGCTGTTGAGCAAATTCTGATTATAACGTCTGAGCCTTTTTCTGTTATGATACTAGCCATATTTTATCCCTCCTTTTTATTATGTTCTGGGTTGATTACTTAATCTCAACATAACCGACATGTTTGAAACATTTTCGACATCACCACTGAATAACGATACCCTTAAAGTGGGGTTGTCTATTTCTATATTGACAAATTTTTTAGCCGAATTACTACCTGATGGTATAGTTATATTGTCGAGTATATACCATCCATTTGCTGTTTCATCATAGTATTCTATAAATAAACCTATGTCTTCTGTATTGGATGAACTCTGACCTTTATTTGCTATTATGGTATTTATATATTTTTGATATGGCACATATATCTCTGTTTTTTCTTGTGGACCAAGTATTAAGGATGTACCCAACATAAACACAACATCTCTATCACCCTCTATAACCGTGGCTGATTCTAACTTGAGGATTACGTTCATATTAGAAACATTTTCATAATCACCACTCACTAATGATATCCTGAATATATCGTTATCTATTTCTTCTAAAACATCGTATGTCACATTGTTCTCATCAACCTGTAATTCAAATGTTTTCAATACATCCCAATTACCGGTGTTTTCATTTAAAATATCCAATGAAAATATCAAGTTAGATGAGTTTGTTGAACTTACACCTTTATTGACAGTTAATGTTTTAATTTCTGCATCATAAGGTAACATCATTTCTGTGTGACTTTGTGGTCCAGTTATTAGTTCACCACCCAAAGAAAAAACCGCATCTTTAGTGAAGATTGCTCCTACACCACCCGATGCCGTAGAGTTTATGGTTATTTCTCTAGTTGTGGGGTCCATTTCAAATTCTATATTGTTACCTGGTGAAAGATAATCTATTAGGTTACTATTTAATGTTTCGATATTTTCTATGGTTACAATCCCCGATGGTTCGTCATATGAGAGATTTATATTGTTCCCAGCCCCAAGATAATCGATTAACCTATCTTTTTCTAAAAGTTCACTTGCATCAATAGTTAGTGACTCTGTTTCTGGATCATATATCAAATTGATATTATCTGATGAATTGAATGCAGAGTCCAGCTGACCCCTTTTTAATAGGTTACCATTTGTATCGATTGTGATTTCTTCTATTTCTGGGTCGTAACTTATGTCAATATCATCTCCGCCTTTGAAATGATCTATGATTCTATTTTTTAATAAAAGATCACTTGCATCAATAGTTAAGATCCCAGTTTCTGGATCATACTCAAGATTTATATTGTCAGATGAATCAAAAAAATTATTTATTTCATTCTTTCTTAATAGATCTGGTGCACCTATGGTGATCTCGCCTGTTTCTGTATCCTCTGATAACGTTATGTTTTCACCTTGATTAATAAGTTCATTTATACGTGAACTCATTATTTCGAAAACATCCTTTATATTATCAAATTTTATTTCTCCAGTATCTGGATCATAAGTTATAGAGATGTCGTCACCAGCAATGAGTTTATCATTGATCAAACTCGATATATGATCACCCGTTAATGAACTTTCTATACTTATAGTGTTTGTGGTTTCATCTAAGGTTACACTAACCATATCATCGGTATCTATCACATTACCAATGAGTGAGACTATATCTTCATCGGTTCTCTCATTTCTTATTACTATCTGATCATTGGTATCATCATAGGTTATGTTGATATTGTCTGTGCCTTTGAGTGTAGGTCCTATTAAATCTTGTATCTGCTGGGTGGATATTGGTTTGCCAGTTATGGTTATCTTATTGGTTGCAGAATCAAAATCAACCAATATATTGTCACCGGCAACTAGAGTCTCAGAAAGTGCTTCGCCTAATTCTCCACCACCAACACCTGCTCTCTGCCAAGTATCCTTAGCTGTATCTTTTTTCTGCCAAAGAGCTTTTGTATTATGTTCCATTAAAAATGTACCAGGTGGGGAATTATTTACTTTTGGGTCAGAGGATAGATTTGGGTCCCCTGTATATTGAGACCCATGTAGTAAAACTATTCTCTTTGGTAATTCTGTATTAATAAAGTTTATAAAACGTTCTAAATCAATAGGCATTTAATTTTATACCTCCTTTATCATGTAGATTTTACTTGTACATTTAAACTAGTTATATCTAAATCAGTGTTCACTTCCTTCTCATAAACTGTACCTTATTATTATTATTTACTAAAGTTATAGCTTTACTTATCGTTGATATGGGATTACTCTCACTACCATCACCATTTGTATCATCACCATTTACTGCATCCACATAAATTATATTGTCATAAGTTAATTCTTCTTTATTTATCTTTATAGTTGGCATTTTTTAAATCACCTCTTCCTATGTTAATTGAATTCCACCTGAAGTGCCATATGTCTCTTCTGGTATAATATAAATATCTTCAGGTATATTTGAAATCACACTATCATTTACTAGATCACCATTTATAGGTATTAGTTTATCTTCCTTTGTGACACCTATCATTATATCACTTATATTTTTTATAACAGATTTGAAAGTGTAACCTGTATGGATATATTCACCTTCATATGTGTTGCCGATTGGATTACTACCACCCCATAAAAATAGTTTATCAGAATTATCTATAGCTAAAGATATCCCACTCCAAGTTGATGTGAATGCTTTTTTCCAATTAGAATTCCTGGGTGTGTAATCCAATGTTTCACCACCACCATATCCACTAAACCACAAATTGATATACCCTTCTTTGGTTACATAATAACCATAACTAGAAGAAGCAAAATCATAATTGGTTATATTGTTGGTCAAAGGTATGGTTTCTAAAACTGTAGCTTTTCCATCTTCTCCCCACCCCATAATTGAACCATCTTCTTTTTGTGCTATTGCAGAAGAATGACTTGTTTTGATGTCCACATAGTTATTACCAACTGGTAAATCACTCACGATACCATGTTCGTCATCCCCCCAACTTACAAGAGAACCATCTTCTTTTAGCCCAACGAAAAAACCGTCACCTGATTCTATTTTCACAAAATCGTTATCAGAGGGGGTATCACTTATTTGATCATTATCATTGTACAATGACCAACATTCTACAGTACCATTTTCTCTTAAAGCCGACGCATTCATATTTTTAGCAGATACGTGGATAAAATCATTACCTTCTGGTACGAAATAAAACTCCGGGAGTGTATCAACATCTTCTGGGGGGATTCCATTATCATCTATGAATTGCTGTTTTGTCATACTCATTGGTCCTACACCATCACCCCAACCCTCAATAGAACCGTCACTTTTAATTCTTATTCCATATGAATTTCCTATATCAAATTTTCTTAATTCTAGGTTTGTGTATTCTAAAAGCAAGTTAGCTCTTGCAAAATAATTTAATTTATTATCACCTATACCGTCAGTTTTTACATACAGTTTATCTAAATTGTCGATTGGTATTGTCATTTGTCTTCCAGGTTTTAATATCATAACCTGTTTTTTTGCATCACCAATAAATAGATCGTGATCGTTATCTGGGTCAGCCTGTAAGAGTATTTCTCTTGTCATCTTATATGTCGGTGATAATGGTCTGGCAGTAGTGTCAACATCTACACTGTCACAGTAGGTGAAATTACTTTCATAATTGGTTTCTTCTACAGTTAATACATTCCATTCTCTTTTTTCGTTATCCCATCTAGCTGGCAAAGCACGACCTCTTAAATCAGTTGGTAGTTCTTCACCGTTATATTGTAAAGTCATATTAAAAGCCTCCTTTATAATCTGTTTACTCTAGCCATAATATCTAAATTTAAATCGACTGATGATTTCTTTTTAAAATAAACCTCACTTAAATCACCTATAGGTATACTAAAAGACATATCTGGTTCTAAAACCATAGTTTGATTATTTTTGTTACCTATATAAATATTTTCTTCATTTTCTTTACTTGATTGTACCATAACTTCTGTTACTGGAATAACCGTATCACTTATTGGTTTCTTATCAAAAGAAACCTCCAATGAGTCAATATATAACCCATTGGAAGCATAATTACTTTCTTCGGTTGATACTATATCCCAATCTTTTTTCTTATTATTATATCTAGAAGGTATGGCTATTCCACTATCACTTCTTTTAATTAGTTCTCTATTATAAGCCATTTTTATAAACCTCCATTTATTGAATTCTATGGGATGTTGTCAAAACAGGTGGATATAGATAATGCATGTTTGCGGGATAGACATCTCCACTGTAATTAAGATCTTGACCTCTCATGAATTTGAGTAACAGACCATCCATCCTTGGTCTATCATAATTTTCTAAACCATCTAATATGGATTCATCAAAAACACCATAGTTCGCATAATATTTAAAATAAAGATATGATAACATATCATCCCCGAAAAGTTCATACCTTTCTTCTATCTCTTTTAGACTATTAAAGTTTTCAGGGTTTTCAAATAAGATTTTATGATAATCGGGTAAAGCTTCTATTATATCTCTATCGATGTTTTCTATATCGATTATCTGTTCTCTGTAATCTGTGTCGAAATGGTTTTTATCAAGCTTTTCATCATAACCATTATAATATAATCCCAAATAACCATTATGGTCTATATCTATATAACGGAAATGTTTTAATAACCCACCATCAAATTTAGCAGCTCTTAATCCTGTAGATTTAATGTTGGTTAATAAAGATCCGTTCCACTTATCATTGTCGATAAATTCATTCATATATGAATAAGATAAATAGTCTTTTAAATCCTCATTATCGGAGCTTGAATAAATAGGTGAAGGGTTAGGGTTTGATAAACTTAAAAGTGTATCGTTTGGTTTATTTTCATCATCTCTTAAAAAACCAACCATTATTATCTTATCACCCACATCCACATTATTGATGAATTTCATTATCAAAATTTCTCTATTGTCACCATAACCTAAATTGGTGGTTTCTGTTAAGATTTCATAATCACCAGGGTCCAAATATTCTCCATTACAATAAAACTCAGGATTATAAATATCCCCAACAGTATTTTTTAAAATTATTGAATTAGGGTATTTTTCATTAACACCGTATTCTTCCATTATCATATTGCGGTCTTTTAATATAACTCTAAACTCATTTGATTTATCAATGTATCTATCTACCAATTCATCTTTATATTTATCTACATTTATAAAGTGCTGGATTCTATTATCTAATTTTTCGACACCAATATAAATGTAAGTGTATCTATCTTTTTTTATAACATCAGTATCTATTGTAAAAAGTTTATCTTTATAGAAAAGTAGAGGCTCACTCAATGCTGGGTTCTCTACCTTTATTTCAAATTTAGGATACATATATTTTTCACCATTTATATTTTCTTTAGTATAATCTAAATCAAATATGGTGAAAGTGTGTTCTAAATCCAAACCTGTATTATCAGAAATCCTATCTCTTATATGGTCGTTATCTGTATCCACATCGATAAATCTATCATTATTTGATATCTTTTTAGTGTAGTCATACCCTATAAAATGGTTCTGATAGTATATTTCATAGTTGGCATTTATGTTATCTTCTTTTAGTCTTCTTTTTAAAGGTATAACTTTTTTATCTTCTTTTATCTCATTTAGATAACCAGTCATTGTGATAATTTCTGCATGATCAGGTTTAAAATGGAATATCATAATATAAAGGTTAGTTCTTAACTGTACTATATTGTATTCGTCTTCATTCATTTTTATTCCATTGTGGTAGAAGTTAACACCATTTAAAGTGAAGAAATCTGAATTCAAAAATATAAAGGAATTATATTTACCAAGTGTCACAAAGGAATTGATTATATAATCTTTTCTTTTTAAATTTACGGTTAAAAAGTCTTTATTATTAAGCCATTTTAAAAGATGTTCTGTTATGTGTTCTGTTCTATTTACATTTATATAGTGTTGTAAAGGTGGGTAAAGTTTTTCTATACCTATATAAACGTATGTGTAATAAGGGTCCTTAATCAATATTCTTTCATCAGTGTATAATTTACCATTAAAGAATAATTCGACATCTTCTAAAGAGGGGTTTTTAATCTTAATAACAAATTTAGGTTGTTTGAATTCCCTTTTAGAATCAACAAAAAAATCACGACTTATTGGTTCTTCTGTAACATCTAAATCTTTGACTTTATAGGTTTTAACTTTTTCTAAACCCATATCATCTTTTATTTTGTCATACAACCCAACATCGTTATTTATTAAAGTTTCTATTATCTTTTCATTAGATAAATCATCCCTTTTACTTAAAGCTAAATCTTTAATTGGTATTGGGTGTGGTTTATCTTTAATTAAAAGATTATCCCCATATTCTTTTATAGTGTCGGTATAATAAGCATCCACGCTGTATAAATAAATGTAGACCTTATCGGCTGCCGATATGATAGATTGTATTTCTATCATATTTTCATTTATCTTTTCTATTCTCAATGGGTAGAACATATTATCTTTTAATATTATTAGATAATCACTAAAAGCATAATCGGTAGATGATAGTATACCGGTATCGGTTAACTCCAGAAAATCACCTTCAAGGTAATAGTCATCTTTTAGGGTCGATAGTTTAAGATATTCGTCAGTTTCTACTTTAGCCAAACTATCTTTAACTCGGCTAGTTCTAGCAGTATGGTATATAAAGGTTAATTTAGTGAAGGTAAATGTCTCTAAAATCTCACCATAGATGAAGCATCTGCCATCTAAAAATTTATGTTCTAAACCGAGTTCTTCTAAAGATTTATTATCAAGATAGATTTCATATCTTTTTTTATCTGGTGGGTAAGGGAAAGAAATAACTTTACCCTCGTAAGGTTTTAATAAATCTTCTATAGTGTCGAGTTTTATATCACCAAAATAAAAGTCTTCTTCTGTCTCATATATTTTAAAAAATCTATCTGCAATTTTTAAATCTTTATACTCTGTTATATACTTTTCAAGTTCGTCTTTAAAATCATTTGAAAAGTGATCTATTTTTTCAATCAAAATTTAACACCCCCTTCAAAAGGTTATTGGTGGTCACAAGTTATTGGTTTATTTTATATTTGATAATAAAACAGTTTGTAATCTATTACATGGTAATTTCAGTTCTTTTTTGATTGTCTTCTTATTGGAATAAATAGCAAAATCATACCTTTCAGAAAATGCCATCACAACTAAATAAGGAACATAGTCTATACAGAAAATACCCAGCTCACCAAATAACATTGTGTGTACCTTTATAAATGAAGCTAAATCTATCTTCAATTGTGGGAAAGTTTTTTTGATTACTTTAAGAACTTTTTTAATGGATATGAAATCTTTTGTGTCATGTTCCATATTGATTAATTCTATTTTATCTAAGTTCTTGGTTTCAGATAAGGTTTGACATGTATCTTCTAATTTATCTGAATAACCCAATCCCAAAACAGAAAGGTGCATATATTTTGCTAGGATATATTTTAATACTTTAGCATTATCTGTCTTATTGGCAACAGAACCCATCCTATTTATGGTAGACATCATCATTGTAGAGTACACTTCAAACAATTGCTTTCTTATCTTGAAGTTATGTTTTACCATATTTGGATTAGAAGCAACCTCTAACATGGTGTAAGCTGCTGTTAATACATTTTCTAAACCGTTATCGTGATTGAACCTAAACTTTAATACCTCTTTATCATCTTCGACTTCCTTTTTTTCTTTAGTTAAAGATGTCACATTAACATATAATTTATAATCTCTTTTATTTTTAAATAAAGGCATAAACATAATTGATTTAGATAAAGATGTATCTGCATTTCTTAAAAGAACTATTCTATCATCTGCTATTAATTTTTCGATTTGATTTTTAAACTTATAGCTTTTCTTCTGTAATCTTAAGAAGTCAAATTCAGCATTGGATGGTTTTACAACATCAGCAGTATCTAAAAATTTCTTTATTCTTTTATCTAATCTTAAAATACCATCTAAATGTGAATAGATTTCAGAGTTACTTATTTTAAAGATATCTTTATCATCTGGTGATTCTTTCACCATACCTTCATCTTTGACAAATTCTTCATCTTCCTCAGAATCTTCTGTTTCCTCTTCCTCTTCTTCTACCTCAACTGGTTCATCGTTCTCCTCTTCTAAATCTATATCATCATCTTCAACTTCCTCTTCCCCGCCACCATTCATCTCAAATAATTCGATAGCTATTAATTCTATATAATCACATAGAAATTCCATATTGGTTGTGATTGGTGTTTCATTTTCTTTAAACATAGCTTTAATTTTATCAAATGACTTTGATTCTTCATCGTAGCTTGGAAGATAAACTATCATGTCATCTGCTTCTTCAGATGCTTTATGTGCTTCAGCTAAATCGTTAGAATCTACTCTTCCTTTTTTGACATCAACTATACTAACTGTAAGGTCAGCATCTTCTACTTTATTTACACCAACTACATCCACATTTCTTTTTGCTATGGTTTCTTTTATACTCTTTTCTTTTTTACCATTTGCCTCAGATGAATCAAAATAAATTTTAATCTGTTTGGTTTCATCGTTTTCAATTTTGCTATCTGTGGTTTCCATACCTTCCATGTCTGGTGCCTCCTTATGTAATCTTGTATTATTTCCTTCTAAAAATGATATTAAAGGTTGAACATCATAAAAAATTTGTGATCTAGTTACACTATATTTTTGTGCCAGATCCTCAATTTTTGACATCGACTGTAATTTGTTTTTGCTTTTAAAAGTTTCCTTTACAATACAAATTACCACTTTGGATTTATACTTCATTATATCATGTACCAGTTCAGCTACTACAGATGCTGTAGTGGAACTAGTTAATATATAAACTAAAAAATCACAGTCCTCTTTTTTCCTATCTGTTTCTAACATCATAGGGTTAATCGTTTTAATTTTATTGTTCTCTAAAGACTTTGATACCTTAGCCTTCCACATCGATCTTCTTGAGCGTCTACCACCCAATCCATTTATTCCTATAAGCATTTATATTCACCTCAATTATTTTTATTTTCTCACAACATATTATTGTTGAGGTTAACCCAAAACTGGTATAAAAATATAAAAGGAGATGTTTTTATGTCTAAAACAAAAGAGAAAACTTTTATCGACCAATTTTTTGAAGAGAATCTATGGGTATTAAATGATAGATCTAGATACAAATTATCCATAACTTCTGGTAGATTGATGATAACCAAAGACGATGGATTAACAAGAGTAGAAGAAATACCACTGGATTATATAACAGGATTTAAATTTGTGGGTCAAAGCCCAGAGGAGTCAAATCATTTTTACATTTATTTTAAAGAGTATCACACTTACCCTTCAGAAAAAAGATTTCTGATATGGAAATACGAGGGAGTTAGTAAGGTTAAAAAGGAATTTAAAATGAGAATATACTAGGAGGTTTTTAAATGAATAAATTAAAAACTGATATTTTAGAACACATTTTAGAAGTTTTAAATAGAAAGATAATGGGAGAGTATAGAATAGACAGAAATGAAGAAGATCTTTTAGCTTATGATTATAAAGATAGATTATACTTTGCTGTATCTTTAAAAAATATAACTGACATCCATATAGATGATGATGATAATGTTTATATTATGGCACTGTCACCTAAATTCAAACCAAGAAGTGATGGTATGAGAAAAGAGATGTCAAAGGAGTTTGAAAAAGAATTGGTAAAATATATACTTTATGATGGGGGAGAATATGTGAGGTGGTAATATGAAAGAAATTATAAAGATGATAAATATAGCAGATATTCATTCTGTACCAAATGATACAGATGCATATACATTTTTTAATGATGATCTTTATTTTGTTTTGGAGTTTTTAGATAATAATGATTTTGATTTATTAACTATATCTGGTGATTTATTCGAAACAGTTTATAAAGCAGATTCACCAGAAGTTAGAATAACTTTAAGGTTTATGCATTTGCTTCTCAATATAGCTAGACAAAAAAATGCAAAGGTTAGAATAATAAAAGGAACACACAGACACGATTATGACCAGCTATCACTTTTAGAACATTATGTATCTGAAACACATTATGATTTTAAAATATATGACAGTCCAACTGATGAAGAAATCTTTGAGGATTTCATTGTTAAGTTCATACCAGAAATGTATGTTGATGATTATGTTGATTTTAAAGATAAATACTTATCAAGTTATTGTGATGTAATGGTCTTTCATGGTATGGTAGAGGGTGTAATGAAAATAGCAGAAAGAAGAAACGATATTATATTAGACAAATCTGTCCCCATTATGAAAGTGCCGGATATAGAAAATTGCACTGAAATATTTGCAGTTGGCGGTCACATTCATAATAGGATTTTTGCGACAGATAATATATGGTATACGAACTCATTGCATGCAAAATCCTTTTCTGACACTGATGATAAGGGTTTTGATTATATTACAATAGATAATGTATCTAAAACTTTTGAAACTGAGTATATAATAAATGAGGAGTCACCTTCATACAAGGTTATAGATTTTACTGAGGATTTTCTAACACAGGGTAAAAAATCTTTAAGAGCTAAATTACTGGAGATGAAAAGAAAATTAGATTATAAATCACATGTGAGATTGGATGTGGATATATCCAAATTAAATTCCACCCAAAAAGAAAACTTAGATTTTTTAAAAGTTAAATTCGGGGATAATTTTGAATTCAAAACAACAAAAAGTGATTTAAATACATCTGATGAAGTTTTTAATAAGAAATTAGAAGAAGCTAATATGGTTTTAGATAAGGGTATTCATTTAGAAAAAAAGGTATTAAAAGTTCTTCAGCAGAAAAAAGAACAGTATAATTTAAAAGAAAGTGATTTAGATATTAAAAAAATACAGGATGTACTAGAAATTCTCAGAACAGAATAAATGGATATCAAATGTTTTGGAGGTGTTAAACTTGGCTTTTTATGATAACCGGGAGATGATGAAGACTACTCTTTTAAGTGTTTTAAAAAAAGGACAGAATACAAAATATGTTATGACACTTAAAGAGGTATTTTCAAATGTCAAAATTAAAGATATGGTGGATGAAACTTGTATTGAATTAACTAAAATGATTAAAAAAGCAATAGAAGGTATAGGAGATTCTATACTTCGTTCAGAGATGCTTTTTGAATATGCTAAATCATCCGATGAAGATTTGAATGAAGAAATACACTCTAGAATGGATGAGCCTTTAGGAGAGTCTGTTATGCACGATTTAATGGCACATTATGCAACCATTAAATTATACCCCATTTTAATAGATAAGAGTGAAGAGATTATTGATGCAGTGACCAAGATTAATATTGGTGGTATTAAAGATTCTGCTGATGCTATGGAAAACTTAAGAGAACTTTTAGGTAATGTTCAAACTGAGATTAATAAATCCCTATCAGTTGAAGATGGTAAAACTATAGAGTTTGAAGAAGATACAATTATTGGTTTTGATGAAACTATTAAAGAAATGCGTGATACTGAAACATTTAGGGTTTATACTGATACAGCTTTAGATGACCATGATGGTGGGTATGCGCCAACTAAATCTTATTGTAAGATAGGTATTCCAGGTGGTGGTAAATCTTTAACACTTTTAAATACTGCTCTTTTAATAAGGCACGCTAATAAATTTACACCAATGGAGCTTGAAGGTTATAAACCTATAGTGATTTATATTACCTTAGAAAATACCACTGTTCAAACTTTTGAAAGAATGTTGGCTTTCTATGGTATGGATAGTGATGAAATAGATGCAATGTCACCTGCTGAACTTAAAGCAAAATGTATGGAGCTGGTTTCTCCTAAGGATGAATTTGACATAAGATTTTCTATTAAGCAGTTTAAAAGGTATACCATTGATGGTGTACATCTAACCAATATGGTCAAAGATTATGAAAACAGAGGTTACAAAGTTATGGCTTTAGTTGTCGATTACCTTGACCTTTTAGAGTTCCACGAAGATGCAGAGGATAGATATAATTCAAAAATGCCTATTGTAAAAAAGGCAGAGGATTTAAAAAATACTGCAATCGATGGGTTCACACCTGTTATAACAGCAGCACAGACAAATAGAAATGGTGAGGTTGCTATTAAAGAGGCTATAGAAAGAGGTAAGAATGTTATTGATCCTATTAAAGCATTACATGGTGGTTGTATTGCTGGTGGCTATCAGCTTAAGGGTGAATTTGATTTTGTGTCATTTATTTATAAAGGTGAATTCAATGGTAAAAATTATGTTTCTATTATGAGTGATAAAGAAAGAGACCATGTTGAAAAGAATGAAGATAGAAAATATCAGTCTGGTAAAAAGTTATCTGTTGTTCCACTTAATGGATTTAGATATACTAAAGAAACACTTCATTCTGCATCGGAGTTATTCCCTGAGGATAAAACCACAGTTAATATATTATCTGAGGGTAATAGGAAGTTTAAAGATATGGTTGAAGAAGGTAAAGGAAAAATAGAAACATCCAGTAATAAAAAGAAAAAAGAAAATGATGATGAAAAATCTAAGGGTATGAAAAGATCAATAGAGCAAAGTTAATAATGATACCATAGCTATCTTTCGCTATAGTTATGGTATTTTGATTATATATTATATGGTTGAAAGAGGAGATTTACATTAATGCATTAATTAAAAATACTTTAAAAGGAGATGTTAGAAAATGGGAACTAATTATGTTGAGAGAGGTTATGACAGTTATGAAAGAGAAAACAAGTTAAGAGATTATTCGATTGCAGTTGGTAATGTACAACACGTTGAAGATTTAAGAGACAGGTTTGATTTACAGAAAGGGTCAGCTCATTCTAATGTAATGCACATGTTAGATGCATTGGAGACTGGAGAGGAATTTAACACACAAGCTAATATGAATATGGTCTTTGATGGTGCTTTAGCGGACTTTCTGGAATTTGTTAATCAGACTAATAAAGACCAGTACAAGTATTTAGAGGATGAAATTGATATGCTTAAAAGAATTTCATCTGGGCTGGCAAAACTTAAGATGGATGGTATTCTAAACGAGTTGGAAAAAGAAGGTATTCTAGAAAGAGATGAAGTTGATGCAATGGCTTCACATCATATTCTAGATGATGCTGCTGAAGATTTAACTACAGCAACAAGTAAGAACATACTTCTTGCTAGAACAAATTCTGATTTAAAAGCTGCTATCCACAGTATTAGAAATACCTTTGATGACAATGCTTATAGATTTAATTTCGAAGGTAACCCTGTTATTGAGAAGTTACAGGACTTGGGAGTTGTAGAAAGTGTGCGTTCCCGAGGTATTATAAGAGAAGATGAAGGTTATAACGACGGACGCTCTACTGACTTTAGAAGAAGTACAGAAAGCAACTTCAATAGAAGAAGACCACAAAGACAGGGTGATAGAGTAGATTTCAATAGAGACTATTCTAGAAGAAATGATGATGTTGGTTATGCTGGAAGTAGAAGAACACCGCAGAGACAATATCAACCAAGACAAAACTATCAGGACAATAGAAGATATGATAGTAGAAATGTGAGGTCTGATTATGGTGGTCGTTCAGGTGGAATACAATTAGACTTAAGTGGTGATAGAGGAAGACAACAAGATACCAGAAGAAATCAACCTGTAAGAAATTCTGCAGGAGGTAGAACTTCTAGAGCACCAAGAAAGAGCAGATATAATCCAAGCTATAATGAACCAAGAAATAACTATGGAAGAAGAGATGATGGAAGATATAGTAGAAGAGATGCCCAGTATGATAGGGGTTATGACAGAGACAGAGGAGGATATGATAGAAACAGAAGATCCTTCTCACTAAATGATTTTGGTGGTGGTTCAAGACAACCAAGACAATCAAGGGAAACTAGATTCTATCCCGATAATGATAGAAGTCGAAACAGATCACCAAGACCTTCTACTGGAACTTTCTCAATCTTAGGTTTTGATCAAGATGAAAGAGGAAACCGTAGTCTGCATATAAATGTCGATGATGATTTTGTTTCTTAAGTTATCATCTTAACCATAAATAAAGAACTGATAATTAAAAATAAAAAATTATTAAAGGAGATGTTAAAATGAGAGATTTTGAAAACTTTCTAAAAGAAATGTATGAGTTCTATGAAAATTTGGATTGGAGTTATTCAGGAAGAAAACCAGAAAATAATGAAATCCGTAATAAGATTTCAATGACAGCTAAAAAGTATGGGGTGCCTATCTTTGGTGAGGGTACCAATAGAACAGTATTTGAAAATAATGGTTATGTTTATAAGCTTGCACATAAAAGAGGTGCAACTTATGATAACATTGGTGAGAAATCAAATACTGAATATATCAAAAGAAAGCATCCAGAGCTTATACCACATATTGCTGAAGCGACCAAATACATTGGTAACGAATACATGCTTGAAGAAGAGATGATTACCCCTATCTTTGAATTTGAAGGTATTGATAAATTCGAGGGTAGTGATGGTGAGAGAGCTCTTCAATTCTTAATGGAAAGAGCAGACGATTATGATTATCTAATCGAGCTTCTTTCAAGAGCATTTATTCTAATGGATGCTTCACCAAAATCCATCTTCAACTATGGTCTAAAGACTACAAGAAGTAGAGACGGTAGAAGACAAACTACTTTGGCAAACTTAGACTATGCATATTTTGTACCAAAAGATGGTGCTCTAATTTGTCCTACATGTAATAATGGTGAATTAAAATATGATAAGATTGATTTACATTATAGAAATAATCAGGAAAGAGAAAAGATTATTAAGACTGTAAAATCAATCAATGAAGAACAATATGTCTGCACCAATGAAGGATGTCAGCATCACAAAGGTGGAAGAGGTATTGCAGTTGAAGATGTTATTGAGATGTATGAGGATGGACAAATCCAAACACAAAGATACCAGTCAGGTCCTGGCTCTAGAAGAGGAGGATATTCTTCCAGAAGTTATGAGAGAAGTTATGCTGGTAGCAGAAGTGGTGGATATAATGATGGGTTTAACAGATAATTAAATTAATGTGGGGGTGTAGTGCCCCCACTTTTTATCACACCAACAATTTTATGTAAAAATATACCAAAAAATATGGAGGTGTTAATTATGTCAAAAATCATTAAGTTGATATATCAAATTAAACTATACCTTTTTAAGATTACATCTATTTCTGGTTTACAGGCAAAAAGAATTGTAAGCAGAAACAATTTAAAAGCCTATTCAAATTTACCTTGGTTTTTAGACAAAAGAATTAAAATCAAAGGGGAGACTGGTATTTTTTCCAGCATAAGAGATTTGTCTGGGTTTTTTGATGTAGAGAGGTTTGATAACGATCAGTTAACTTTAAGAAAAGATCAGCTATCAATTTTGATTTGTAGAATTTTAAATGCTATGGATTATAAACCTAAGATGCTGATACTTTTTGATGGGTTCGATATCAATACATATTGTTTCTTCAATCATAAAGGGGAAACAGTTATTTTTAATAACACATGTTATTACAATAAATATGATAACATTGAAGATGTGTTGGATGTTTATGACCATGATGAATTCATAATTTACGATCCTAAATAATAAATGTTGATGAGGTTTACGCCTCATCAATTATTTTTGCTTTTTTGAAAACATTAATATAGGAGATGATTAAAGATGAATGAAAAAAATAATGGATATATCTATACAGAAAAAGATGTTCGGTCTCTTTTTAATTTAAGTAAGCGTTGTATTCAGCAGGGGTTATATGAGAAAAAATATTCACATTCCATAAGAGCCGAGCATGAACACGGGAGAAAAAGGTATTTAAGAAAAAAGGATGTAATGGAGTATGTTATAAATAGATTGATACATAAATCAGGTATTAAAGAAGATGTTTTGTATTCCTTATTAGATGGAGATGATGTCTCTAATATTATACCTAAAGTAAAGGGGTTGAATAAAGTGTGGATAAGCAGAATGAATATCGGAAGTTTTTTAGAAAAGGTTGGTTATGATAGTGAATTACCTGAGGGTATCGACATTGTAAATAAAACCAATATGTACTGGAGTGTCTTTGGAAGAAAAGGTATAATTAAATATGTTCTTTTCGAACATATGGATAAAATTATTTTATCCCTTGACATTGATGAGTTGACTTTAGATCAAAATGAACTATTCGATATGATATTAAAGATCACAGAAAAACATGAATTAAAAGGTGAGATTTTTGATTTCGTGGATGATAAGGATAATATTGAATTGAAAATAAACTATGAGAAGGCTGAAATAAGAATCGGAGAAATAAGAGATTTTTCTTCGATAATTGAAAGCTTAAAAATAGAAGAAAATCATATAGCTAGTAACGAAATATCTTTCAATGAATTGATGTATGAAGATTTTTTATTAACCAAGGATATATGTTATGGTTATAAAATAGTTGGTGGTATTTATTCTTCAGAAGAGGAAAGTTATTTAGAGGACATTAAAAACTCAATGTTTATAAACCCTATAATATCTTTAAAAGTTAATCCTAAAAAGGGTGGTATTTATAAGGGTGAAGATTTAACCATGGTTTTTGAAGAAAATGAGAATGGGACACCACAAGTTGTTTTCTATGATAATAATCTAAGGAGGTAATAAAATGGGTTTAACTATAAATGGATTAAAGGCAACCAAGAACATAATTGAAAAAACGATTGAAGAATACACAGTATACGAATACGGGTACTGTGTAATAATGATGGATGATTTAAGTGGTAATCAACTAGATGAGTTTATGGTTCACATATGTACAATTGAAATATTTAAAAGGGATGAGTTTGAAAAGAAACTTAAAAAAAGACTCAAGAGTTTCAATTACAGTCATTGTCATATAACTGGTCGTCTAACAGAAGATTTAAAAGAACATTATGACATTGTGGTTGGATTATTCGATAGAAAGGGTTTATTAGTGGATTCCACTTATAAAAAAAGAAAAGGTGAGTGTGTTGACAGGTTGTGTTAATATCATATTCCTAGATATAGACGGGGTTATGAGACCCGATAGTTTTATAGAGTTATCTCATATAAGTTTAGGTGGTGGTCAATATCCACCAGAAAAATTTAAAATAGAAAAAAGATTTGCACCTTGGTCTGTTGATGTTTTGAATATATTATTAAATAGAAACCCAAATTTATATCTTGTGATATCATCCGAATGGAGAAGAAATATGTCTAGAGTTTATGATGCTTTCGATTATAGTGGTTTACCTACAGAAAAAATTATAGGTAAGACACACCATATAAATGAATTGAAAACAAGGGGTGAGGAAATAAATAGATTCCTAGACGATTATGATTATCTCATATCAGACTACCTTGTAATAGATGATGATGATATTGAGGGTATTGATAAAAAAATTATAGTAAATAAAAAGACAGGTTTATCTTTTGATACATTATCTAAAATAGATAATGATTTTAATTTAAGCTGGCTTTGGGAATAGGAATAGGCGAGGGATATAACCCTCGCTTAAAATTAAGATGGTCTTTGAAAAGAATACACTTTTTCAAAAAACATTTCTTTACAACCATTTTCAGGTTCTATAATATCACAAGGTCTACAGTCACCTTTTTTAATATCAGACCTAACATCATACCCAAGGTTTAAATAAGCATCATCACCCAATTCAGAACAGATAACATATCTTGGGTCATTGAATTTATTTTCTCCACCAAATAAAGCTTGGTGTATGTAACCTACAATTTGGAAGATGTCATATTTTGTCCCGTGCTTATCTAGAAGAAACTTAATCATTTTTTCTTTTTCTTCTTTAGATAAACCACCTATTTTTCTATAAACATCGAAATCATCGTATATAGAAATGGGGTTTGTTTCAACAGTGAGTTTAGCTTCTATTAGTGTATAAGAAGATAAAGCCACAGCAACATGATTATATTCACTATCTGTAAACCACTGTATTGCTTTACTATATGGTCCATCACCTCTGGTGAGAATTAAATCCCCTGTTTCTATTTCATTAAATATCATGGTCATTTTATACCTCCTTAATCTATAAGGGTATTTACTATATATATTGTTTTTGCACCCATATATTATGTGGGTAAGAGAACTCATAAACATAAAAATTTAAAAGGAGGGGTTAAAAATGAATTTAAAAGAATTGATTGATGGTATAGTTGAGACTAATAAAGAAAATGTTGATAGTTGCATTGAAGAAAACCAGGAGATAACCGAATTAGAAAACCTTATATTTGAGAATTTAGATTTAATGGATGTGGTGGCTGATGTCCCAGAGGGTGCTGAAAAAAGTGGTAAGACATTAAGAGAGATGTTTACAGAGTTTTCTATCCTTTTACAGGATGAAGCTTATAAAAAAGGAATAGAAGATGGTATCAAAATAAAAAAGATGTTAAGTTAGTTTTTAAAATACATTCATTATAAAAGGAGATGTTAATATGATTAGTAGTGAAGACATCAAAAACATTGATATTGTGGAGTTATCGTCAAACGCCGATTTTCTTTCTAATTTAAAAAAGGTAGCTGATAAGAGAATAGGTAATTACTCTAAGGGAGATATAGTAGAGTCTAAAGAATTACTGGAACCTATATGGAGTAACTACGGACCTTTAGAGCAAAGGGAATTGGGTAAGTGTTTTAGGGTATTGGTTGAGAGTGGTTTCTATCCTAAACTAAAATACATGGGTAAGAAATCTAATAGACACGCAAAGTATAAAGTATTAGTCTAGTTGATTATTGGGTGGGTTAAACCCACCCTCTTTAAAATTAAAAGGAGGAGATTTATATGTTAAAGAAAACTTTATTAATTACAATTATGTTGGTTATGGTATTGGGGCTATCTGCACAGGCAATGGATGTTACAGCAGGCACAGAAATCAATGAGAACTTAGACTTAAAAGAAGAAAAGACTGTTATCCCTAATAACGGTGCTCTTTATGTTAGAGCTGAATCTGATAAAGGTCGTTTCGGTCAGGATTATCTTACTATAACTTTATTTGATACTTCTGGTTTTGGAGAAAAGATAGTTAATAAAGGCAACTTACCTGTAGATCCCAATTGGTCAGTTTATGTTATGAGACCTAGTTTATATCCTGGTGAATATAAAATAAAAGTAGAAACCCAAAATGATGTTGGTTATTTAGAAATTGAAGTAATAGAGGCTGATTAGTAAAGGAGGACAATATGAAAATCATAATGGAATCTAATTTAAATGGAGTAGGCAAGTTAGCATATAAGTTATTACACAAAAAAGGAAAGATAAGACTTAAAGAAAAGTGTAAATGTAAACCAGATGGTGATTCAAGTCATTGTGATACTAATCCACATCTTATATTGGAATGTAAGAGAGATACCAGGGGCAAATACTATTATAGAACTTATGATAGTAGTAAACATACTAGAAGAGGTAAGTGGCTTAAAATCCATCCTATAGCTTTAGAGGATAAGATAGATTTCTTTACAAAAGAATACGATTCATATATAGAAACTAATCCATTAGAGTTTTTCGAAAAGATATCTAAAAAACCTGTTAAAGAGTTATTGAAAAATTACTAATAAAGGGGGTATTTAAATGAAAGATTATTTAGTACCATTTGATTTACAAGGGGATGAAAATCCTAGTAAGGAAGATTTAATAGCTGAGATTAAGAATTTAGGTATACACATTCATGATAGAATGTATAGTAGGTTAGATATCAAAGAACATTATAAAAATTCATACCAAACACTTATCATATCTCCCTATAGGTATAAGAGCACGATTGTAATAGGTTTAAAAGATGAAGATGATGGTAGTAAGTATGTTAAGGTAAATAAAATGGAACCTAATCTAACTGGTGATACTTTAGCATCTTATATGTATGAGAAGGAAGATTTAAATAAACTATCTATTGATGAATTAAAGTATATATGGACAGAGCTTGAAACTTATAACGATACTTTGAATGAAATCATAGCAAAGGTTAAAATGAAAGGAGAAGATATCTAATGGCTAATGCAAGGGTTGTAATGAATACTACAGCATTTAATTTAAAGGGGGGCACTAAAGAGGAGTTTCTAAAGGTATTGGAATTGTTTAAAGGAGTTAATATGTTTATTAAAGAAGGGGAATATGATGTTAAAGCTGAATATAAATTATTTCATAACGGGGATGGTTTCGTTTATGATATAGACGACATATACTACCAATTAGAAGAGGAAGAAGATAATAAAGAATTAAAGGTGTTAGAAGAAAACAGTATAACTAACCTATTACAACTAATACAACACTACATGGACCCTAAAGAAATAGACCGTATATTGTATAAAGAAATATCTAATACTAAGGTACGTAGTATATATGGTTTTAGTGCTATAATTACTAAGGACAATATATCTACTAAAACTTTATTTAATATACATGACTTGCATCCTAGTAGTAAAGATAAAAGGTAATAACTAAATAACTAAAAGGGAGAGTTATATACTCTCTCTTTTTTTGTTTTTATAATCAAATCCTACTAATTTTTTTATAATCAAAATCTTTCTTAAAATTTTTTATAATCAAAATATTTTTTATAATCAAAATCCTGCCTATTACGTCCTTATACGTCTATATGGGGGAGGGTCGGTTTTTATTAATAATGGGTGATTAATAAATTAAATACCGATAACAAAGTAATTAGAGTAGTTTAAAAGGAATCTGAAAGGGGAATAATAATATGAGTGGTATATTAAATAACTTACCTTTAGTATTGGATGATTATCAGATTGAAGACTTATTAGAGCAGGCTAATATGGAATGCTTTACAGGTTATAGAAATTACTGTATATTAAGGTTAATGGTTTTTAATGGATTAACTTCAACAGAAGTTGCCAGATTAAGATGGGAAGATGTTAAATTATATGAAGGGGATTGTTATATAAGAGATAATGATGACCCTAGAGATTCAAGAAGGATATTATTAGATTTTGAAACTTTAGAACACCTAAGGGATTTAAAAAGAATTCAGGCTATAGAGGTTCAGCCACATAGTCATATATTTACTACTAAAAAAAATAAACCAGTATTAGCAGTATATATCGCACATATGGTTAAACGCTATGCAAGACGTGCTTATCTACCAGAGGAGGTTAATCCATCTACACTGCGTCAGACCTTTGGTAAAAACTTATATAAAAAAACTAGAGATATTGAGGAAGTAAGAGAGCATATGGGTTATACCAAAAAAACGACCTTAAGTAAGTTTAAGTATTTAGCTGATGAGGATATAGTAACTAACTATTAAAAGAGGTGAATTAAAATGACATTTATGGAGACCTTAAGGGTTTTAAAAAGAGGAGAACTTGTAATAGATGATGAGGATATGGGTGATGTTGAATCTATTTATATAAACTATTATGGTGATAAATATGCTAAAAGAGTTTATAAAAATACAGAAGTAATTAAAGTAGAAATAGGTTTTGATGATTTAAAAACTAATCTAATAGATTATATGAGATGGCTTGAGGATAATTTATGTGTTGAAACATCTATAGAGTATTTAAATAATAGATTAAGGTATAACTTCCCATTATCTTTAAAGATGGTTTCTATCTATAGTGTATGTATAGAAGGTTCACCAGATATGATAAAAGAATTTAAAAAAGGGTTATTATTGGTAGGCTGTAAGATAAATTAATTAGGGGGTAAATACTTATGAATATTGATATGATAAAAGAACTTTATAAAAATAAAATAACTTCTGATTTGAATTTAGAAATAAATGATTTAGCTATTTATTCAACCAAGGATAGATTAAGACAAAGATCAGCAAAAGAGGAAAAGGTTTTTAATGTGGGCCCTTATAAAACATGTGACTTTATGGTTGAGGTTAAATACGGGTTACCTTATCTAATAGAAGGAAAAGTAACCTTCAGTTCAGTTGAAAGTGAATTAATTAAAAGGGATAAAAAATTAAATGAACTTTTAAAAGATTATGATTTTAAATTGACCTCAAATGCTATGGCTGTTGATAGGTTTGATCCAGAAAGAAGTGATTTTTCTTTTACTATTAAGGAATTTTATAAGTTTGATAAAAATAAGAATAAAACTGTATCTTTTTCTAAAGTATTAAAAGAAGTTAAAGCTGGTAAGAAAATAGCTAGAAAAGGTTGGAATGGTAATGGGATGTTTGTTTATTATGTTGGTGAAGATAAATATAAAGCCAAAACTAAAGCAGCTAAAAAGACCTTTGGTAAGTGTGTACCATATCTTCCTTATCTGGCTTTAAAGACTGTAGATGATAATGTAGTACCCTGGACAATAAGCCAAACAGATGTCCTTGCAGAAGACTGGTATATAATTGATTAAAGTAGGAGGTAGTACAGGTTGGATAAAATTGCGATAAATAACTTTTTAAATACAGCTAATGATATACTAAAAGACATGGGTTATGTGGATGAATTGGAGTTTAACTATTTAGATGGTGAATATATATTAAAACTTATTATGTTAAGTGATTCTCCTGTTATGTTAGGTAAACATTTGATATCTTTAAAAGATAATAAGATAAAGGTAAATAAATCAATACATGATAAGTTATTTTTGATATCTAAACTTAAAGATGTATTGGATCAATTCAAAAAAGATTTTAAAGGTAATGATTTAAAAGTATACCATAATAGAGTTATGAGAAGAGAATATGAAGCTCGCGATAGTATGATAGATGGTAGAGATTTTACTGTTATAACTAAAAATTACTTATTAGGGGATGATTAAATGTTTTATGATATAGACGATAATTTAATTCTAAAGAAAAAAGAATATACTTCAATTAGACTAAAAAACAATAATGAAGATGATAAATCAAATAGTAAGTTAAACGATATTTCTATATTTATCCCGAATATTAATATAAAAGATTTGGATGTTATATTAAAGAAATTTAAGACATCTGAATCTACAGATAAAGAATATATAGAAGATTTCACATTGACCCTTTTAGATGGGTATCAAGAAGAAATAAAGACCTATAATATAAAACTGGATGATAAAGAAAATAAAGTCTTATTAGAGAATGTAAACTTTAAACAAAATGAAATTTATATTATTAAAATTGAATTTGATTTTTCAAATATCGAGGGGTTTATATTTGGAGAGTGGTTATACAATATAACATTTAATGTACCTGAGAGAAAGGATGTTTCTAAAGGTGATAATATGGGTGCTGATGAGTTTCTAGAACATGTTTCTGAAATATTAAAAGAAGATGGTGTTTCATTTTCTAAAGCTTTAAAGGCTTGTAAGAGTGGAAAAAGAATCCAAAGAAAAGGTTGGAATGGAAAGGGTATGTTTGTGTATTATGTAGGAGAAGATTCTTACCCAGCTAAAACTAAAGCAGCTAAAAATACCTTTAAAGATAATGTACCTTATCTACCATATCTAGCTTTAAAGACTGTAGATGAAAAGGTAGTACCCTGGACTATATCCCAAACAGATGCTCTAGCAGAAGACTGGGTTATACTGTAATGAAAAAGATAATATTACTAATAGTATTGACGGTCATATTTAGTACTAGTGTATATGCAGTAGATATAAATATTACCTATCCAAAAGAGTATGAAATAATAGATGTGGAATTAATAGATCAAAGTAAGATTAAATGGGATATGCTTATTAAAGCTAAAGATGATAATGAGTTTATTATAATACCAATTGAATTAAATTTTAAAGCAAGTCCATTTGGTATATTAGGTGATAGGGGTCCAGATAAAATTACATTTTCTAAAGGTGATGTTTACAATCCATATATATCCTATAGTGATTAAGACAATATAAGGGGGGCACCAATGAGTTTATTTATTAAAGATAGATTAGATTATTTAACTAAAAAAGAAAATGAGATCAGTAAAGAAAAGAAATTGGAATCAAAAAAGCTATTGATTAAAAACTTGTGTGATAAACCTGATACTATGTTTTATAACCTTGCTTTATCTGCAGTACTTAATTCTGGTAAGTTTAAAGATAAGTATATAAGGCGAATTGTAAAGATTGGGATATTACAGGTTTCAGAAGGTAAAAGAGTATTTAAAAGAAATGATTTATCTTTTGATAATATGTGTAACCTTAAAGAAGAATTAGAATATATTAAACCTATTAGTGTTCATACAAAAAAAGAAATGACTTTATATATAAAAAAAGACTTTGAAATAAATGAACACATCACAACATTGGAATCAAAGTATCCTGATCTTAGTAGAGAAACTATAGCACACGAAATAAATAAATTATTAATTAAGGTGCCTATTGATATTATATCAGGTTCTCTTAAATTATCATTTAGATTATTAGAATCATATATTTAAAATATTAAGCTGAGGGTTTAAATACTCTCAGCTATCACTAACTGTTTTATAATTATATATTATAAAAGTGAAAGAAGAATAAATGTTATTACTTATTAATCCGCCCTCCCAAAGAGGAGATAATACTACGGGGCGAACCAAGTCATGGGTGCTACACTTTAGGAGGTGTTTTAAATGACTAAAATTAATATTGAAGATGTAAAGGTAAACGGTGGAGCTTACTTAGTAGAGGATACAATGGTATGGTCAGCAGGATGGGATGAGAAGTATTACAAGAAGAATATTAAATTCTTTGATTTACTTATTAAAGCCGAATATGATGAACTTATTCTGGCAGTGGATATGGAAAACACCCATATCTATTATGAACTGGTTGTCATAAGAAAAGATGATAAAGACTTAGTAGTACCTCTACCATTAGTAATGGAGACATTACACTTTGGTGGGGGGTATGAAGATTGGGATGAGTTTATCAGTGATTCTGCCATAGTTTGGTTGAATGAAGATATTGATGAAGGTGTTGATCACAGAACCTTTAGTAAAGTGATGACAAGAAAGAATTATTATCTTGATAGAGAGTATAAAGATAATAAAAAGAAGATAGATGTTATAGCTGAACTTCTAGAAGAAGAATGTATAGAGCTCCCCAAAAGTTATAATACAGAAGGAGAACTATTTAATATTATAACTTTCCATTTCGATAATGATGATAATTGGGATGGTGAAATAACAATTTCAACTAAGATGGATGAAGGTTATGGTGATAAAATTTACACACACCATTTAACTTTTGAAGAATTAGTCGAGATAATAGAGGAAGCTTATTAAATAATCAGGGGTGTAAAAACCCCTCTTTATTTTTTTAAAAAGGAGAGATAAAATGTATTCTATTTTAGAGTTTATCTTTTTAATGGCAATAGGTATATTCTTTTTGGTCAGTCTAATATAACACTAAATAATTAAAGGAGATGGTAATATGTTAAACGATATTTATGATTTAACCGATTATGATGGTATTGGAAAAAAGACAGTAATAAAAATAATCGATGCAGGATTAGGTGGATATAGACAGTTAAAGAACAATCCCGGTATGTTATATATCCTGGATTTTGATATTCAGGGGTTATTAGAGTATTTAGGAGATAATGGTGTAACTCATAGATCCACTGATATATTAAGAGCCGTTAAAAAGATAAAAGAAGAAGGTGATATAAAAGAAATAAAAGAAGTTTTATCTTTTGAATTACCAATAGATAAGTTTAAAGATTCTAATTTCTTATTACAATTTAAAAGAAAGTGGAATGAAAGTTTATCACACACCATAGAGTTTAATTCCACTCCAGAAAACATATATAAATATGGGAAGACAATAGGGCTTTTAAATAAGTTAGAAAGGGGTTTTAGTGTAGAAGATAAAGAGGTTCAATTTATAATAGACACAATAGGTTTTAAAGATTTAGAGTTATTAGAAAATAAAGGAGATGCTGATATGGAAAAGGATATCGATGATTTTGAAAATACCGAAGTCGATTGGGAAGATAAGACTATATTCGAGCTATCAAAGGAATTTGATATAGATGAAAATGATAGGGGTTTTATATTAAAGTTTAAAAGAAAGTTTAATAAACTTGTACCTCTTGAAATAGATGTAGAAAATAGTATGTTAGATATAGATCAGATCAATAGATTTAAAAAGATATCATCCAATGTTGCTATGGGGAAAGCTATTAGTGAATTTGATTTACGTTATATCTTATGTATTCTAGATACAATATATAGGGAAGAAGGTATTGAAGATACTACCATACAGGCCGATAGGAATAGGATGGTATTATCTAGAGAAGACGATGATAGAAGGTTTAGAAGAGATAGAAGTTTTTTGAATTCTAGAGAATCATTTGAAAGACCTTCTTTTATAGGACGTATTGATAGAGATGATAGAAGAAACAGAAGAAGAGACAATACCAGAAGAAGGGATTCAATCTTTAGAGGGGTTGATGCTGAAATAGAAGCTATATTGGAAGATCATGTTACAGACGAGACTCTTTTAAAGTTTATTGAAAAATTAGAGGACATGACATATGAAAAGGAAATGGACTTTCCTGTTAATAAATCGATTATGTTCGAAATATTAAAAAAGAGATTATCTAAAAATATAAGGGGGAGAAGATAATGATTGTAAAACCTAATCTTAAAGGAAAAACAAGGAAAGAGATTTTATTTGATGGTGTTAAAGAAAAGGCAGAAAAAGAAAGAAAAGAATATGTTGAAGGTACAAACCTAGATGAACTTAATAAAGAAGGTAAGTTAGCTTATGAGGCTAGCTTACTTGTATTTGATGATTTCATCTTAAAGGTAATGGTCCCAGAAAATATGGAACTTACTGGCAAAAGATTTGTAACCATTACAGTATCTAAAGATGAGGTTAATGCTTTATTCAATAAGATGTATGATAAGATAAATAAAGCAGCTGTAAGGAACTTTGTCCATAAGATGCATCATTTATATTTTGAAGAGTTTAATGGTCAAACTAATGTTATTGATGTAGGTACAGGAAGTAAGTTTGAATCAATAACATATAAACTTGTAATCGAGTAAGTGATGATATGGATTTAGTTTTTAAATTTATACTGAGTTTTATAATCTTTAGTCAAACTATTAAGAGTATACAAAGTGATATCAAAAGAAGAAAGATGAGAAAAGAAGCAATTGAAAAGTTTATACTTAAAGCAAATAAAATATTAAAGGGTGATAATATGGATATTAATATAACCACACAGTTAGAGGATTTCGGTCTTAAAGAATTAGATGATGCAGCTAAATTACTTTTAGTTTATAAAAAAGAAATAAGAGAAGATAAACTCACAGATGAATTTAAAAAAGAAGATGTTAAACTTTGTTTCAATAAAAACAATGGTAAAGTTAAGTTGGTTAATGTTTATGGTGATGCATTGGTCAGAGATGATAATAGACTCTTTTTAGAAAGGGTTGTGGATTAATGAAGTCATTTACCTTTATTAATTATTTAAATAAAGAATTAGATAAACTATCAGATGAAGAAAGATTAAAAGCTTTTAATGAATATAATAAAGGCTTACGAGGTATTAATCATTTTAAAGATAAAAGAAATACATTCAATAATAAGCAGGATTAATCCCCTGCTTTATTTTTTTAAATTTGAAACACTTATATAGTTAGATATTATAACAGTACAGGAGGATGATAAAATGAATTCAATGAATAAAGAGGAATGTTCTAACCCAACATTGTATGGAAAATTAATTGCAGGTGGATACAATATACCTGAAAATGTTGACTCTATAAAAATTGCTCATTTAGATTTTAATGAACCTGAAACATTAGATGATGGCACTGGGGGGTTTATTATGGATAAAAATAAAATGGCAAATAAACTAAAGAAGATGTTAATGGAATCAGAACTTAAGGGTAATGATAAAAAGACATTGGTTCATACTCAAGGTTATACCATAACAGAAATTAAAGGGGGGAAAAAAGAAGACTTTAATAAATTAGATATGATAGATATCCTCTCTAATCACTTTAATGTATTAGATGCGATAATAAAAGATATGGGTGAGGATAATATAAAGATGACATATCTTAACTGGACTGTTTTAAGTTTAGGTTCTTTTTTACCTGTAAGTGGAAATAAGATAGATATTACTATAGAGTTTTTTACTTAAATAAAGGAGGTGGACTAATGGATGACATGAATATAAAAGAAATACTAGATAGCTTATATAGGGATTTAAATCATGGGTGGTTTATAAATAAGCGTTTATTTAAAAAAGGTAAGATAGGTTTATCAAAGTATATGGTGTATAACAGCTTAGAGCTTTTAAAGTTTATCTTTATTATTTTACTGCTTATTGCAGCTTCTTTGGTATTGCCTTTATATTTGGTATTTAAATTCATTAAAGAAAAGATTGGATAGGAGGATAAGATGGATTATCTAGAAAAGGTAATAAGAGATAAATTCTTAGAACATTTAAAAGCATTAGAGAAAAATGTAAAAAAATATGAACTCTATGATTACGGTCTATTTGAATTCATGAATAAAAATGGTTACAGGTTACTTAGAGAAGAAGGATTAGAATGGCTTAAAAAGACAAGTATACTAGTACAAGAAGAGGTCTTAGTTCATAGAGAATTTAAAGCCTTCATAAATGATTATTATGAAGGTACATTACCAGAGTGGTTTATTAAAAAGTACGGACTTAAAAATAATAACTAGGAGGAAGTTTAATGCGTGAAAGAGGTTTTAAGTTCATTTCAAATAGACAAATGGTTGAGGATATAAAAAAGGCAATAGAAGTTAATGATTATTCTATGATGACAGGTGAGCTTAGAGTATTAGAATATAAGATAAATGATTTAGAATATAATAAAGGGTTAAGAGATTTAGAATGTTTTACATTCCCTAAAAGGGCCACAATGCATTCAGCAGGTCATGATTTATATTTACCAATAGATATTAGATTATCCCCAGGTGAAGTGATCAGTCTACCACTTGGTATTAAAGCATATATGCAAATAGATGAATCAATGGATATTTATCCAAGAAGTGGTTTAGGTTTTAAATACTTTATTAGACTTGCTAATACAATCGGTCTAATAGATTCTGATTATTATAACAATAGATCAAATGAGGGTAGTATCTGGATTAAGATAAGAAATGAAGGCGATAAGGTTCTAGAGCTTAAAAGAGATGAAGCTATAGCTCAGGCTCGCTTTAGTAAGTATTTAATAGCCGATTCAGAAAGTTTTGATGAGGGTGATTTAAGAGAAGGTGGAATGGGTTCTACATCATCTGGTTTATCTAGTTTTAATAGTATTAAAGAAGACACCTTTGATGATAAAGAATTTATTAAAACAATGAAAGAAGCTAAAAAGACATTTAATGAAAGTATAAAAGAACATGAAGAGTTTGCTAAAGAATTACAGGATGTTGATTTAGATGATGAAAAAGAACTTAAAGAGTTTATTGAAAAACATGATTTAGATAAATCAAAGATAGTAACACTTGATACATTAACTGCTTTAGGTTTTGATGATTAAAATCATATAACCCGAGGTTAAACCCTCGGGCTTATTTTTTTGATTAGATATTTATCTAGATTATATTTTTTTATTAGTTCATCCATTTTCTTCTCATTATAGTTTTTAGAGTATTTGGTATGTATTGATTTAATTAAAATAGTTTGATCCATTTGCTGGTGAAACTCTTTATTTACATTGTAATAGGTTTTCAATTTATATAACCTTATAACAAACTTAGTCTTTTCATTTAAGTGTAGTGGTCTATATTGGAGCTTATAATTGTGCTGCATAGATACTAAACCCTTTAATCTTTTTATTAAATCTATATGGGGTTTTATAAGTTTATTTTTTATATTATTAATAAATGTTTTCATAAACCCTCCCCCTACAATTTTATTGGGTTTTTAATATTTAACCTAATTGGTGTTTTAATTGCTATCATATCATAATTTATATTGGTGTATGTGACAGACTTATCTATTTTAAATTCACTCATTTTTATTTTCATATAACAGTTTTTATCTATACCTTTATCTTTTAAATAGTTTTTTAACCCGTTGACCGATAGATGTATTCCTATATGGTCTTTATGTTTATTTGACACTTTTAAATAACCTTTATTTATATCTTCATCTGATATTGGTAAATAACCATACTTTCCTTTTAGAGTATCTAGAGCTTTTTTAAAACTTTTCATATAAACCCCCTTTGTTTTTAAAAAATGACTATAACATTTATAATTATATATTATAATAGTGTTAGGAAGAATAATCAATACATAATAAAGGAGATGGATAAAAATGAGAAAGATTTATAATGTTGTGGTATTTAATATTGTATATTATCTGTTGATATTGGGTAGTTATTTAAGAGGGAATATTGAATATCAAATAAAAGATGGAAGAAAGATTAGAGTTATTAAAAATGATTTGATTGTTAGATGGTATGGATTTGGGTATGGTGTTGCAGTATTGGATAGGGGAGATATATTTATGGAGGAAAATTTAAATGATGATATAAATGATTTTGTTAAATTTCATGAGATGGGTCATATAATAAATGGTCATTATAAAGATGAAAGGAATTTAAGTGATGAATTGGAAGCTGATAGTTATGCTATTGGTGAGTTATTTAAATTAGGATATAATAAAAAAGAGATAGAGAATATAATAAGAGAGATGATGAATAGGAGTATTAGATCATTTATAAATAGTGATCTAGAAAAAGAAGATAAAGAATATTATATTGATTTATTAGAAAAAGAAAGAAAAGAGAGAATAGAAAATATAAAAAAGCAGAGAAATTAATCTCTGCTTTATTTTTTTTTATATAATAAACTGATTTAAATCATCGATATCATAATATTCTAGAGTCATCTTATGAGTCTTCTTTAAGGATTTCTGAGCAAGCTCTGTATATACTTTAGATACTGGCACACCTAAATTAATTGGTTTATCATATTCATTTAATAATTTATAGTATCTTTCACCAGCACATTTATTACATATTTTTTCTGTTAAACAACCCATAGGATATCTTATCTCAATGTCTTTACCTATATATTTTTTTATATTATCATAATCTAAAAGGGTGAGTTCTTTTCCATCAACCATATAAGCATCTATATATTCACTTTGGTTATCTTCAGTCACATGGACAGTTCTATACTTTTTAGTACCACAATCAGTACCATGTTTATCAGCATATAAACCCTGTAATACTGAACCACCTCTTTTTTTCTGGTATCCACCCATTGCAGTATTCCTCGTTACCTTCATATAGATTCGTTAAATCTATACAGTTCTTTTATGAACTTCTCATGTTCACACATGAAGTCGAGACTATATCTTTACCATATGTATTTAAACACTTAGGTATTCCGCTTTTCCAACTTACTTAAGTTGTACTCCCTAGAAGGGATAGTCGTTGAACTACACCTATCGATATAGCTGCTGATTATCTCACACCCTTTAGGATATGACATTTTCCAGCAATTAACGGAATCATAATATATATTCTTTCGAATATACACGCCTAGAAATTAAGCCCGAAAGTACCCACCTAATATCATAGAAGAGGATACTTTATGAATATCTGATTTCTTTAAACCATCCACATAGTTAGATGTTGTTACATGGAATTTAGTTGAGTTTAAATTAGCAGGTATAGCACCAACCATAAGTGAACTCTTTTTAAATGAGTTACCTAATGAAGGACCTGCACCAGATAGATAGTGCTGCATTTGTGGATTATCTTTATAAACTTCTTTTACTTTTTCAATTAGTTTTTCTTCTATCTCACTTACTATTTCTGTATCACCATTTTCGATAGCCTCTTTATTATCTTTAATTAGTTTATCTCTTAACTTTTTAATAGATGGATCTACATTCATCATATCGACACTTAAAGAAGGATTAACAAAAGAAGACATCCTAAGTGAAAAATCCTCAAATCTATTAAGGAGCGATTTGTATTCTTTCATATCTAATTCTTTATTTAATACTTTAGCACCTATATAGTTTAGATGGTATTGGATTTTCTTTTCAGTAAAGGTATCGTTTTGATAGTCATAACCTACTGGATCAAATATTATTTTATTGATAAGTAGTTTACCCAAAGTAGTCTCTGTCTTTTTATTGATACCTTTATAATCACCTTTTTTTAAAATAACTTTATCATTTAATTCATATATCTTATCACGGTTTGGGAACTTACCTAAACCTAAATCACGCAATATATATTTGACTGTGAAGTCTTCTTTTTTAGCATTTAGTATTTCTGAGACTTTATCTCTTTTAACTATCTTATTATCTTTAGTAGGTGGCAAAGACATAGAATATAAACATTGAGCTGATTCAAGATCAATACCTTTATTATTAGTTCCTTTATTATCGAATACATAAAGTGGATCATCTATCTTTTCTGCACATTCTAAATTAGCCTCTTCGGAGAATACACCGCGATTACCAGTTTTCTTAATTTGGACTATATCTTTAACATATGGTTTAAAACCACTTAGTTACCTTGTGCTTCCATTTATACCTTTCCTTGTATAAACGTACATTACTCGGTTATACTTAAATTAAGTATCCTTTCATTAGTCTCTGAACATATTGATTAATTAAATCCTCTTCCTTTTTTAGATGGGTTTTTATCTTTAGCCTTTTTTTTTCACCTGAGATTGGATATGTGGTTATTTAATAACACACCGTCTAGATGGTCTATTTCTTTCTTTTTTTTCTTGTTGTTGGGGATGAATGTTTTAGCAACAAGCATATCAACCTGGAAGTCTCTTTTTGAACCACCATCACAATTTAGTTCAACATATAATTTACCATCTTCTTTTAAAGTAGTTGGTAGAAACCCCTGTTCTAATATACCGTAAACATCCCCTCTTTCTGAGAGATAATAATCTTTTCTTTTAATATCTAAAAAATCAATAAACTCCCACTTTAAACCTTTTTTATCAAACATAGTTTATCACATCCTTTAAATATTTGTTCCCATCTATTTAAATTCAATATGCACAGGATTACCCAATAGGGTTTCCCTGTTAGCCTTATAATTAATAAGACACCGCTGGTTAGGCGTTCTCAAGGTATTCTCCTTTTAAGGAGCCAACCATATTTCTATGGTAGGGAGACAAAACTTTATCTCCATCGTAATCACCATTCATTCCCCAAAGATGTAAATTAGAAAAATTCATAGTTTCAGCAAACATAGAAGAAACCTTAGATTCAAATTCATCCACATTATTTTGTAATTCAGGGTCATTTAGTATATCATCTATAACAGGATAGTATTTAAAGTCCATACCATCCATTCTAACTTCTCTGGTTTCTATAGTAGATAAAACATGTAATTTATTTGGTACGGTATTGAATTGATCCATTACAGGATAACGGGTTGTGATATCATGTTTTTGGTCTAGCTCTACTCCAAAGTAAGTTGCTATATAAATTAAGTCTGTAAGAGTAAGTGGTCTATTAAAGCTCTCCCACTCCCCATCTATTTTTTGTTCACCTTTTATTTTGATTGGGTTATCTTTGCCAGGTACATTAATAAAGTTAAATCTCTCACCCCAACTATCCACATATGTATCTATTAAATCCTGTAGTTCCTGTCTTGAAAACTCTTCTTCAAATTCTTCTTCACTACAATCTAGTTCACCATTATCAAACTTCTGTCTTAAATACTTTTTCATATTATTTATTACAAAAGGAGAAAACATATCAGCTAAAGCACCAAGTGGTAGACCTGCTGTATCTAGATTAACTGGCCCTTCACCAAAGTTTTCACTATCAAAATGTGGTGCAGATAATACAAGGCGTGATGTGTAATCAACATTACGACTCATTACCTTACGCCGCATAACGCCATCTTTACCAAATACTTTATTCATTAAAAAATCAAGTAACTCAACCAATAAAAGTTGTACCCTAAATCTTACACCGTGTTTATCAAATAAGGGGTTATCTTTACCGTCTTTAATAATTGAAGTTAAAGTAAGTAACTTTTTATACTTCTCATTTAATATATCAAGTGAGATGTGACCTGAATCTTTAGTATTAATATCACGGAAAGCAAGAGGTAGTATTAAGAACTTATCTATAAAGATTTCATTTCTTCCCTTGGTTTTAACCACCTTTTTTAAATCCTTTAATATTAAAGAATCATCTTCTTTTACCTTTAGGTTTTTTAAGTTTATCTTATTATAGTTTTCATAGAAAAACTCTATACCTGTCCCACCATTTTCATCTTCTATTAAAGAACCTGATTTAGATATCTTGTAGTTTTTACGACCAGCTAGAAGATCATCTATTTTTCTCATTGACCTTTTAAAGATTCTTGAATAAATTAAAGGGTGTAAATACTTACCGTCCAATTTAACATAACCCATCTTCTTTCTTTTTTCTCTCATTGATGAACCAAATATATCATCGCTCATTAATCCCTTTTTATTAGGTGTTTGTGAACTACCCTCAAATAAGAAGGGTTCTGTAACTTCTTTAGATTTGTGGTTTCTTATATAGTTATTAAAATCTGTTAACTTCTCTTTCATTTAACTTTACCTCCCTTTATAATAGTTCTGGAGTTCTAATATATCCCTGCCGAATTTCTTTTCAGGATTTGTTTCACTCATTTTCTTTAATTTATTTTTATCTATATTATAACTTAAAACTTCTGCTTTAGCTGAATCTACATCTATTTCATATTCATCTAAAATATCTCTTACATTCTTTGGTATAGATTTATCTTTATTTTTATCCTGTTTCATATTTTGGAATCTCTGTTCTTCAGAGCGTTTTCTAATATCTAAGGCATCCTCAATAAGTTTTGTGTAGGTTTGTTTAGAAAAAATTCTAATAAAGTATTTAATCCTTTCGATATCTAGATACTTAGTTAAATGTCTTAAATGATCATCACTTGTCATATCTAAAATAAGCTCTGCAATATTATCGATATTTTCCTGGTGTTCTTTTTCTGTGGGCGGAATCCTTATTGCGTTATCATCTACTTTGTCTTCATGATAATTTAAAACATTATCTTCTACATATTCATTTGCTATAATACCAACCATAAAAAGTAGTGGTTCTAAATCCTCTTCTAAATTAAACTTATTATAGTTTCTGTGTTTAAAAGTGCTCCTATCAAAATATTTTTCTTCATCTGATTTTTCCCTATTTAAATCTTTAATAAAATCAAAGGTGTTTTTTACTATAGAACTTAAAGCAAGAAGTGATGCAATCAATACAACTGTCAATTCTAAATTTAAAAATTCTTTCATTAATATACCCCCTTTTATAGATATCATTCTAACAAATTTGTTAGGTATAAGAAAGGAGGTATATTGAAAATATGGCTCTAATAGAAGAAGTTTTTGCTCTTGCAGGGAATGCTATTGTTAAAAGAAAAAAATATGCAGACTCTTTAGAAACTGTTGAAGCGACAAAACAATTTGACATTTATAAAGGTGCATATTTGTATTATGATGATTTAACACCTGTAGAGCGTCAAAAGATTATAGATGATTACGAAGAAAAAAATAACTATTACAGGTTATTAAATGGGTACCCTCCACTTAATGAAGAGGGTATAAAAGTACCACCAGAAACTGATTTGGTGGGTATTGATAATAATATGTATTTACATGATATGAATGATGCTGATTTAGATATTATTATAAGGGTTGGTTTATTAGATGAACTTATTGAAAAATACCCTGATAAAACATATCTTAAATCACTTAAAAAAAGAATACCATTTATAGAATCCCGTTCAGCTGATAAGTTTTCTTTACTTGGTATCTTCGATGTAGAGGATATGAATATAGATCCTAACATCAAAAATACATTCATGAATACATATGAAAAAAATAGACACTATTTTATGAGGACCAATTTTAACCCGTACTATTTTGAAAACTACGATTATTATGAAATCATGATGATTTTATATCTTTTATTTTCTACAGTAATTTCTACAATAGATGAATTAAACGAAGAGATGATAGATATTAATATGCTAGATGAGGTGGATATGAATAATCTCCTAAACGAATATGGTGTACCAAACTGGGGTCTACCTTTATCTATTAAAAAGAATTTAGTTAAGATTATAAATACTTTGGTTATGAATAAAGGTTCAAAGCAGACTATTATAGATATTGCAAAGTTATTTGATTTAGATAATATTTATAGATACTATCTGCATAAAAAGTTAATAAACTATAACTTTGATGAAACCACTCCTGCTAATGAGAAATACCAGCTTGAGTTTATAAGGGTACCTTTTGGTCAAAAAAATGTTTATGAGTGTATGCAAAATAGAGATAATATAAGAGACTTTGAAGAGTTTGTTTATGATGATCCAAAATGGGGGGATAGAAATACAGGTGATCTCCTTGAGGATGAACTATTAGAAACTGACTTTTCTTTTATGTCTACAAAGTACATGTCAATTGAGAATATGATAGAGCTTACTAAATTAACTTTTGAGAACTCTTTATTTTTTCAAGGTTTTTTTGATTCAGATCATATATCAAAATACCTTTATATAAGACATGATAGAATAGATGCAGAGGTTTCTTTATTTGAACTATTAGTTTATGAAACTGCTTTAAGTATTCTGCGTTTAGGTTATGATGATTTAATTCCTTATAACAGTGAAAAGGTATCTTATGTTATAGGTTTAAATGATGAAGCTGACCTATATCATCTTGAACATGATTTCCGTGTTGCTTTAGCTAATACAGAAGATCAGGAACTTTTAACCATTTATAAAGAAATGGGTGAGGGTAAATCAATCTATGAGGTTATGGATGATTATGCTGAAGATGTAGACATTATAAAAAAGATAAGAGATGTAATGCGAGATTGTGAGGATATAGAAACTTATAAGTTGCTTAAAAAGGTTCACGATACAATGACAATAGTAGACACCAATAAAAAAGTATATGGTGATGTTGATAGATACTCTGAATATTTAGCAGATAATAATGATATACTTTATGCTAAATACCATGAGCTTAAATTTAATAATGATAAAGAAAAGATTCAAGAGGAGATGCGTTATGTGTTTGAGCTTTTAAAAAAGGAATTGGAACATATATCTCCAGCTAACTTAAAACACTTTGAATTTTTAGATGATCATATAAATGAAGAATTGGATGATTTAAAGGGATACTTATTTAAAGTAATAGAATTTTTTAAATCACACACTAATGAATTAAAGGATTATTCTGTTCTTTATAAAATAGATGATCCTTTTAATAGATTGCAAATTTTAGAGGATTTAACTATCAGTGAAGAATTCTACGATTGGGAAAAGGTTGAATATTTCCTATATGGTGGAATGAGTAAGATAGAAGAATTAAATAATAAACTTGGAATGTATAAAGATAAACATGAGATAAAAGAAGTATTAATAGATAAAGATTTATATAATGAAAAAGGAGGATTCATACACTATGATTAAGCTTAACGATAGAGTTGATATAAAAGATGGATTTAATAAAAAGTTTGCCCGTGGAGTATGTTACGAGAAAAATAAAACTCTAAATGGTAATACTTTATTTAATAAATTAGGTGAAAATAAAATCACCTTAGGTCTAGCTCAGGAAATAGTCGCCTGGTGGACTAATACAGAACCATTTAATGATATTCAAAAATTAGATGAAGAGGCTGCTTTAAATCTTTTGCCAGTAGATACCATTGTAGATGAAAACCCACAGCTTATTGGGTTTACTCTCTCAATAGACGGTGGAGATGAGAATGTGACTTTACCTGTTAAAAAATATTCCAAAGGTTATTCACTAGATGGACTATTACCTTTTAGAATGCTCACAACAGATATAGAAGATACTATGGATATCAATGATAAATACGGTGTGCGTCATACTGATGGTAGTGGTAACATTTATTATTATATGAAATACTTTGATAAAATTACAATAAGAAATATTACTGAAGATAATAACCCTGTACCAGATTATCCAGATATTAATTTAAGTGAGGATATGCAGGTTTATGCTATTATTGATTTAGAACTTACCATTGAAAAAGAAGATTTAGCAGAATACTTTGCTCTAACTCAGGGTGGAGTAAACTTTAGAAGATATAATGGTATAACACTTTTTAGAGGTTATCCAGTAGAATGTACTAAGTTTGGAAATCCAATAACAGACTATAGAGGCCTTCTTGCAACTAATAGAATGAATATCAAACAGCGTGATTTAGCTGAAGAAGGTAAACAGGAATTACTCTATAGAATCTATGTTTAGGGGGTATAAACTAAATGCCAACTATAAAAATTAATAATGAAACTTTAGAATATAATAATATAATTTATGTAGATGCAGTAAATGGTGATGATACAAATGGTGATGGTAGCGAAGGTAATCCTTATGCTAGTATACCGTATGTGGTGGATAATACCATAACTAACGGTGACGCCATAGTTTTATTGTCTGATATTTTGGTAGAAGATTACCAAACATCCAAATTTTTTGACATCATCGGTAACCAACATGAATTGCACTTGAATTACCCAACCACTGGATCTATTATGCTCTTTACCAATAACAACACAGTTTCGAATTTTTATAATACAAAATTAAAGATGACCGGTGCGGCTTGGTCCTATTTCGGTAGAGAAACCAATGTAAATATGTATTTCATAAACTGTGTTCTACACATACCAAATTCATCCCCTGAGCAACCATTTGCAGAATATAATTCTTCATGCCAATATCATTTTGAAAACTGCTCATTTGATTTTTATGATTTGTATGGAAGTATTCTTGTTAAAGCGAGTATAAAAGACTTCATTAATTCGTCATCAAATTTAGTGTCTGGTGAAACACAATTGGAAGGTGTTACATATGATTCTGATTATAATATAACATCAGATGGTTGGGAAAATACAGGTACTGGATTAAACCCTGATGGTACTCAGGCTCATATTGGTGTTTATGGTGGACCATATGGTTGGGGTGAATGGTCCAATATGAGATTAGTTAACTTATTATTTGATCCTTTATACCCATTTAAAAATAAAGATACTAATATTAATTTAACTGGTAATATTAAAGAAAAAGATGGATTAAATGAAAGTATAAGATACAGAATAACTTTAAACGGTGAACAGTTGTATCCAGAGTCTCCATACCCATATTCGATAAGTGAACCAAGTACAGAAGATTATATGTCTACTGCAACAGGATATGAAACACCAGAAGGTACTATAAGTGCTAGTAGTGAATATAGTGTAGATTATACGGCATGGGAGGCTTTTAACGATACTCTAATTGATGGTATTGATGCGTGGTCTTCAGATGGTGCTTCTGGGTATTTACAAGTGGAACTAAATGACCCGGTGGTAATTAAAGGATACAGTGTATCTGCCAGAAACTATTCGGATATTATTGCTGCACCAACCGATTGGACATTCGAGGGTTCTGTAAACGGTATTGACTGGGTTGTGTTGGACACACAGTATAATATAAACTCTTGGTTTCCATCCGAAAAGAAAGAATTTATGATATCAAATAATAACCTATATTACTATTATAGGATATATGTGACAGCAAACACAGACAATACATCTTGGACATCGATTGGCGAAATGGAGTTGTTTGGGCCGGGTGAAAAGAAGAAGGGTTACACAGAACTTAAAACCACACCATTTAATATAGATTTAAATTTAGACACAAATAAATTTAATGTTGGTAGTAATAATTTAATTATAGAAACCTTAGATGAAAACGACAATATTTTCGAATTATTAAATACCACAATAACCAAAGAAGATAGAGATACATTTACCATGAATCATAATTTAAATTATGATGGTTCACCAATACTTACTGGTGATACTGTAATAGACAATTATAAGGGTTTAACACTTTCCAATACAGGTAAAGGTTCTGCTGTAATTGAAATCCCAACAGAAGGTAAAGCCAGGTTACAAGATGTTTTAGGTATATCTGATATTGTTGAAAGTGAATCTAAAACAGAAGTTAATGATATGGTTGACCAAGGTTCACTTGATACCGGTACAGTTTATGAGAAAGAAGTGAACACTGATTTAGATATTACCGATTTAAATATAAATGTTAAATCAACTTAAAAGAGGTGAAATATAAATGGCATTAACAATGAATGATGTCGTTAGTGCTGGTATGAATGGTGGGGTGTTTATTTCTGATATCACCCCACTTAATACTGACGACAATATAGGTAATAAAATTTTTTCAATGGATGGTAAAGTCCTAGATTCCTGTATAACCGATACGCTTAATTTAAAGGTGCATGTTACAGCTTTTACAGGTAATTCAAATTACACACCCAAAATTAAAGTTAAAGGTACTGAAGTAACCAGCCTAAATGAAATAGATAATAATGGTATATTTACAGGTACCATTAATATAACCATTACAGAAATAGATGAAAGAATAACTGCACTACATGAAGATGGTGCTAAAGATTTTGTAGAAATTGAATATGTACCAAAACCTGAAATTATAGAAGCTTATTTTACTGGTGGTTATCCAGGTGGTCAAACAGAACTTAAAGAAAACGATACATTTGATATCTTTATAAAAGCAAATACTGAAGTAGTTGAATTAGAAATAGCAGATGAATCAGCTTTTAAAGGCTTAGTAACTTCAGGTGTTAGTGGTAGTGAGAATACAGTAACTAACTTTATAGCTGACCGTGGTAATACAGCTGTGGCTCGATATGCTAAGGTAAGAATTAAAGATTCAAATGGTTCTTATTCAGAATGGTTTTTTACTAATTCATTAGGAACTAATGACGGTGAACACACTGTTATTTTAAATAACATAAGACCAACACTTTCTATTGGTTCTATAACTTATCCAGTTGACCAAGAAGCTATTAAAAATAATGAATCAGCAACGGTTAATATAGCAGCTAATAACTACAGTGAATTTTTGATGGAACCTATTAATGGAGAACTTGATATTATAGATCCAAATATTTATTCTACTACTAAAGAAGTTAAAAGATTATCTGGTGATTATAATATAGATACCAATAATTTCAAAATAACTTTAAATAGAATTCAAAATGATTCTTCTATCGCAAAAGAAGGTTTAGTTAAAATAGTGAATGTTCCAGCAGAGATTACAATTTCTGAACAGAATGAAAACTTAAAAAGCTCACCTACTGGTAATAATAACTTGATTAATTTAAATTCCAATCAAGAGTTAATAGAACCACCAACACTACAAGCTGAAGTTGGTACCTGGGTGGAATTAGCTTTCCAGGGTGGACCATATGATTGGACTAGAAACCTATCAATAGATGATTCTATTACAAAGGGAACATATAACTGGTCTAATCTATTAGCAAAAGGTTTAAGTGGTATTATAACATCTACAATAACTGGTGAGAGTGAATATACACTAGCAGGATTTAAAGAAAGAGAATTATCTTTTCCACCATTTACAAGAAAAGTAGATATAGGCACTAATGTTGTAGATCCATATAGTTTAATTTGTACTGATATGAGTGGAGAGGAATTTAGTTATCAATCAAGTAAATTAAATTCCAGCTGGGGTTTTACTATAGTAGATAGTGATGGGACACCAAACCCTAATGGGAAATATATTTATATCACAGACGATAATTGGGTTTATAAAAACTCAGAAGGTTTAGCATATGTTACAATAAAAGAAATATAAAGGTGGTGATTTAAATGGCTAACGGTAATTTTGCGGGAGGAACAGGTGTAGAAAATGACCCGTATCTGATTGAGGATGCTGACGATTTAAACGCGATAAGAGAAGATCTTTCTTCACATTATAAGATGGTTTCCGATATTGATTTAAATATAGAACCTTACAATATAGACCCGGGTTGGGAACCAATCGGTACTGTAACTGATCCATTTGTCGGGAGTTTGGATGGTGGTTGGAAAAAGATTAAGAATTTATACATCAACAGAAATGACACCATTCAGAGTTTTATCTCGAGTATAGATTATGGCGGCAATATAAAAAACTTGGGTTTAGAAAATATTCGTATTGAATGTACAGGTTTTTCCAGCGGCATTGCTTATTATTTAAAAGATGGTTTAATTGAAAATTGTTATGTGACGGGTGTCATAATGAATTCAAGTTCAAACACTTATAATCAAGTGAGATGTGGTGGCATGGTATCTTATATGATGAACAATGGGGGTCATATAAAAAATTGTTGGGCCAATGTCAATGTGGATGGACCTGGGGAAATCATAGGTGGTTTAGTTGGTGATTTAACATACGGGATTGTGGAAAATTGTTATTCTTATGGTGTAGTCACATCAGACACATCTGTTGATGTGGGTGGGTTGATTGGAAAAAAAGGTAATGACGGAACATCCACCGGATGTTTTTGGGATAAGGAGGTGTCCGGTATAGAAGTTTCATCTTCTGGTACTGGGTTGACCACATTAGAAATGAAGACACCACAAGTGTTCATCGATGCTGGGTGGGATCAAGAAGTTTGGTTATTAAAAAATAGTGAATACCCCCATATTACCTCTCATTATCTTGTGGTCGGGTCACTTTTAGAATCTGAAGGTATTTTGTATATTTTTAAAAATAATCGATTTATCGAAACTAATGATTTTCAAAACGAAGGGATGTCATATTTATCCCCAATACTAACACCAGATAATCTAATTAAATACGGTATGGACTATAATATTGACGATAATGGTGGTAAAATATTCAAAAAAGAAATAAATAAAGATTTATTAAAATCTATTAAATCAGGTAAATTTTCTTTTAATTTATAAATGAAAGAGAGGTGTATTTATTAATATGCCAAACACATTTGATGAAAAAGTAATGCAGTCTTATGGGCTTACAACCTCCCCAGAGACTGCAAGACGTTATATGAGAAATTATTTTAATACTTATAATAGAGTAATGGTTGATTTATTTCCGGCATTTGAATTTAGTTATGTTTTTATAACAAGACCTGAGTTAAATCTTTTCGGTCAATCAGCCAATAAATCAATTGATTTACCTACTATGGTGAATCACGATAGAGAATTATCAAAGTGGCTTGATTATAAAGCTGATAAACAAAAGGGTTCTTTTCTAACACCAATGATTAACCATTTAACTGAGATGTCTGTATCTGATGTTGAGTTTCAATCTAAGACTTCACCTGCTAATGCACACAACATAAGAATAAACTATCCTACAAATTATGAAGAGTCTCTAGCTGGTGTACCTGTTAACTTAACATTCCAGGATAATAAGTCTGCTGATATATTGAAACTTTTGAATATCTGGACAACTTATATGTCAGAGGTTTCACTTGGTAGAATAGAACCAAGAGCTGAGGATATATTAAAAAATAAATTTGAATCTTCGGTTTCCATTTATCAATTCGTTACAGGTGAAGATGGCGAAACCATTAAATTCTGGGCAAAGTGGATTGGTTGCTATCCAAACAATTTACCCTTCTCATCTTTTGAGCATAAAAAAATAAGAAAAGAATTACAACCTATGTCGGTTTCTTTTTATGCACCTTTTGTAAAGATGATGAGGCCGTCTATATTGGCAGAGTTTAATAAATTAGGAAATCACTCTGTTGTGAAAAATTTAGATTCTGGGTGGAAAAAATCCAATCCAAAAGATAGGGATATAAATAATTATTTTATGGATACTGTTGCGGTGGTAAAAGAAAACGGTGATTATAAATTAAAGTTTTCCAATACAAATAATGATCCAGTTACAATGGCTGCAGGGCCAAACACCACATTGGGATAAGAAAGGAGGTAGAAATTTGAAAGATTATACAATACCAGAGCTTATAGAAAAAGCTGTAGGTGAAATGACAGATAGACACGAAATAGAAGATGATGAATTTCAACTTATGAGTACAAACGGTATGTTACTTGATGGGTTAATTGAGGTTGCAGAAAACAGTTTATACAAGATAAATTCTGCTAAAAGAGAAAGATTTTTCGTTACAGCCGAACAAGAAGATTCTCTTCTAAAACACGGTAGACGTTTTGAGATTGACCCTGATCGAGCGGTACCAGCTAAGATGGATGTAATGCTTATAGTTAGATTAAAAGATGTTATAGATAATGCTGAACTTGATAGCAATAATATCTATAGGTATACAATCAATAAAGATTCTGAAATAACTATTGGTGAACATTACTTTAACTTAGATTATGATATCAATATTAGTATTTTTGATTTAAAATCAACATGGGGTGTAACCTCTGCTTATAATATAGATAACACAAATGATTTCAGTGATTTAGAAAACCCCAATATTAAAACTATCCGTTTTAAACAAAATGGGGAAGATTATATCGGTATGATTTTAACTATAAGACAATTTAAAAGAGTTACTGAAGAATACACATATATTAGTAATGTAGATACCAGATCTTTTAAAGTACCATACAGTGATCAGCTTTTAGATTTTAATGTATATTATAAAGAAGAAGGAAAAGATTTAGAAAAGATAAATAAAACTATGTTTTTAGAAGATAGTGGTGAAGTACAAAAAAATATCTTCTATAGACATTTAGATAATAAAGAATTTTTAGTAATGAATAAATACGAATTAGGACACTTCTACCCTGAAAGAGGTTCTATCTTTAATATAGAAAAATTTGTGACAAAAGGTAGTGAAGGTAACTTTACATATGAGGGTGGTGACACTAAACTCATAAACTCTAATGATGATAATTTAGTAGTTAATGTTCATGTATTATCTTCTGCTATTAATGGTAGTGATAAACTCGGGGTAGATGGCATAAGAAGAACACTTGTGGATAAAAATATAACAAGAGGTTCACTTGTATCGACTAATGATATAGCAAGAACCCTATCTAACTATGATGATAGATATAAGATTATTAAATTTAGAGATGATGTTGCTTATAGAATTTATAATATCTTCGGTGTTATGAGTGATGATGAAGATAATATAGTACCCACAAATACTTTGGATGTAGATGTTAACTTAACTAACTTTATAGAAGAAGATGGAGAATATATGCTTCCTGAAGAACATATAATTTCAGCTGATGGGTATAAGGGTATATTAGAGGACACACCAGATGAAAGACATAAATACATCTATCCTTTTAATATGACATATGATATGAGTGATAACTTTATTACGGTCTTTAGAAAATATATCGATGAATCATATAGAACTGATTACGATTTTATTAATTCATTAATACCTGTAACATATATGGTAAATAATATCGACTTTGAAAAAAGATTAAATAAAGATTATAAAATAAAGTTTGAACTAAGAACCAATACAGCTGAACCTGTGGATTTCTTACACGAGGTTTTAACTAGTGATACACAAACATTTACACCTTCTACTTTAGATACACCACTTAACATAAATAAAGATATTTTAGATGATGATTCAGCCAGTTTGGATTCAGGTACTGAAGGTACAGATTTTATTATAGATTATGAAAATAATACTATTGAATTCCCTACTGGTACAACTTTAACAGTTGATGGTTCTACTAGCTATATATTGACATATAATCACGAAGATATAATTGTTGATAAAGACCATATAAGGTGTGCTATGATTGTAAAAAATAATGGTATACCAAAAGGTTATTTGGATATGGAAATGGTTAATTATACAGAAGAAGGGGATTTCTATAGTTATGAAAAGGTATTAAACTTTAATTCTATTTTAAGAGCTGATGGTACAGCAAATATAGATTTAAAAGATATCAATACACATAATGTTATGAGTCAGGATATAAATATAACCGATTGTGAATTCGAACTTTATATAATGTCTAAAGACAATATAGTCGATATGAAAGATCCTTTAATAACTATGACAGATTATTCAACTTCAAATATCTTTTCTTTTGATGCACCTATATATGAGGATATAACATATCTTAACTATCTACAAATAATAAATAACACGCCAGATGAATTGACCTTAAGATTTGTCCCACTATTGGGATACGACTACTTTATGGAATTTAATGAAAAAGCAAACCAGATAGTAAACCGTAATGTTCGTAACTTAGAAACCTTATTTGGTTTAATGAAAGATGACTTTGAATATACTTTACTTTTCGTTAATACATTTGGTAAATCTAGAATTCATAAGATTGGTCTTGATTATATTGATTTAGATAGAACAGATTTAGCCATGTCATTTAGAATGGGAATTAAAAACGGTATGACTGTGGAAAAAGACACTATCCGTGATTATATCTGTGATTACTTTGAATCTATCGATTTTCTTGATAATCAAAATTTCCACATCTCAAGATTACTAAAAGAATTAAAAACTAACTATACAGAAATAGATTTCGTTGAGTTTTTAGGTGTTAATGGATACAATAATGACCATCAATTAATCTCTTCTAATGATGAAGATCTTAAAAATGATAGTGTCCCTGAATACTTAAATATTTATAGAAAAATCGTCAACAAAGAATTAGTACCAGACATTGATATTTTATATGTATAATTAAGGTTATATATTATAATAGAGAATATCAAATAAAATATTTTAAAATCAAAAAGGAGATGATTGAAAAATGGCAAAGAATGATAATGTATTTGTGACAACGGAAATTTTTAGTTTAACAGAATGGAATAATGATAGTAATAGTAAAAACCTATCAGCAAGATTATTAAACAACAATGGGTTCATAATTTTCTTTCAGGAGCAGAATCAAGGTAAAGGAGCCTATTGGAATAACAAGGGTAACTTTTGGTGTAGACAGGATGATATGCCGATTCTAGCTAGGATGATTGAATTAGTAGTAAGAGATATTAAAGAAGGGAACTACTCCAGAGAAAGATACATGAAAGGCTCTAAGAGTGACTTCTATATTCTAGCTAAAGAAAAAAACGGCAGATTATATATTGCTGCTAAACTGGTACCAAAAGATAGCAATGGAAACCAGGATGATTCTAAAGCACTACTTATTAAATTCCCATCAAATAAAGTATTAGATGATGAACAGACTAAAGGATTAATTTTACTTGAAACATTCAGAGATGCTATTAAAAATACCTATGATAGAGTAAACACATCCTTTGATTCTCATTACAAGAAATACTTTGAGGAAATCAATGGTAGTAGTGGTGGTTCTAAATCAGGTGGATCATCTAAAGGTAAAAGCAGTGGGGGTAAAGAAGACATCGAAAGTGATGATGATTATCCTTTCTAAATTAAATATAAACCCCGAGGGATTATACCCTCGGGATTATTTTTTTTATACTTCTTTTCCTTTTTGTCTCCATTGCTCTCTATAGTGTTCTGGCATATTTTCTTTTTTATCTTCTACAAACTCATAAGAATTATTTAATGAGTCTGTAACTACACCTTCATCCATATTCAAATTAATGTCACCAAGTGTTTCTATGTTTTTCTTTCTAGCATCACTTATTGTGTGTCCTTCTTCATCTTGTACTTCTATCCAGTAAATCTCTTCTTCTAAATCAAGATGCATAACTTCTTTTAAATCTTTATCTTTGTATCTTAAGTTAGCAGCAGATGAACCATAATTTATTCCATACTGTTCTTCTAGGTCAGCGTTTATATTTCCAGAACTTTTTTTCTTAGCTTTTTCTGGATCACATTTTGGTTTATTTTCATCTAGGGCTTTATTTGGTTTTGGTTGTGTTGAGTTTGCTATATCTTCTTTAGTTCTTTTTCTGGGTTCAGTTCTTGTTGGTCTTCTTTTAGTTTGTCTTCTATTTTTTTCTGGGTTGGTTAAAAAAGAACCATTTAACTGTGGTGTGTCAGCTGAATCATTGGAGAAAAATTGAGCATATGTACCACGCATATCACGAGGGTCATTACCCACACCACCAACATCCTTTTGGTTGAGTTTCTTTTCTTTCATTTCAAGATCAATGATATTTTTAGTGATTGAAGATTTTTTATCTATAGCAGTTATTTTGGAAGTTAAAAGAGAAGTTAGAGTCTGATACATATCCTTTTCATATACCAGTTGATTTCCGTGTTCTTTTCTTACCTCACGTATTCTATGTTTAACTTCATTGGCTGCTGAGTCTATTTGTTTTTGTACTTTATTTAAATCCTTAATAGATTTTTTAAATCTTTTTTCTATATCAGATTTTTCGTTTTTCTTTTTAGGTTCTAGAACTTCGACATACTCCATATAATCATCCATGGATTTATTGGAGTTTAATCCAAGTTCTCTCATACCTTTATTAAGAATCATTTAAGTCTCCTCCTTTTGATTTTCCATATATTTATTTGTTTATAACAATAAAACTATCCTTTATATAGTTATATATTATAAAGGTGAAAAGAAAACTACATATAAAAAAAAAATTAAAAGAAAGGGTTGATAAAATGTTAATACTTAAAGTTTTATTTATTGGTTTAATTGTTTATTTTATTGGTGGTGTAATGGCTATACCTTTAACCATTTATAAATTGGGGGATAAGGTTGGTTGGGATGATGATCCAGTTGATGTTAAGGTTGGGATAATTGTCTACATAATATTACATGGTTGGCAGTTAATCCATAGACTAACAGTTCATAGTGAGCAGAGTTAATTCTCTGCTTATTTTTTTATATCCACAACAATTTTTTGAAGGAGAGTGAATAAAGTGAGCAACGAAAATATGTTACTTCTTAATAACTATTTTGATAGAAATAAAAATAGACACCATATATTAATGAAGAATGTAGATACTGAGGAAAAGAAAGTTTATAAAATAAATAACCCAACTATACCTATATATAAAGTTAAAGATGATGTTGAGGTGCCAGATTATTTTATGGAGTATCGTGATATAGAAGACCTTGAAAAACATGATGTCTCATATAGATGGAGAGAATGGGACCTTGCAAGATTAATAGGTTATGATGGTTTTACAAATGATGTAAGAAAAAAGCATATTAAAAAGGAGCAGATTTATTTAGATAAAAGATTATTCGGAGCTGATGTTAGATTAACAGATAGAACTATTATGGACTATCTAGATTCAATGGGTAAAGAAGATAAAGAAGGTAATATAACTTATCCTGATGAACCACCAATTAAAAATTTACACATAGGTTTTTTTGACCTTGAGTGGGATATTAGAATAGATAGTGATGATGAAGCTGATTACCCTATATACCTTATGACGTATTTTGATTCTAAAGAAAATGTTTGTCACACTTTTTATCTTGAAGATAAAAATTATAAATACCAAGATAAACTTCTTAAAGATAAGGGTCATAAAAAATTTATCAAGGAATTGAAAAAAGAACTCGAAGAAGATTTTAGTAAACTATCCTTAAAAAATGCTAAGGAAGAACAGCAGGTAAAAGAGACAATATTCAAAAGATTAGATAATATTAAATATGAGCTTAAATCTTACAGCAGTGAACAGAGAATGATTCGTGATTTTTATAAAATGATAATCAGAGATTATATGCCTGATTTTCTATATGCATATAACACCAGTGCAGATATAGGACAAACTCTAAACCGTTGTGATAAATTAAATATCAAACCATCTAGCATTTTCTGCCACCCTGATGTCGGAGATTATGTTGACTTTAGAATTAGAGATAACACCTTCCCACCAGAGGATAGAAAGCATAACTATGAATGTGCATCTTATACCAAGATAATGGATATGTTTATAACCTATCATGCTATAAGGGGTGCATCATCTTTTACAAGTTATAAGTTAGATACTGTTGCTAAAGATAATCTTGGTGTTGGTAAACTAGACTATTCTCATATCTGTGACCACATTGGTGATTTACCTTATAGAGATTTTTATACCACAACTAAATACAACATTCGTGATGTTTTGGTTATGCCATTTATAGAGGATGTTACACAAGATACTAAGACAATGGTATCTAAACGGTTTACAACAAGAACAGAATACGATCAGCTTTTTACTTCTATGGCTCAAGTTATGAATGCTTTTTTCCATATGGGAGAAAGAAATGGTCAGATACTCTCTAATGAAGTTAATAAACTTCTTTTAAAGTTGTCCGATAAACAGGTAGAGATCCTAAAGGAAGAAGACAGAGTAACCTATGATATTATTATGTCTATTAAAAATGGTGATAGAATCCAGGGTGGTTTATGTACTGACCCAAATAAAGTTACAAGAAAAGGGATAAAACTTTTACCACTATTAAATAATAAGAAAGTATTTGAAACAGTAATTGATGCAGATGCATCTTCTATGTATCCTAATAATTTGATATCCCACAATATAACTAAGACAACTTTGGTTGGTAAGTTAATATGGATAGATGAATTTCATGACTTAGTTTATAAAGAAACTAAAACAGTAAATGGTAGGTTGATAATAAGTAGGGATGATTGGGCAGCTATTAAAAAGATGCGTTCTAAATCAAATAATAATAAGTTCCAAAGAAATAAGTTTCTTAAAATGTATAGGGCTATCAAATATTTTGATTATAAAGAACTTGCTAATAAGTCTATCGATATAGATATCATGAGTGTACTTGAAGATTACGGTTTTAAAGAAGAAAAAGAGTATATGCCAAATTTAAGAAAGATATTCAAATACTTTAATGGTTCTATGATAGATAAGGAAGAGTTTGAAAAAGATTTCCCAGATAAAGATAAAAAGGACTTAAAACACACTATAGAAATAATCCAAATCTATATTAAAAACATCACATCAAGAATAGGTGAAAGGGCTATCATTTCTTTAATCCAAAGAAACATTATAGAAATAGGAGAGATATTTTTTAATCTTCCGAATCTAACTGATTTAGATTTTATTTTAAATAATATATCTCAAAAGGAAGTTAGTCTGGTTGATTCACATGATGACTATGAAGTAAAAATAGTTAAAAACAAATTAAGACCATTACTTTCTATTTTGTCTCAGCTTGATTCATCTATGTTAAATGATAAAGATTTAGATACCGGATTATATAAAACAAACGGTATGTTTTATATCGGGGATAAAAAGAGAAATTATATCAGATATACTGGCACTGTTATAGAATACTTTCTTGAAAGTGGGAAAAATCTAACAGATGTCTTCGAAATAGATGAACCAATATATACTGATAGAAGAGGTAACGTTGCAAATTACATTTATGAAGAACAAGTCAAAGTTAAAGAGATACCAGATATTAATGGTTCAGTCATTTTCAGTGGTGAAGTTGATGAAGAAAATGTTCGTAAATTGAAGTTAACAGATAGGTTATCTAGGAGGTTAGACTTTAAAACTAAAAGTGGAGAAATAATAACCATTAATTTAAACCCTAGAATGGTTCCCTGTATAAGGGAGATAGAGTCATTACATGTTAAGATATGTAAAACAGAACATGATAGTATTTATGATGTGATAATAAGATCTGAAATACCAATAGAAAAACCACACGAAGATAAATTTATATATAACCAATACATGAAAATACTAAATTACTAAGGAGAGATATAAATGGGTTTTACAAGTATTAAAGATCCACAATCATTTGAGGTTCAGGTAGATCATATAATCAAAGAGTGCAAGAATGATCCTGAAGATATGCATAAGAGATTAGATTCTTTAATGGAAGAGCAATTATGCCAACTAGGTTATTATAGGGCAATAAACAAAATAAGAGAAACGACAAGACACTACTCATAATATAATTATATATTATTTATTTGAAAGACAAATAAAATATTTCAAATAAGGAGAGATTCAAATGGAAATTGTAGATATTGAATTTGATTTGGATTTATACAAAAAGGAAGACTTTAAAAAAGAAGATATCGTAGAAGTGTCTAATAAGATTTTAAATATCTTGAAAAAGAACGATATAGTCCATGATGAATTGATTAGATCACATGTCACCCTTTTTAGTTGTATTTACAAAGTGCCTGTTAAAATAATAGGACTTACAAAAAAACAGGTTGGTTTATTAATAGATGATATAATAAAAAATAAAACAGCCTCGGATTCTATAGTGGCTGGTAGGGTATCATCTATGGAACATAATAAATCATATACTGTTGTATTGGAAATGGATAATACAAAGTATCATGTTTTTAATAGGGATTCAGTACCAAAAGAAAATTTAGAGTATTCTTTAAAATAGTATCTACACCCGGTTAATAGCCGGGTATTTTTTTTGTCATTATATTCCAAAAGCACTATTTAATTCGAACAAAGATATAATAAAAAATGAGAGGTGAAAACCAATGACAATAGAGATAAACACAATTCAAGGTTTATTAGATATTAAAAACGATTTATCAGCTGATTACGTTTTAACCGACGATATAGATTTAAGTGGTTTAAGTAATTGGGAACCTATTTTTAATCATAAAGCAGCAACAGCTGAAGATGGGTTTTTTAAAGGAACACTTGATGGACAGGGTCACAAAATAATGAATTTGTCCGGGCAATATATTTATGAAGAGGACATGTGGCGTGCTTATTTTGAAAAAAATAATTTAGAGGATTTTGAGAAAGTTAAAAACGATCTTAAAACTGGAGAATTTGCTGATGATGAGCATTTATCTATATCTTTAGAAATGTTTTTTGATATGGTGGTCATGGGTATCTTAGGTGATAATGATACAGTCTCTCCTTTTTTATCACCAGATACGGTGACACTTATAACAGACAATAATAATAATGATTATTTTTTAGACGATACTATAGGTGAAAGACCAACTGAAGCAAAAATTATATTTAACAGTTGGCCTCTGCAAGATGAGATGGAGGGTTATTTTGGTCAGTTTGATGCTGATGGTGATAGTGGTATCACATTGGAAACAGATGCTATTCTTACTTATTTTGAAGACAATTATTCAAGATGTGAGATTATTTATACCTTGCCAGATGATCCAGCAGAGGACCCACAGATAACCAATTTTTCTGGTAACTTTGCACCGAATGGCACTGATAGTATAGTGCCACCGAGAAGTTTATTTATGGGTTTATTAAATGCTGAAATTAAAAATTTAATTTTAGAGAATGTAGATATTGCTGGTTTAGATTCATCTGGACCTGATATGTTAGGTAATCCAGAGGTAGATTTTGTAAGTGTATTGTCACACATGTCATGCAATAGCACTTTTAAAAATATCAAAATTACTGGTACTGTTGCTGGAAAATGTTATGTTGCAGCTTTATCAGGTATAGGATATAAAAAAAATCAAGATGACAAGATATTAATAGATAATGTTGTTTTTGATGGAGATATATTTTCCAGAAGTAATTTTGCTGGTTTTATCACAAATGTTATACCAGTTGATCAAAATGTAACTCTTGATGTTGATGATATCGAAATAAATGAAAGCTATGTGCAGGGTAGGTTTACTATTTTAGAACAGCCAGTAGCAGTATAATTTTAATAACTGAGAGGTGAATAAAAATGATAATTGATTTCCCAATAGATACATTTGCTATAGATACTGGATTAAATGATTTTGTGGCTGGAATGACAATTGCTGGACCACAAACAAAAATAAGAAACTCGTATGTTTCTGTTAGGCTAATTAAACCCGATTTGGCTGGAGATGAATACTATGAAATGAGAGGACTCATTAGATCCAGTTTAGCAATAGGAGGACCATTGACCCATAGGTGTTATTACAATTCTGATTTATTTGGTCTTGTGGATACACAAGCTACACCTTTAACTAACGAGAGAATGAAGGACATGTTAAATTATGTTGAATGGGATTTTGAAAACACATGGGGTATGGATGATGGTGAACCTGAAGGGTATACTCCTGAAGAATTGAATTTTGATGGTTTCTACGATCTTTTGATGGGTAGTTTTTCTGAAACAGGTATGCTTCCACCTGGAGACGAGCAGGAAATAAAAGATATGATGGAAATGTCCATTGGATCTTTGATGATGATGCTTTTTATGGCTGGAATGGCTAATAATCCCAATACACCTGATGCACCAGGTGATATCCCACCGGGTTTGTTATCTGGTGATGTTGTTAGTTTTAAATTGGATGGACAACCAATGGATTTAGAAAATCTTACAGAAGAAGAGTTTATGAACATTGATCCAACAAAAAACGTAACAATTACAGTTAACGATTATTCGAAACTTCTGCAAAATTTTAAAAATATACCAGATATGATTTGACCAACAGACCCACCACTTGGTAGATAAGTGGTTTTGGTTTTTAATATAAAATCAGATAATATAAGAGGTGATAAAAATGGATTTAGAGATGATTATTTCTATGTTAGAAGAAATATCTAATTTTATATCGTCAAGTGAAACTGAAGTGAATTTTGGAGATATAACTCAAGCAACTGACCCCACAACAGTACAGATGCAACAGTATAAGTTTTATAAAAAATATCAAGGTATAAATAATGGGTATCCTTTTCTTAGAGTTTTTGATGGCTCCTCTCCAGTTATTGATCCAGAAGATTCTACTGGTGATAATGGTGGTGGGTTACCTAATACCGGCAATTTAAGGGAGGTTATTGCACCTTTAATTTATGGTGATAGATATAGATATACTTTCCCTTATGTTAATTTACCTAGTGAATTTTTCACTAATAAATAATAAATAAAACCCAGGGTTAACCCTGGGTTATTTTTTATATAAAACCTTTTTTGGTTAATTTTTTAATTAAATCTTCGAGAGAAATTTTTCTTGATGCTTCTATACTTCCATTTTTAATCCACATCAAAGATTCCCCATTTTTTTTACCGTAAAAATAGACAGGTCCGATTCTATCAACATTGCAAAATTTACCAACACATGTTTTTGTACCAAATACTCTTTCTGGTGTCCCTAACTTTTCTTTTAACTTCTCAACTCCACGACATAGTAGTAGTTTTTCTTTCCCCAATTTAACTATAACCATTGTCTCCACCCTTCTTATTCCTATTATTTTTATATACACTTTAGTGTACTAAATATTTGTTGTGATGATTAGACTATTTCACATTTATTCACAACTTTGTAAGATCTTGGTTTTATTTTAAATCCAGCGTATTCTCTTTTTGATAAACTATTATTTAATAATAAAGTTTTATCACCTTTAGTGACAACATAAAGGTCTGAATCCAAATAGTTTAATTCATTTTTTTCTTCGCTGTTGTTTACCTTAATCAAAGGATCAATCCTTTTTTTGAGATTATAGTCGAAATAATCTTTCCAGAAAATAACAGCCGGTTCATTTTGAAAAAGTATGTACGCATAGGCTAATTCTTTATTCTCGACTATATCCTTTGTGTACCCATTTTCGGTTCTACCTATATCGTGATTGGATACAAAGTTTATCATACCCGGATAACTCATACCATATATTTTTCTCATATCAAATTCTGGGTTCATACACATTTCTTTTAATTTATAAAACATAGGGAAATTTAAAGTATCTATTTTAGTTTGGTTTCTAAAATCATCTATGTAGGTTATATCTCCATCCCATAATTCACCCATCGTAAAACAATCAAAATTTTCTTTCCATTCTTTAAGAAAGTCCCATCGTATGTCTTTGCAATTATCTATTCTGAACCCATCGTATCCTATGTCTTTTTTCAACCATTCACACCATTTTATCAATCCATTTTTCATATATTCATTATCTGAATAATAACAGATCGTTTCACCGAATTCATTATTTGATCCACAATTCCCACAGTTATGGCAGAAATGCTTGTGGTTTTTTGGGAATCTCTTTTCAGTAAATCTGGTCCAAGTCTCTACTTGAACTCTTTCATCTGATAAAGATGGGTTTGGTTCTCTATCTCCACCAACCATATGACCCATAACAACATCAGCTAAAACTTCTATATCTTTTGATTGTAAATTGGATATTAAATTCTTTAGGTCTTTTTTTGTTCCGAATCTAGAATTTAAGTTGTAGTGTTCTTTAATGTCATATCCCATAGAATCATTACCATTCATTCCTCTTGACGGTGGTGGCAACCATATTTTTTTAAAACCTTTTTTTGATAAGGCGTCAACTAAGGCATCTAATTCTTTATACCAGTCTTTATGACAATCCCAATAAAACCCTTGTAGAATAACCATTTAATAAAACACAACCTTTATCTATATATTTCCTTTCATTAAGTTCTAAAAAATTGTTTAAATGGTGTTTCAAATGGTAAATTAAAAGCGAGGGATTTTAACCCTCGCATAAATTATTTACATTGCTTTTTTTAGTTCTTGTTTTAATGCTGGATCTTGCACACACATATTTAATACTGCTTTAGGTTGCATGTTAGTTTTAAGAATAAATTTCTGACCTTTAGGTAGTTCTCTTGAAAGGGTTCTTGCAAAACCTGATAAAGCAACACTAATAGATTGCACAGGATCATAACCATTCTTTAATGCAACACCGACTATTTCTTGAATGATTGGTTTGATAATAGCAAAATCTTTTTTATCCAAAATAACAATTAAAGGTTCTGTTACTTTACCATTCATTAAATCAGCATCTTTTAATTTATATCTCTTACCTGAGTTTTTACCAATAGCAAAACCGTTTCTAGCTTCTTTAGCTTTAATCATTCTAAGAAGTCTTGACATATTATTTTCCTTGATCATGGTTGTTCTTAAATCGTTGATGATATTGCTTTCAGCAATCAGTACCTCGTGGGCTTTGAATGCTCTGGCAGTTTCTTCACCAAGCAAATCAAAAGACTCCCTAATCATTTCTTCGTCCATTTCTGCTTCGTAATCTTCTGCTGCTGGTTCTTCTCCTTCTTCGTCATCGCCATACAGTTCATTAAAGCTATCTTCTAATTCTTCTGGTGGTGTTTCTTCCATATCATCCATTCTTTCTAAGAACTCTTTTTTCTTCATTAATCTTAATCTATCAAAAGCCACAGCAATAGCGACATAGACTATAGTATCTAACTTAGCTGACTGCATGATCACATCTTCACCAGCATCAATATTTGAATATGTATCAATCACTCTTTCTTTTATAATGGAAATGTAATCCTTATCAGGGGTTACTTTATTATTAAAGGGATCTAAAGATTGGATTGCATCGAAAGTTGATTCACCAATTGTTTCTGATTCGTCTACTTCATCTTCGAAACCCATTCCCTCTTCATCTTCTACATCTAATTCTTCTTCTAGTTCTTCTGCTTCTTCTTTATCCTTTTTGACTTTTTCTGCATCTTCTTTCATTTCTTTTTTAATTGTTTGGGAAATCTCTTCTTCTATGTCTGTATTCTCCATTTCACCTAATACATCTTCTACTTCTTTTGGTGCCTCTTTGGTTTCTTCTTCATCTTTAGCCTCACCAATTAATTTAGAATAATGATCTGTTAAACCCTCAATGATACCACGAATATAGATTGTATTGAATTCGTTTGTCTGTTTTACTCTTTCATCGAATTCTTCAAAGGGAAGTATTTCATCAACAACCTCACCTATATGGTATTTGACATCTCTAGCAGGGATATCTGATAACTGTTCTTTTTGTTGATCTGGAATCGAGTTAAAGATAACCTCACCCATAACTGACTGATAAATCTTATCATAAGATTCATCTAACATTTTTCCTTTTTTATTTAATAAAATTTGATCTTCAAAACTATTAAAGTACATTATCTACACCTCTTTTTTTATTATAGTTATTAACATGATAGGATACAAATTCTTTAGAATTTTCTTTTTCTAAAACTTCTTTAATATCCTTTTTATGATAGAAATTATTGGACAAGGAAAGAAGTGTTGAAAGTGTTCTTTCCCTATTCACAAACTCACCAAATAAACGATTTATATCTTTAGCAGAAACTTCTATATCAGTTTTTTTTATTATCTCATTTGCTATATTCATTAAAAGCAGTTTGTCTTTTTCTTCTACTGTCGCAATCATTAAGCTCACCCTTTTTTTATAGTTTACCTTTAGACTCCACAACATAAGTTGAAAGAGCATTCACATTTTTAGATTTTTTTCCACCCAATAGTTTAGGGTTTATATTTTCTAAAATGGTTATGACTTCATCTGCATAGAAAACACTGTTGATATATTTAGCAGCTTTATCGATACATTTATTTTTTCTTTTAGCTTTATCTTTTATATGTGAATACGATGTGTGGAACTTTAGTTTCTTTATGAATTTTTTAAAATGCTCAAACAGTTCCTTACCCTCTAAACCTTTCATTTCTATATATTTTCTAGAAAGTTTAAATTTATTATACACCATAGATTTCTTTATTGATTTTTCATAACAGTCATAAAGATAATCTTCTGAGTATAACACATCTATTTCTACTCTGGGATTATTGGAATAATATTTTTCTGTATAATTTTTAATTATTGAACTGTCATTTAATATTATTTTAAAAGCGTCATCTTGTAATATATCCCAATGTACCTTTTCTATATTATCATTATCCTTTAAACCCAAAGCAGGAGCATTTTCTTTTTCTAAAATCTCATCAGGCAATGCTGCATCGAATGCTTTTTTTGGTTCTACATATATCCTTAAAACCAACATATGAGGGTATGTTACACATGTGTTTAATAATAGTTCATCTTCCTCATATAGTTTTTTAAATAACTTCTTTAAAGCATTTTTATTTGGGTTATAGAAATGTCCAGATTTAGTACCCCTAGGTCTTGAATCACTTACAGGTGTACCCGGGATAACTAAGGATAATTTTTTATCAAAAAGATCTTCATGCATTAAATCGTTTTTAGAAATTTTAGCTGGCACATAATTATCTATTGAATATCTTATTCTATCTACATCTATTTTAACTACCAAACTAAAAAAACACCTCCTACATTGTATGAACGATTAATTACTTATTTTCTAAAAAATTGTTGTGGGTGAGCTTATAGTTAGTTTTATCTTAATCCGAAAGTATCCAAAAGACTATTTACTGTGTTTACACCAATATCAGAAACATTTCTTTTTGCAGAATGATATAGTTCGCCGGGAGACAACCTCTTTTTAACTTCATATAATAGTTTTATTTCAGCCATCAATTCTGGATCTGGCTTATTCATATTGTACCCACAAAGGGTTCCAAGATAACCCATTAATCCTGTGGTCTTAATTATCCCCGATATACTTGGTTTTTCTGGCATGTTCATTAAAGCATACAAATCTTTAACTGTCATTGTTACATCAATTTCTGTTGGTAAACCATCGATAGATACCTTTTCTGGATGACGGTTAATGTTTATTGCTGTTGCCATTCCCATATCACAATTCATCATACCCTTTGAAAAAACTCTTAAGACAAATGGTGATGTGTAAGTGTTTGACATGTTTATTCTTCTGGATGAAACCAATGGTAATAGATGACAGATTGGAACGACTATGTTCATATAAACACTCAATGGATCACCATGTGGTGTTGAGAATTTAAATTTAACATTATATGTTTTATCATAAGAACTATCCTTCCATACATCGGGTAGTGCAACATTTACAGCCAGTGAAGAAACACCCCCGCCTAACATACCACTCAAAGCATTCATCGTGCCTGTATCCATACTCTCATTTGTGGCACCAGTATTCATTTTTTCTATATCCCTGGCAACATCAGCACCAGCTAGAAAGGAAACTTCAGATAACTTTTGTTTTCCTGGGAAATTGTTAACCATACCCTCTATAGACGATTGTCCAACCATGTTCCCAATTATTTCACTGGATTCAACTATACCGTCATTATAGAAAGGAACATATTGCCAGAACTTAGTTGTGTCCCCTTCACCCGATGCCTTCTGTGACATAGAATAATTTATAAATTTTGATTTAAATTCACCCCAATGCATTTCGCTGAAATGGGACACACCATCAAAAACATCTCTGGCCATTGTATCAACACCCATCATTTTGGCAGATATACCAGCTAAAATATCAACGTATCTCCAGTATTCTGCCATGGCATTTTTAAAACCAAATAACTTATCATTTTTATAGTCCTTAAGTATCTTATTAATATTTTCTTCTCCACCATCTGATGTTAAGCTTTTAATAAAAGTAGATACCTGTCCTGTTCCTTCACCAGGTAAAAGTTTAGCCTTACCACAAGTAAAGGCAACAAAATTCCCTTCAGTAATAAATCTTTCAACGTATTCTCCACCGTAGGGGTTATTCGTTGTTTTGGTGTCGGCTAAAGTTGAGAAAATTGGAGGTGCACCTATAAGACCTTGCAAATCAATGGTACTGTAATTAGAAGATTGGTTTGCCATAGAACCTAAAAGTCTTTCTGTTTCACCTGTCTTTGACATAATTTTTCCCCCTCTCAAAAAAGAAAAACAGGGGCTTTAAGTTAAGACCCCTGATGATATTTTGTTGATTGTTTCCATAAATGAATCTCTTTTATTTTTGTCTAAATTCTGTTCATCTTTACCACCAGCATTAACATTATTTGTGTTATTGTTGCTGGTTATATTATTGGTGTTGGAGTTTTGAACTATCTCTTTACCTACTGTTGAGAACACTCCGGCCAATTTTTTAATCTCATCTATTAGAGTATCTAATTTCTCTTCAACTTTAGAATTATCAACTGATAAGTCTTTTATAGTTTCAGAATTAGAGGAATTATTATAAGTGGTATTATTTATTTCTCTTTCGATATCCCTACCATAAGATACCCTGTCTTTTAGACTTCTTATCTTATTTAGTTGATCTGCTCTTTGTGTGTTGACCATGGATTTTATCTTATCTCTTTTTTGTCCAGTTAATAAATCAACACCTGCACCTAATCCTGCCCCAACTCTGGTTTTAAAATCACTTAAACTAAACATCTTCTCGGGGTCCATTTTAGGTTGAGACATATAAGCTAATGAAGCATCTCTTATTATTTTGTCGTTTACTGAAATCATTTTGGTGTTGTTTTTAAGTGGATCAAATAACATCAATTTTCCACCAGATTTTTTAACCAGAACATAATGGTCATTTCCGTTTTGTGCTTTGGTTAATAACACGGATTGTGATCCTTCTGCCATATTATTCATTAGATCAGGTATATTTTCAGTATACATATCTCCTTCTAAATTATGTTTTTCGAATTGGTGTTTAAAGTAATCTATAACAACACCGCCGTTACTTGTGTAAGGTGCAGCCTCTTTAGCTAGGACTTCAACTGGAACCTTTTTACCATAATTAGAAAGGAGCATTGATAATACAGATGGTGCACAACCACTATTAGAGAATTTCTTAGAACCGATCATTAAGTTTTTAAACTTATTGGATTTTTGGTTAACAAAATTATCTCTACCATCACCATGTGCTGCAGGGTAACCACTTGGACCCATAATAGGTTGGGTTTGACCCCTTCCTCTTTTAGCTTCGGCTTGATCATAATAACTACCAAAGTTTCCTAAAGCACCCCATACATTGGAGAATGTATTTCCAATATTACCAAAGAACCCGGTTGTGTTTTGGTATGCACTTTGCATCCAGTTAGGTGTATATCTATTTATAAAACCACCTGCAGTCTTTTTAATAAAGTCACCAGGGTTTGTTACAATCTCTACAATTGTATCTTTAAATTCGCCCAACTTTTCAGCAATGGTTTCAAATGATTCTTTAACCTTACCTATTGTGTTATCATATATGGCATCACCCAAGTCAGTGACTTTTTTGGTAAATTCATCATAGGCTGTTTCAACCTTTGATTTTACATTATCACCTATACCGACTATTTTGTTTTTGAATTCAGTAAATGATTCTTGAACAGGACTTACTATATTATCATCTAGTGGTTTGACTATCTTTTCATGTAAACCATCTTTTATGGATTGAGCTGTATCGGATATCTTTAATTTAGCTTCTTCCACATTCTCTTTAACACCCTGGACTATCTCGTCAACATTAATGAATTGGTCTACAACATCACCGGCAGTTTTTCCAGCAGCTTCTAGGAAAGAGCCAAATTTAGAATCCCAGATTGCATCTTTGATACCTATTAGTTTATCACCGATCCATCCACCAACATCACCGATTGTTTCAATTGGGTTGGCAATTTTCTTTAAGAATTTACCTGGACCATAAGCACCAACACCAGCACCAATAAGTAATCCCAATGGACCACCCATTGCACCACCAGCTGCACCACCTTTTATTGCACCAACTATCCCGTCATTTTCACCCATTTTCTCAAAGATACCTTTTTTAGCATCTTCGCCTTCTCCATCATTACCGACAAAGAATTCTTTGACACTTGTTGTTATTTTACTACCAAACCCAAAAATAGCATCTTTTACTCCGGTTTGGAATTTAGCTATCCTTGAACCATTTACGGCACCCATACCAGCACCCAATACTGCACCAGCTATTGTACCGACCCCTGGTCCTATAGCTGTACCTATTAATCCCCACTTAACTGCATTCCAAACAATATTTGATACACCATCACCTGTACCACCTAGAACAGATGACATACCAGTTAGCACCTTATCTATAAATGTGGTTTCATCAACATCTTTATCAAGCATATCGCTTGCATGAATAAAACCTTTAATGGCATCCCAGACACTCATACCAGCACCAGCCGCACCAGAAGCTGCCATACCTGCACCAGCCAATATTCCTCCAGCACCGTGAGTTGCAACAGCATTGGTGGCGACACCGGCAACAGTACCACCGACAGTTCCACCTAATAATTCAGCTATGGATTCTTGTAAAACACCATCTATTAACCCACCTTCATCTTTACTTCCTTTTTTACTTCCGAGTTTATCTTTTATTTTTCCAAGTAAAGATGTTCTTTTGGATTCATTTGAAATGTCCATTTCCTGTTGTCTATCGGCAACCGTTAAAGCCGTAGAAGAATCAAAATCAATATCTCTACCTTCATGGTTTTGTGCATTCTCAGTTTTATCTAAATCATCTTTGGCTGCATTGTAAGCATCAGCATCGATAGCACCCACAGCACCAATAGCATCTAGATGACCACCATCAACATATACTTTCTGAACCCTTTTGGAAAATAACTTATCTTTTATCTTTCCAGCTTTATCAGAAAATAAACTACCAACAGATAGTGCTTTATCCAAACCCCACTTACCAGCAGATTTTATTCCACCCCATAATTTAGAGATACCACTTGCTAAATGTTCCTTAGCTGATGTGAAGAATTCTTTTCCTCTTTCTTTAAACTCGCCCATTGACTCTTTAATTGATGGGTAGATATCTTCTTTCCATCTTTCCCAAGCTGAGGCAGATTTCTTTTTCATATCTTTCATGAATTCTATAGCAGATTCTTTCATAGATTTAGCTGCATCAGACAACTTATCTTTGAATTCTAAACCATATAGATAAACTGTTTCACTTAAGTCTTTTAATTTATCTGTGTATTCGTTCCATTTGCTTTCGATATCCTCTTTAGAAGGTAACAGACCATCTATTTTATCCTTGATAGTTGATGGTAAGTTTTTCAAGAATGTAAATGGTTTGGTTATATTCTCTTTTATCTTACCTAAGTAATCAGTTATAGGTGAAATATATTGGTCTTTGAAATTGCCCATCATATTTTTAAATTTCAGCATTAAGGCATTTCTTTTTTTGAATACACCGCCAAACACACCTTCTTTATCTGGTCTTAATGAAGGGTCTAGGTCACCAAATTGACCAACCAGTAATCTTTTAATGTATTCTATATTGTATGCAACACCATTTAAAAGTTCTTCTTGTTTTCTCATTATTTTATTTGAGAACTTTTTGATAGGTGATTCTGATATCTCTTCATTTCTTTTTTGTACAGAACCACCACCGGCAGCTTTTTTGTATTCGTTCATATCCACAACTGTATCTGACTTTTGGATATCACTTAATACACTTTCCATTGTGGTGTTTGATACTTTACTGGATAATTTATTTAAACTACCCATGACATCTAAATCAGAAATCTTTTTAGATAGTCCACTTTTTTTAAACATACCACCGAAAAATTCCTTTATAGATTTTGAATTTTTTAATTCATTATCTCTTTCTTTAGATTCAGATGCTGTATCTGGATAGAATACAATGAAGTTTCTAGATTTAGCATATATTAGATTTTTTGGTATATCGATTCCTTTGCCTCTCATCGGATCATCTACAGCAAAATGTTTTTGCTTACCGTTTCTTACTAATATATAATGTAGGGAACCCGACTTATCTTCATATAAAGAGATAACCATTGCACCACTTGATATGGTATTATCTAATGCTTTAAGGGATACCTCTTCTCTTGAGAATATGTTAGTTGAGATATCGAATCTGTATCCAACATCTCTGAAGAAACCAAAAGATATACCGTCATTTTTGACTTTATATTTTTTAGCTATATTTGTTAGTTCATCTGGTTTTATTTCAACATCAAGTATATTTGATACAGCCATTGCAGCTGTCAATAAACCACAACCAGATTCACCAACTGTTGAACCACCACTTAAAGGAATAGAAGAATAATCGCCGTCCTTTTGTGAGAAGAAATGAATACCTTTTCCAAATAAAGCTCTATTGGATTTACCACTATATAAACCCTTAACTCTATTTACCCCTTCTCCGTATTCTTCACCTTCATCATCTCTTTTTACTTCGTTATCTATTTCATCTAAATTTACACTGTCGGTTTGGGAGATATTTTCACTTTTAGGTTCTGTCATATCATCCCCGATACCGAGTTTACCCTTAACCCAATTTATTGGTTTTTTAAGCCACTCCCCAATTGGTGTTAGGAAAGTGTCTTTAAAACCTTTATATGCATCCATAATTGATTTATGGATTTTATCTGTTCTCTCTTTCCCAAAAAACTTCTCAGATATATTGGTTATCATTGATTTATCTTTATTTTTGGCACCAAATAATCTCTCTTTTAATTTAGAGTTGTTTGCCATCATACCTGAACCAATACCTATTAGGGAAGTCAACATAGTACCCATAAAAGGAGAACCGGTTAAAACGGTAGAAGCTATTGCACCAATACCGATACCACCCATAGCACCAGCACCAAAATCTAACCCTTTCATTACATTGGGGTTATAATCTTTAAATAAATCCCAACCGTCATCACCAGAGGATCCTCCACCCGATTTAAGAGCTTCAACAGCTGGATTTGAACTGGGAGAACCAGCTGCTTTAGAAAATAATTTGGATACACCTTTGGATAGTTGTTTTGTGACCTCATCTTCTATATCTTTTTCATCTTCTATATTGATATTGGGTGATTCAAAATCATCAGTTGCATCTTTAACACCAGTTAAAATCTGTCCCAATTTGTTATCCATATAGGATGAATGTATATCATCTATACTTTGTCCACCAGATTTTATAATATTATCTAAATCATATGGGTTATTATCTTTCCATTCCTTTATTTCTTTAATGTCGTTTACCCCGATTTTATCTAGGAACGGTAAATTTGTAACCCCCATCATAGAAGCATTAATATAATCAAGGGTATTGAATTTATCATATGACTCTTCTAAAACTTTTTTATCTTCCTCTGTCATATTGATGTCAAAATTATTACCCATCTCAGATAAATCTTTTCTATTTCTGGTTGGGTCATATTGACTTAAACTTTTATATTTTCTTTTATCATCTTCAGCTAGAGGTTCTCCATTTGAACCCATACCGTTTACACCGTAACTTTGAGATCTAAATGAACCGTCGACTAAAGTGTTAACACCAGTCATATTAGCTCTTTGGGATTGCTCAGCATAATAATCTGACATCTGAACATTATAGTCACCCATTGCATTTTGGATATCTCTGAACTCACTGGCTGAAGTTTGGTCTTTTCCAGATTTGGCTTTCATTATTGCATTTCTAATTAACTGATATTCAGATTTAGATATTTCATCTGGGGACATACCCATCATATTTATGAACTTATTGTATTTCATAACCGACATATCGTCTAAAGTGTATGAACGGTCTAAAAGATTATCAGTTATTTTTGTCATTGTGGCTTCTAAAGCATCTGAGTCCACTTCACCAACACGGTCTTTATCTAGGTTACTTTCTACTAGACTGGTTATTCTACCATACTGTCCTTTAAAATCTGGACGCATATCGTAAAATTCTTTTGCTACTTCAGACACATCTTTATATTGACCGGTATCATAATTGAATACCATCTCTTCATTACCAGAAAGTGTTGAAAGTATCTTTCTTAGGTATGTTGGTATAACTTCAGTTATTGCTTTTTTAGTTACACCATCGAAGAAAGTTCTACCTTTATTATAATTGCCAGTTTGGATGCCCCTGTTTATATCACCTTTATCTCTTAAGGCATCACCCAACATCTTGACAAGTTTATTATCGGATAAGGACATCTTATTGAATAAAGAGTTCTTACCAGCTTTTGCTTGATCAAAAAGCCCATCTAATTTCTCTACAACATCAAATCCTAAGAAACGATTCAATCCTGCTTCAGTAACATCCTTTAAAATCATAGATGGGTTTGACATATATTCTTGCATGAAAGTGGGAGCCATAGATGCCATCATAGCAAAAGAACCTGTTGGGTCCATTGCATTTAATAATTTATAACCAGCATCTTGAGCTGCACCTTTATAGTTTCCTTCTCTTATGAAGTCCATCATTCCACGGTTTTTATTTTGACCACCCATCATTTGACCCATTGGGTTTTCTTCTATAACAACATTCTCTTCTAATATGGATCTTATCTCGGTCATTAAACTCATATGGTCTTGATAGAATTTGGTTGTCTTATCTATGAAATCTTTTTGGATCTCGTCATTAAATTTAACCAGGGTTTCAAGGTTATCATTCATCGTATCCATTTTATTATCTAATTTATCGAAGTGTATGTTGGATGCGATTTTACTATCTATATGTAAAGCCTGCATGACATCACTTAAAGATAAAGCTAAAGCTTCATTACTATCTATGACGGCATCGGGTGTTTTCATATCCATCCCGTCTTTAACAGAATTATTTTGTCTGAGTTTACCTAATAATCCTGAATCTTCATTGGTGTCTGATGATGTGTTTATGTTTGTTCTGCCGGATGCTTGTTCATCATCTACAGAAACACTACCACCCTGTGGGATATCGTCACCCTCACCGTCATCATATATCATATCATTAACATTTGATAAACCCATTTGTTCTTCAAATGCTTGGTCTTTTCCTTTATATACATTACCTCTTTTTAATTCTTTAAAATATTTCCTAGAGGCATTATTGATATCTCTAAACATTGAGGTATTTAATATTTGCTTTTTTACATTTCTTATCGAACCTGATTTATGGTATAATTTTTTACTATCTTGTAAAGTCTTATTTAAATTTCTACCAGCTTCCATTGTATTCGGTGCATAACTTTCTGATAAATCCTTAACCAAATACTCGAAGCTTTTTTTAAGGTTTTTTATATAAGCCAAAGTGTCTTCACCCCTTTATAAACTTATTTGTTTAAACTATTTACTTTGTTCCTCTTACCTTTTTATGGTGATATGTCAAAAACAATACTGTAGTGTTTTTATATTTATATAGTATTTGAGGGGGAAAAAATGTGAGACATTACAAAGTAGATGAACATATAATAGAAAATCTAGAAGAAAAAAAAGAGATTGCATGTGATTTACCGATCACCGATATAGGATATTACCACATATTCAAACATAAAGAACCGATCGAATTTTTATCGGATGATGATATGTACTCTGGTTTCTCAAGAACCAATTATTTTTACCCCAATGGTCTAATGGCTTATTATGATGGCACAACTTTAAAAGCTGTAGACAGAAACAGATGTGTTTATGGGCAGAAAGGAAAAAATCCATATCAGTGGATGGCTATAGATTCCCTGCTTAGACCAGAAAAAGAATTAGTTGTTTTGACTGGTGTTGCTGGTAGTGGCAAAACATTTTTAGCATTAGCATATGCTTTAAATATGATAGACAATCCAGATTGCGAGAATAAATATAATAGAATAGTTTTATCCAGACCGAAACAAACTCTAGAAAGAAAAGATGGTGCGGTACCTGGTGATGATGATGATAAAATCAAAGCTTATATGATGCCTTTCTATGATAATGCTAAAGCGATGGGTGCAACCCAAACCTTTAGGAGAATGGTTGGTCGTGGTGACGATATAATGGGTATAGAATTTCAACCTTTAGAAAAAATAAAAGGAAGAAGTTATGCTAACGCCATAGTTATAATAGACGAAAGTGAAGATATGAGATATAGAGAAGTTGAGTCTTTATTAACTAGGTCCGATAATGCTAAGGTTATTTTAAGTGGTGACATAAAACAAATTGACGATAAGACATTCACCAAAAACAATATCCCTTTAGTATATACCATTAAAAAAACAGAGGGTCAATTATTTGCATCCCATATAAATAATCCTGTTACTTCAAGAAAAGGTGAACTCACAAAATTTGTGATAAACAATTTTTCACAAGAAGAATACAGGTCTAAAAAATACTAAAAATTGTGGCAGGGGTCAAACCCTGCCTTTATTTAATCTAAAGATAAACCTACCGAAACAATTTAGATAGAAATTTAACCGTTTATTAAAGGAGGTTTATAAATGGCTGATAAAGAAAACGAATTAAAAACACAATTCCAGAAAAAAATAGAAAACATTGATGAAGATTATAATAAATTAGAGGATAAACTAAATAGAAAAGTATACGGTGTCGGAACTAAAGTTAGAAACCTTGTGGATATAAGTGATGACTTACCTAATAACTTTCTAGAGGGTCTAGGTTCCTCTTCTTACCGTTCATCTAGAAAACACCTGTTAGACATCGTTGGAAAAGATAACGACACCAGGGTGCCTTTAGAGGACGCTATGGAGGATGCACTAAACGATATTGGTGATTACATAACATCTTCTCCTACATATCAGGAGAGAATACTTTTAGAGCAAGAATACAATTACATGTGTGCACAAATGCCACAGCTTTTAAACTCAATTGAAATAAAAGTTAATAATATTTTATCACCAGATGGCACATCCAAAAGGTTTATCCAAAACGATATTGTGCGAGGAGATAGTATCATCTCCCAACAGGAGTTAAAAGATATAACAGATAGCAAAGAATTAGAGCCAATGGTAAAAGACATATACACCAAAACATTTATAAGTGGAAATAAATATGTTTATACAGTACCCTACAGAAGAATAGCCGAAAGAATATATTCTAGGTATTTGGAAAAAGAATCTGTAGGTGGTATGATAGCTGAAGCAGACCTTGCAGAAAAAGAATTGGATAGTTCACTTTTTAGAGAATCTATTGAAGAAGTTGTTTTTTCTGACAGTGATGAAGAATTTGTTGATTACTATGGGGAGAGTGTGACTTTTGAAACCAGTGAAGAAAACAAATCAGAAATGATGTTAACAGAAAACCCATTGATTGATGAGGCTAAAGATTCTATAGCTTATGAACTTAATAAGAAATTTGAAGAAGGTGACGATTTCTTATCTGAAAAAGATGGTGTGTTGATAGGTGAAGCTAGATCGAAGTTTAGTAAAATGACTGGGTGTCATGTCGAGGTTTTAGAAAACGAAAGATGTATTCCGGTTGTTGTTAATAGAGAAGTCATAGGTATATACTATATTGAAAAACCAGAAGTATTAAATGCTGCTGGTGGGAGGACAAGTTATAGTATCTCAAATATGACCGGCTCCAATTATATTAATGACACTAACGATGTCTTTAATGAAAGAAACAACATGACAAAAAATATGGTAACCAAGAAATTGAGAGGTGTAATAAAAAAGAACCTCGATAAGAAATTGATAAAGAAAAATAAAAAAATCTTGGATACAATAGAACATATACTAAAATCTTCTGAAACATCCGATTATAAAGTTAGGTATATACCAAGAAAATATATTACACCATTTATGGTTAATAAAGACAATATGGGTCTTGGTAGATCTCAATTACATCGTTCAAGAATAATGGCACACATGTGGATTTTATTAAACTATTCTAATTTAATGAATAAATTGTTTTTTGAAAAAGATAAAATGTTGGTTAATGCAAGGGCATCTGTAAGTAAAGATTTAGGTTCGGTTGCCAAAAGAGCACTAGAGGCTGTCAAAAAAATATATCCTATGCCAAACGAAATCTTGGATCTATCTAAGACACACGGTAGGATGGCTGACATAGCAAGGGTTATAATGCCACAGGCAAGAAACGGAACTAAAGCTTTAGATATAGAAAGAATGCAGGGTCAGGCTATTGAAGAAAACTACGATTTTAAAAAGGATTTAGAACACATAGCAACAGCTTTAGTTGGTGTTCCTTTTTCAATGACAGATACTCAAGCAAATACTGATTATGCCACAAACTTAATAAGTCAAGACATACATCAAGTATCATCTTCGATAACGTACCAAATAGAATTAGAAAAACAGATATCTGAGTTTATAACAAAGGTTGCCAGATACGAAAAAGACGATGACAGTATAATTATTAAATCAAACTTACCATTACCTAAAACTCTAACACAAGGGTTACAGGGTGACGCTTTAAATAGAATAACAGACAAAATAAATAGTATAGTTGAACATGTGGTGGAGGATAGAAATGAAGAGAAAAGGGATTATTTAAGAGAAAAGTTATTTAGAAAAGAAACAGGTTCTTCCATCGACTGGTTCCAGATAGATAAGATACTAAATAAATACAAATCAGAAACACCAGATAAAGATGACGAAGATTCAGGTGGAGGTAGATTCTAAAAACAAATATAAGAGGCAGGGGTTAACCCTGCCCTTTGTTTATTCTTTAAAAAAATCCTCTATATTCTTTTTCAGTTGAATTAAGAATTCAAATAATATGTTATGTTGAACACATTCTTTTATATAGTTCTTTTTAAACATGTTTTCCAATACCACCCTTCGAGTAATATATTTATGTTCCAAATGTATGGTATATAAAATTGCTACGGTAGTGAATATCCATAGTAACCTAACATTACCTGAACCCGAATTAATACTCATAAATGTAGTATATAAGCATAACAACATTAAAGTTATCATTCTCAACATACCCTTTAAATCGTATGTGTCCCTTATGATATAAATTTTTTTTCCCTCATAAACGGTTCCGACTCTACCTATTGTTTTCTCTAAGACAAAAACTTTTTTATCGGGATTAGTCTTACATTTCCATTTTTCCATTAAATACCACCTTCACTAGTGCCCCCATACGTTATCCAAGCTGGATTAGGTAATACACCTTTTCTTTTTATTGATTCACATATTTCCCCGAGTATGGTTTCTCTATTCTTTAACTGTCCATTTTCACTACATTTGATTATGTCCCATTTTTGTCTTTTTACAACAAATAAAGAATTCTCATGGGTTTTTTTCATGTATGCTTTATCAACTTCATGTATATCTTTATCCTTGGTGCCAGTGATTTTATTTTTTCTATTCTCTATAAGTTTTTCTCTGATATCATAATCCATATGAAGGAAAATTGTGATATCTGGTTTTGGTAAACCTAGTTTATTATACTCTAAATCATATTCCCAATCTAAAAATTTTTCTTTTTCATTTAAGGTTTCGAATTTAGAACTCTGGTGTATCATATTGGAAGAAACATATCTATCCATTATTATAATATATCCTTCATCAACATATTTTTTCCATGTGTTTTTAAAGGATATAAACCTATCCGAGGCATAAAATAAAGATGCAGGGTAACCACCGATATCTTCAGCCTCTTTAGAAATTTCACCATTTAAATACATTTTAACTAAATGTGAAGAATCATTATCATAGAAAGGGAAGGATAATCTTTTCACCTTCTCATATCTACCATTTAAATAATCATATAATAATCTGGTCTGTGTTTCTTTCCCTACACCATCTACACCATCAATCGCTATTATTTTGGATTCCATTTAAACCACTCCTTTAATAAAAGTCTATAACATTGGTAACATGTCTTCTTTTTTTGCTATCTCTAATAGTTATTAAACCTAATGGATCAATGACCGGTGCAATAAGGTTTGATGTTTGTGTTATAACTGGTGTGGTATTTAAGAAATCCAAAACAAAATCCGGTATATAGGTTATATCGTATGGTAGTGCTATTTTTTTTATATCCCTGTATCTCTTCTGGATGGAAGATAAATTATCAAGTCTAAATCTTTTTAATTCAGATTCCTTTGCACCTCTCTCAATTAGTTTCTTTTTAATCTTTAAACCTTTTCTTTTCATAAATTCATTGGAAACTAAACGGAATGTATCTGTATAAATGTCTAATACATCCATAGCCATTTTCTCTATACCCTGATCATATACATCGTTGATTTTAAGATATAAATATTCACCGTCATTTATGACCATGATATTATTATCCATCATGTCTACTACTTTCTTTGTTTTATAAAGGTCATATTGGCTCCTAAACTTAGAGTTAAATTTCTGTACTATGACATCCAGTAAATCTTGATCTAAATCTATATCGTCAGATATCTTTAAAAAAACAGAGTTATTTTTTACTGAGACTTCACCGCGATACATTAAACCAGATTTACCTTTTTCTTTTAATTCTATGAAATCCAACTCTTCATAATTGAAATTTATTCTATCTGATATGTCAACTCTGTATCCATTTAATTTATCTTCGTTTGATTCTATCATTCTATCTATTATGTGATAGGATAGTTTCTTAAACATCTCAGGGTAATCTCTTTTCATACCCTCTATATCTGTCATATCTAAATAAGCTGTATAAAAGGTTGCTGGTGCCTCTATCTCATCATCTAAACCTAAATCATTCCATAACTTTATTGCAGTAACTCTGTGGTCTGAGATAGGGAAGTCTTCGAACACACCATTTAGCTTATGGACATCAAAGAATTCTTGTGCAGTTTCACCCTTCATCATTTCTAAAACTTCATTATCTATATCTCTTAATTTATTTAGTATCCTGTCTAACTTTATATCCTTTTCTCTCATGATATCATTTTCAACTATGTCCTCAACATTACTGCATAACTTCTGGTTAAAATTTGATTTAGTAAAAGATAAACCCTTAACGTCCAAGTCAGCAACTTCAAAAACATTTCCTTCTTTAAGTTTATTTAATCCTATATAATTTTTCTTTCTAGATGTTAAAACGAATCTTTTATAGAGGTACTCGTTTTTCATATTGATTCTTGATTTATATCTTTCCAAAACATTAGTGTGGTCCTTATATCTTTCCAAAGAATAATCCACACAACTTACAGCAACCATTGTGGAAAGATTAGAAAGAGTAAACCATATCTCGTCTTCAGACAAATTTTTGTATCCTTTGTTATAAAGATCGTTTATATCATTATTCAGTTCATCTATAGCAACCATATTCGTTTATACCCTCGGTCTCCCGATATTTAGAAACTTGGGACTAGACTATATCATGATCATATAACCTTAAAGGTTACTTAGATCCCTTCCATTTCCCTCACGGTACTCTACTCAGTTATCATCAGTCAGTCACCCAACTGAATCCCTTTTCGATAGTCGTTGAACCTTTAGTCGAGATATCTTAAAAATTATAGTTTTCGGAAATATTAACATATGATTCTTTCTCTCTTATTCTTTTTACAAATTTCCAGAACTTTTGTCTTTCTAATGTTTCTGAAGTATCAAAGTTTAACGTGTCGGCTATTTCTCGGGTTGTAAGATTTTTTTCTAATAAATCACAAACTGACACCACCATGCTTTTCCAATTGTACTTATATTTGTTTTTTCTATGGTGTATATCATAATTTGCATATATGCCCTTATGAATGGTACCAGTTTTAATTTTTTGTATAGTGGTTAACTCCACTTTATCTTTGAATTTTGGATATAAATCCATCGGATTTAACCCTTTTTCTAACCCTCTACAAATATAATGTACATCGTCATCAGTCAATACACCTTGATCTTTATGTTGTGTGAATGTCCCTTGTTTTATCGAATGGTGTATATTTTCTTTTTGTGTCAACCATCTCAAATTATAGATATTATTGTTACCCCTATCTAAGTCTATGTGATCGACCACATAGTCATTTGGGTTATCTATTGGGTCATAGGTGTTTAACATCACCCGATGCACGTAGAAATTTCTTTTATTATTGTTTTCATCTATAGGTAATCTCACATACTTATAGCCGGCATTCTTTATATTTTCTTTCAATACTTCACCAGTATTGTAATTTTCTATAATTCCGTGTTCTGAAATAATGTAATTCCCGTATATTTTGTACCCATCGACAAATTCAATATCTTTATAAATGATAAACAAATCACTCCTTTGTCGATATCTCGATTACTTGGCTGCTGATTGTCTTATAACTTTTCAGCTATAACAGTTCCCAGCAATTAGAAAGGTTTTTCACATAATGTTTCCACTATGTGCTCCTATAAATTAAGAGTCTGTATCAATCAATAAAATCAAACTTCTCATTATATTTTTAATTGTACCCTGTGTATTCGTGGTGATTTTGTTTGCCTCTTCAATAAGATCCCCGCCATACCAGTAATATCCACACAATATCTGTTCTGTCATATCCTGTAATTTATCGATTTGTTTTTTAACAGATTCCGGTGGTTCATAAGGGTCAACAAAAACACTACCTTCATCTTCTTTTCTATTTTTATCAATTGTATCTAGGGACTCTTTAAATAAACTTTTAACTTCGTCAATATTTAAAAAGGCGTCTATATTATTTTTATAATATATTTTTATTAAAGATTCTAAAGATATCTTATTTATTTTTCTAAAGACACCATCGTATGCATAGTAGTTTTCATCAATACCAATATGCTCCATTACTTTTTGTATATAAATTCCTTTTAACTTTGAATCTCTTTCTTTTTCGTTGTTCCAACTAATACCATTTTCTTTAGCTCTCCTTACAACATTAGCAAACAATACCCCATAATAATCGTCATCTTCTTTTATTATTTCATCCAATGTGTAAATTAGTGCATCATATTTTTTAGGGAAATAACCACCCAAAGCAGCTTCAACAGTTAAAGCAGAAATAGATATTATACTTCTACCTTTAGAAGTTATTGCTGCACCCAAATCAGGAGAAAACAATTTACAGTACATATTAATTAAAACACCGTATAAGGTGTTCATAATAATTTTTGTCACTGTTGCTATTCATAACAAATAGCTTAGTGGACTATATCATATCCGTACATTCTTAAACAGGGGGCGATTCATTTGAAAAATGTAAAAATTAATACTGAGGAAACTTTATTTGATTATCACATTGATAAGGATGGTTTCATTTATGGACAATACGATAGACCTTTAACTATATATAAAAATGGTAAAGGTGAGTTTGTCAAAATGTATCATGAGGGGTCTTCAAAATCTTTTCATATACATGAGCTAATTGCGTATACTTTTTTGGAATATGAAAAGAGTGAAGACACAATAATATCTTATTACCCTAATAAAAAAACCAAACTGAACAACGTGAAGATATCCAATGTTTTCGATTACGTTGAAAATAGACATGGTTTCAAAAAACCCAAATTTTTAAAATACGATGATAAAAAATACACCAAATATATCGTGGATATAGATGGTCGTGTATTCAACACCGAAACATATAAAATATTATCTGAGCATCAAACCCCTCAGGGATATGTCTTTGTGACATTAAATTTAAAGACAAGAATGATGCATCGTATTTTATATAGCACATACGTTGAACCCATGGATCCTGATCTAGTTATAAACCATAAAGACGGCATTAAGTCAAACAATACCCTCAGTAACTTAGAGTAGGTGACCACAAGAGAAAACTCAATGCACGCTATCAATACTGGGTTAATTGAGACATTTGGGCCCGAAACAATAGAACCTATTTTGACCTTATACTATGGTGGGGAGGGAAGAAAACATATCTCAGAAAGATTAGGTATCAATTATAATACGGTTAGGTATATAATAGAAAAACATGCCAACCATTCTCCCGACTTTATTAACAGAACTTCTTTCAATTTATTAGAAGTTGAAAAAATATTCAAATTAAAAGAAAAAGGCTATTCATATTCTGAAATCTCAAAAAGAATCGATCACAAAAATATTTCCACCATAGGGTATACATTGAATAATAAAAATTTCCAAAGAATGTTTAAAAATGATTAGGATTTGCCTGTTTCCATTTAATCACATGGGTTTTTAGTGAACCTTTCGAGGGCTGTACTATATCTAAAAAGATACCCTAGTCTCTGAACCCACACCATGATGACCTATATAAAAGTCATTTTAGATGTTCGGCTGCTGATTATCCATTATAACTCTCCTTAGGGCACCATCCTTAATTGGGTGGTGTTTTTATTTCACCATAGAGAATCCCCTAACTTGTTTCTGACTTTCGTCACCTTTGTATGGGTTTTCACCGCATATTTTGGTACAGGGGCGTTAAGAACTCCCAGCATTTAAGGCAATTTTAACCACACTGTTTCCAGTATGGTAGGACACACTTTTTATCCTTTTGTCTTAAATCATACAACTTACCAAGTATGGGGTCATCACCTTCTGTTAAGTAGTAATTACCCAACTTCTTTATCTCAGCTCTATCATCAAACAATCTCATCTCACCACTAACAACTGGTGGTGTTTTGATATCTTGGTTTAAAAAGAATGTGCCATTTTCAACCATAAGATAAGGGGTTGAATAAACATCTTCAATAAAATCCAACGCATCCAATTTATAGTTTTTACCTCGAACTGTATTGATTAATTCTACGCTTCTATTTACAAACTTATCTTTAAATAATCCGTATAATTTTGTGTCATCTTCTAATTCTAATTTTCTAGAAACATCCTCTATCCAAGCGTCTCTAAAAACATCTTCATTCTCGAAATTTTTTGCAAATTCCAAATACCCTCTTGACCATCTACTCATTGACAATCATCTCCTTAGAACAATATTTTAGCTCACATTAAATTGTTTACGATGATAAAAAATTATCTAGGAGGTCATTATATAATGGAATTGCTATCTACAAATGAAATAGAGAAACAATTGGACGCAAAAGAAAAAGGTTTCACCAGTCTTAATAGTGTAGACGATATTCTTCTTTCTCTTCTTCTTATCAAAAAAGGTGTACCTATGACAGCTCAACTTTCTAAGAAGGTAAAAAAGAATACTGAGTTTGAAATCCCCACAATCGAAGGTCTTGTTTCAAAAGAAGACGAAGAACATAAAACATATGATATTGAACTTTTAAAACTTACTGCATTTTTAATAGCCCAAAAACGCGGCGATGAAAACGTAAAGGTTATTGAAGAACAGTATAGTGAATTTAAATCTATGATGGATAACCTTTATGAAGACTATGCTGAAGATGCGGCTGTAACTTTAAATGAGGTTATTGAAAAAGCAGAAAAAATTGAGAAACTCGATAAATTAGATGTATAAAAATCATGTGGGGTAAAACCCACATTTTTTTTATTTGTCACCAACAACCATTTAGACCACATCCAAATGATGTAGATGCTATATGTCTACGATTATATATTATTAAAATGAAAGAAGGAGATGAAGGAAATGTTGATACTGAAAAAATATTCAGTAGTAGAGGAGATTTTGGAGAAGGTTTTACAGAATGTAAATAGCTATAAAGCAGGACACCCAGAACTGATGATCAATGATAAATTAAAATTGGAGGTGAATATAGAAAGTGAATCTAAAAAATTTTATGGCTTTTCAATACAGATAAAAAAGGGAGAGAAAGTATTGGACACCATAATGATAACTAATGATGAAAGGTCTAATATATTCGATGTATTTAAAAAGGAGGAATACGATAAAGAGAGTATATTGACCACAAATAGTATAAAGGAGATTGTCAGATTTTCAACAGAATATCTTATAGAAAAATTAAACAAGTTTAAGTTTTAAGGAGATGGTTTTTATGGAGCCTAAAAAGAAAAATTTTTATATTAACCTAGGACGAGGAGGTGTTAATTATTTAGTAGATTATATAAACACTAATTACGATGAGATAACTTTTGAATACTTAGATAATAAATTAAACGAAACGGTTATCACACATGATAAATTGGATTTAGAAAATGTCATAAGTTATTTATCGGATTATGATAAATTTATAAACCACTATGGTAATGTGCCAAGGAATACTTTGATGCCTAATTTATCTTCCTTAGAGAACCCTGATATTAGAGCAAGAATAAAAAATCTTTTATTATCAGATCTTTTGGGAAAGGTTCATGCTGTTTACAGGGATCTGTTTTTCAAAGGTTTGGAATCGTTCATCTTTGAAATGAAAAGGAAAGGAAGAGTATCTTGGGCGTATTTATATCACCCAGAGTTTGGAGAGTATTTGGGGGATTATAACTTAGGAGATTTCAAAAGATTTTTACCTAGAATTAAAGAGTTAATCAATGAGTGGTTCTTTTATATAGAAGGAGCTAGTAATTACCCAGGAACAAGTTACAATCATCCTGATGATTACGAGGTCAATAATCTTGAATTTAAATTTATTGTCGATGAATATGCTGGCAAATATTCTGATAATAAAGAAAATTTAATGCATGTTATTAATGAATTGATACACCCAGAATATCTTGATACTTTCATAGAGACAAAAAATCTAATTTATTTGGGCTCTGAAAACATGAAAGAAATAATAGATATCTATAGTGAATTTTTAAGATTATTGATTTTTAGTTCTGAAACTATCGATTATAAGACACCGCTCAAAAAGGAACTCATGAGAGAGTTTGGGGTTATGGAGATTGGAGATACACAAACTTTCAATCACAATAGGAGAGTGATTTATCATGGATAAATCAAATATTTTACTTGGTGTATTAGCCTTTGTTTATTGTGTATACCTAATAAAGAAAGGTTACTTTGGAGAATCCAGTAAGTGGAAATAACAAAAAATAAAAAGGAGATGTTAATATGAAATTAAACAATTTAAAGTTAGAGATCAATGGTGAGGTTATCAGTATAGATGAAGCTGAAGTTAGACCTGAAGAAATAAATAAACTCTGGTCTTTGAATTCAGAAAACTTTAAGGTTGATTTGGGTAATAGACCATTCACACCCAAAGAGGTCCAACAATTATTGAATGCAAAATTTAATAAGGAAGTTAACACTGTAACAGAAAAACCAAAGGCCGAAGTTAAGCAGACCAATACGAATACGAATGATAGAAGTGTCGTTGATAAAACTGGTGTTATGGTCCCAAGAGAAATAAGAAACACAAATCTTTTGGAATTCTTTGACGGACAGTACACCAAAAAAGAAATAGAATCAATGAACAATGAAGAGTTGGTCAATGCTTATGAAAAAAAGAAACATATGGTTGAAAATGGATCAACTGAAGATAGCTATGACACAGAAGAAGATGATACTTTAGATATAGGTAATATAATATCTTCAGCAAAAAAGAATAACAAGAAAGAAGAGAAAATGGATTTAGAAAAAATGGATGTTTTAGATATATCATTCTATGATTTTCATAACACTATCGAAAACATTTATAAAGGATTAAGAGAAGATTTAAATGTAAGAGAAATCGTATTAGAAAAATTCAATTACGATATGACTCTTGGTATGAGAATAGATAACTATGAGGAAATGGAAGATGTTATGGATCCTACTGAAATCAAACAGTTGAAGGAATATGTTTATGAAACACTGATAAACAATATCAATCATGACTTGTTTGATATGAAAGATTACAGTATATACATCCAAGCACAAGATTCCAATTATGATATGGACTTACAACCGAAATCACAAGTTTTATTTTCCATACTACCATACGATGAAGAATAATAAAAATAATCGCAGGTGTTTAAAACCACCTGCTTTTTTTTATGATTATATATTATATATGAGAACAGATAAAAATAATTTAAAAGGAGTTGATAAATATGGATAATAAACCAAGAGAATATTCTGAGAATGAAATAAGAGAAAATTTTTTAAGAAATGTTTGGTCTATAGTGGACTATTGGAAAAACGAGGAATTAGAGAATGATACAATGGAAAACCGTATCGAAGGTGTTGTCTTTAGTATTCTAGCTATGTTGGATGGTGCCAACATCAATCTACCCAGCTTCATAGTGGCGCCGTCACCACATAAAGATGATAAAGAATACTCTATTAAAAATAACCATAACTATTACCCATATAATGATTCGGATAATATTAAGGGGAATATTGCTGGGTGTTTACACGAATTGTTTGATAGATATAAAAAATAAATGTTATCAACAATTGAATAGTCCGAAAATATAAAAATATGAGGTGAGGGTTAAGATGTTAGATATAGTTAATAATGGAGAAGAGATTGTAAGAGAACTTAAATTAAACATAAAAAATTATAAGCAAAAAAAGAAGTTCAGTTTAAATGATAAGGAATTTAAATTAACTATCGCTAGAGCGGGTTTAAATGCACTTGTTTTTGATGTATTGCCCAAAGAATTGAGAGTTGAAAAATTCTTATTTTTAAAACCTGGCTCCAGCAGTAACCTAACAGAATACAAACAAGAAATCATTGATGAGTGTTTTAAACTTGGGAAAACAGTCGATGAAACCAAAGACTTAATATACGATGTTCAAGAAAAGGTAAATGAATATACATTGATATTTAATTTTAGGTTATCTGTCGATATATCATTATATGATTTTATAAAGATGATGAAAAAGTCTGATAGAATGAGAGAAATTTTAAGTGGTAATAACTTTAATGAAGAAATGAATGCCTTCGAAATAATGAGAAAGAAGGAGAAGTTATCTAAAGAAATTGAAGATTTTATTTTAAAAGAGAAGATAGATCCTATGTATACATTTCTTACTGCTGAAGCTGCTATGCGTAAACCACAGTTTCATGATATAGTGGTTGGTGTTGGTATAAGACCAAATAATAAGGATAGTGTTTACCCATTCCTTATTAATGAAAACTGGCTTAATGGGCTCACTAATAAAGATTCCTTTTGGGCTGAAAACGATTCAGCAAGAAATGCTTTGATAATTCAGAAACTGGATATAAGAAAAACTGGTACATTCAACAAACGTTCTACTATGTTGGCTCAACCAAATTATTTAAATCCAGATCCTGATTATTGTTGTGACACTATACATTTTGTAGAAGAGAAGATAGAAGATGAAAGGGATTTCCAAAGGTTTATAGATTTGTACCATCAAGTTGATGGTAAACCCCAATTGATAACAGAAGATGACACACATTTGATTGGAAAGAAGATATTATTAAGACAACCTTATACATGTAACAGTGACGATGGTGTCTGTCACTACTGTATAGGTGAGAAATTATATTTTGATAACCTAGAGGGTTACCATGGTGGAGAAAGAAACTTTGGTGTGGCTATCTCTAAAAAGAAAGTTGCCCCAAAAGTTCAGGGACACCTTTCTGCTAAGCATAACATTGTGGCTAAGTTATTTGATAAAGATGGTAAACCCCTAACAAGGATCAATGGTGAAAAGAACTGGCACGATTATTTTGATTTAAAATATATCAATAAGTTAGTTTTTAAAGAAGGGTTCAAAAAGAATATTGATGAAATCAGATTAATTAAAATAAAAGATAAAGGTAAAAGGAAAGCTAGATTTAGAAGGAAAATGGAAATAAAGATGGAAAACGGAGACACTATGGAATTTAAAACTAACTCTGTATTCTATACTGAAAAACCAAATATAGATTATGATACTGGGTTGGTTGATGATATTGAAAAGATTCATATTGAGATTATAAATAATCCGGTGTCCTCTGGTTATCATGAACTTGATAAGGTATTTAATAAAAACAACGGTAATATTCAAAAGGCAATGAAAGAATTGAAACACTTAATGAAAAAAGAGAAAGCTATTATCCCTTATCTTTTAATAAGAAACATAATAAGAAAAGAGGGACAAAATGAAGAGAGACCAGATTATTCAAAGGAAAATCCAAAAGAAGAAATACTAACGATGCAGACTGCTATAAGAAACTTTAAAGAACTTGGTCTTAAACTCAATATTGGTTTCTTTAAATCTATGCTTTCTGATTTGAGAAATTATGAAAAGACAAAACCTTCTAAATTCGATATACTATTCGAAAGTAGGAGAAAAGACAAACAATAAGAAATGGGGTTTTATAAATGCCATACAAAAAGAAAAAAGAATTACCAGACAGTGTAAAAGAGAACTTACCCAAACATGCACAGGATGTTTATATAGCAGCATTCAATAGTTCTTTTGATGATAATGGAGATGAAGCTGAATCACACGCTATAGCTTGGTCTGCTGTCAAAAGAATATATAAAAAGAATAAGGATGATGATTGGGTTAAAAAATCAAAAAGCAAAAAGATTAAAGAGTCTGTAGAAATATTCATGGATATACCGTAATTTAAAACAAGGGGTAAAACCCTTGTTTTTTTTATTTAAAATTATGGTGTTGAAACAAGTCTATAGACTTTTAAATGTCTGGAAGGTGGTGAATTATAAACCATGTCAAAAGAAATGAAAATATTAGAGTATGGTGCAAGTTATAAAATAATAAACCCTAATAAAGGTATAGAAGATCTTTTAGAGAATTTAGAAACTATAGACTATCATACTAGAGAAAAAGTACCTTTGGGGTATTTTTACAATAGAGAAAAAGATGCCTATTCGGTACCAAAAGGTATAGGTAAGTCTGAACTTTTTAAATATTTGAAAACAAATAAAACCCAAATGGGTGGGTTTTTAGATGTGGGGGATAAACTTGGTTTTAAAATGAAAAATAACCCATTTAAAAAACAGTCTAAGATAATCAATAATGTTCATGACAATTTTAAAAGAGGAGACACACAAGCTATTGTGGATATGCCAACTGGTAGAGGTAAGACATTTGCTGCCATTTACCTAACCCATAAGCTAAATAGAAAACCCATTATATTCGTTAAAAACGGTAGACAGTGTAAACAGTGGGCAAAAGGTTTTGTAGAGCATACCCATATAGATGAGGATAGGATATATATAGCCAGAGGTAAAACCAGGGTACACTATCTATTTGAAAATGGTGATGACTATGATGTGTTTATAACAACACACAGGACAGTCTCAAACTTTATAAGAGATAACGGTTATAAAAAATTAAACCAATGGTTTCTAGCTATGGGTGTTAACCTAAAGATATTTGATGAGTTTGATTTGGCTGTAGAAAATATGTTCAGAATAGATTGTCATTCCTCTTTTAGATATAACTTATATTTAACAGCTACACCTTTTAAATCTGGATATTACGATAACCAAGTTTTTAAATACGCATTTAATAGAGTATACCAATTGGGTAAAGATTTATATGCAAATGAAACACCCAATAGAGATGCTCATATCGTATTTTTGAAATCTGATCCAGAGAAAAAGGAGAAGAAAAAATGTTACACATATAAAAATACTGGACAAAGGTGGGAACCTTTCTTTGACCCTGATAAATATCACCAGTATATAATTAAAAAGAAAAAAGTTTTAAAAAGCTTTTTAGATATTCCTTTAAAACACATCAAAAAAGAATTAAAAAATAATCCAGAAAGAAAACATATATTCTTTACTGGTAAAATAGAAAACTGCGAATTAATAAAAGGTTTATTGATAAAGGATTATAATATCGATCCCTCGATAATTGGGATATATAATTCTGACGTTGATAAAAAAGAAAAAGATGAAGCTTTAAATAAATCGGTAATAATTTCTATCTCTTCTAGTATGGGTAGAGCATTAGATATTAAAAACCTAGAAACACTGGTTGATATGGAAACCTATAGGAGTGCATCTATATTTGTGCAGCTAATAGGTCGTGTCGGTCGTGTGGGGGGATTAAGAGGAAGATGGTATAAAATGTTTGATACATCTTTTTATAGAAATTATTTTTATTATAAAGAATTAAAAAAATATATTCATAGCGAATTCGATGAAGTTGAATATCAAAAATTAGAAAAATAACTTGGAGATGGATATATATGAAAACTAAATTTGATAACATCCATGATTTAGAAAATATAGAAAAGTATTATTTTTTTGCTGATGATATACTTTTTTCTACACAATTTACTCTTCTTTATTCTTTGACAAGTTTCATGCTAGATATAGAAAATTTTTTTGAAGCTTTAGAAAATATCGAAGAGTTTAATAATCTATCAGAAGAAGAAAAAAATAAAAGAGACCATGATCCAAACGATATTGATATAGAACTGCCAGAAGATGATGATTTGGTAGAACTATTTAAAGACTACGCCAGTGGTGATGATAGGTTAGAAAAAATATATGATCAATGTAGTGAATTATTAAATGATATAAAGGGGAAACTCGGAATAGAAAACCCTGATGAAATTCATGAGAAAATACTATTGAGAGAGGATGAGGTCTTCATTACTTTAGAGGACCTCTTTAGTATTTATGATGGGTTTCCGTTACAATTAAAAACTATAACATCCGGTGTATGCGATGGTATGGTGTCGTTTCCCAATCAATTTAAAAAAACACATAAGATAGTTTTTAAAAACAAACTGGAATATAATATATATAAAAATATTGTCTCACCAGTAAACACTTTGGAATTGGAATACGATATAGTTTTAGATTTCTTATATATAGATGATTTAGAAGAAGATATATCGGAAGAATTGAAAACAGAAGATGAAGCTTTAATATATATATCAACAGTTGATAAAGAAATAATTGAAAAATATTTAGAAGAATATTTTTCAAATGTATTAATACTTCTACCAACCAATTATGGTTTTATAAATAAAGATGATTTCCCCACAAACAGAATACTAGAAACCGGAGTTTGGTAAAAACTATATTGTACAACAAAAATGTAGACAGAAAATTAAATTACTAAGGGAGGAATAAAATGAGTACATTTAAAAACTTCAATGCAACAGGAAACGAAATAGACACTAAAGAAAAAATCGGTGAGATTCTAAAAGAGATGAGTGGTATATTAGCTAAATCTTACTCTCCTTTCGGGAGCAGTTCTATCATTATTGATGAACACAAGGTGACTAAGGATGGTTACAGTATACTGAATTCTTTAAAACCAGAAAGTGAACTTGCAGTCTGGGTCACTAATATGGTGAGGAGCTTAACAAATAAAACATTATTAACTTCTGGTGATGGTAAGACAACAGCTGTACTTCTTGCTGAGGCACTTTTTGAAAACTTAAATGAAGTCTTTGAAGAAAGTTACCGTGGCAAAACACCACAAGATTTTATAGGTGATGTGAACGGTTTAGGACATGCTTTAATAGACTCTTTGGATAAAATTAAGTATGTTCCAGAAAATAAAGAAGAGTTTTTGAATATAGCTTACACTTCTTTAAATAACGATAAAGAATTAACCAATTATGTTAAAGAAGCACTAGAAGTTTTTGATGACCCAAAGGATATGAACATAGTCGCATCTATTAATGAAGGGTCTGATAAAATCAAAGTTGATGTTTCAAAAGGTATGGACATTAGGTCTTCTTTAATGTTTGGTATTGGTAGTGCTTTAAATAATGCCGTACTTAAAGAATGTAAAGTATTTGTGGCTGGAGAAAAAATAGAATCAGTAGAACAAATCGAAAAAATATACGATGTCTTAGATTATGTTTCTGATACCAATTCTAAACTCATGTTTATTGCACCAGAATATTCTGCAACAGCAACAAGAAAAATTAAACAAAGATTACAGAAAATGAATATGGAACAAAAAAATCTGGGTGTATTCTTTTTAAGTGTGGACAGAGGTGGTACCATGGATGGACGAGACCATTATGGAGATGTCATGGCATACCTTGGTACTGTTGTGCTTAATCTACACGATGCTGAAGACTTTATGGATACATTTAAAGAAAACTTCAATAAATTATCGGTCGCTGACATTAAAGTGGGGACATATAGCACAACTTTCATGATTAAAAAACGAAATAATGACCTACTATACAATGATAGGATTAGTTTGATAGAAAGACAAATGGAAAACGGTAGTCTTGAAGATAGAAAGAAAGCAACTTATAGATATAATAAAATGACAAGTAAGGTTGCTGATATCAAAGTTGGTGGTAATATTCCAGAAGAAGCTAGAAGGATTTATTCTATGTTTATGGATGCCACACTGGCTATGAATTATGCTAAAGAAGGTATTGTGTCTGGTATGAACACAGCAATGATTAAAACAATCAATTCATTTGAATATAAAGATGAAGGTATTGCTGAAATCGCAAATGCAATTAAAGATTCCTATAAAAAATTATTTGATGTCATTGTTGATATGTCTAGAAGAGATGTCTCAGATGATATTGTAGAAGAGATCACTCATTTAGACCCTGAAGATAAAAAGAGCATACTAAAGACATATGATGTTAAAGATGAGGAATTAACTTATACCATAACAAATCCTTTCCAATCTGAAAAGGTTATTTTATTAGCGGCATTAGAGATTGTAAAGATTTTTATTACAGCTAATCAGATTATCTTCTCAGATGTGTATGTTACAAACTATTTCGATAAAACAGGAATGTAGTATATAAATCCCAGGGTGTAAAAACCCTGGGGTAAACTACTATATAAATTATAATTATATATTATAAAAGTGAAAGGAAACACTACATAATAAAAAAAGGGAGATGAAGAGAATGAAAAACATAATTATTTTGATAGTCATGGTTAGTTTACTTTTTGGTCTAGGTGGTATTGTTTATGAATCTATGTCTTATGAAATAGGTTTTAACGACACTGTTCAGTTTACAGTAGGACCAAATGATACAATTTGGGAGGCATTAAATACTATTAAGGGTCGAGAAAATATAGATGGACATATGTTGGTTTCCTTAATAAAGGAAATGAATAATTTAGAAAACAGTATGTTGAGAGTCGGACAAACTCTCATCATACCTGAGGAGGTATATAGAAAATAGGGATTATAATCTCCCTATTTTTTTGTGAATATTATAAAACTCCCAACATATATATGAAGAGATTTAACATTGAGATAGTCGTCGTATTCTACTTTTTATGGGTGGTGAAAAAATAAATGGAACAAACTCAGTTTGATTTTTCTAAAAACTCCAATTTAAAAGAACTGGATGAGGATAAAAGAGATAACATACATAGGTGTCTGGTTATTTCTGAGGCAACATCCAATAATCTCGATAATGTTTTAAAAGAAGCTATTGAAGAAGATGACATAAATAAAGAGGATAAAAAAGAACTTAAAGAACTTATTAAAATAGTCAATAACTTCTATAGTAAATTGGAGACTTTAAATATCAATTTAGAAAAAAAGAGGAGAGGGTTAATAAGTTTAGAAATGAAGAAAAAGATATATCATTTCTATATGTCTGGTTTATTTTCACAACACCAGTTAGGTAGAATATTTGGTGTTAGTCAGTCTACGGTTTCTAGGGTAGTAAAACAACTATCCAAATAATATAAAAATGGAGATGGTTTAGATGAAAACTAAAAACTATATTTTCGATTATTTAACAGATTCTTTAGGGTTTGGGGGAAAAGAAGACAAATTTAAAGAATACCAGTTAAGAAAGATTGCTAAAGCAGCTAAAGATTTAGACGAAGCCTTTTATGCCTGTGAGCTACATATTAGCCATGGTTACAGTATACACAAGTTAGAGACCATGTTAATGAATGGTGATAAAGAAGACTATGTGAGTGTCAGTGAAGAATACAAAAAATTAACAGAAAATGATAGATACGATGACTTTGAAAAAAAACTTCAAGAATAATTAAGAAATCGACACAATATAAAGGTGGGGTTTGTAACCCCACCCTTTATTTACGTTTTGAAAGGCTAATCAACAATTCGTTTAGAGAACTAATAAAAATAAAAGAAGGAGGTAAATAACTTGAACGAGAATGCTTATAGAAAAATAGTTGGTAGAAAACCCCATAATGACATCATTAGGGTTTTGATTATACCAGGACATAGTATAGACAAACCTGGTGCATATAATGATAAGTTGGGTATTAGTGAACACGATGTAGTGATGGATATAGCAACCAAAATGTTAAAGAAAGAAAAAGACAAGTCATTAAGTCTCATATTGACTTCAAGAAATTCTTATTCTAAATTACCTGATGAATTAAATTATTTAAGACCAGATTTTATTATTTCCTTACATCTTAATGCATTTAATTCCGAAGCACAGGGGACAGAAACCCTTTATTACGAGAAATCCTCAGCCTCTGAACTATTAGCAGAATTAACACAAAAAGAACTCCTAAGACTAGGTTATAATGATAGAGGAATTAAAGCCAAAAAGAGATCTGATAGAGGTGGTCACATGTTGATAAACACAGCTAAACCTTGTGTTATTGTGGAACCATTTTTTATAGACTCTATAGAAACTGAAGAAGAAATGAATGAAAACGCTGAAATTGTAAGCGACCTATTGCTGAGTGCTATCTATAAAAACTTTACTTAAATATCCCAATATAAAGAGGGGAGGTATAATGTGGCCACAGCAGAAAAGATCCTTTCAAACGAAGGAATTTTGAAACTCTTTGGGAGTGCTGATATTATACCACTTACTTTATTTATTTTTTTTACAATTTTTATTTTTTTATTGGTGATAATGTTAATAAATAATAGAAACCAACTTAAGATAAATAAAGAATGGTCTAATGCTATAAATGATCTTTCTTTAGCCATTAATCTTGATATGGAAAAAGACAAAAGCACTCTAAAGGAGATAGAAAAGACCAACGATAAATTAGACAAATTAAGCTTACAACTCGAAACACATAATAAACAAATGGAAGAAAATGGGGAAAACCAAGCCACCAAAACTATTAATAAAGAGGGGGGCGATTAAAGAAAAATGCTTGAACTTATGATACTAACCCTAATCACGATACTGATGGGTATATCGTGGGTTTGGCTTTTTAACTTATCTCCATTTACAGTTTCACTAGCTATAAGTTCAGTCATATGGTTATTTACAACGACATTTGTTTCCATATTTTTTCTGATTTTCTTTTACACTGTTTTAAACGTGATTTATGGGTGGAAAAAAATGATGAATGAAAGAATAGCCATAATCAAAGAAACTGATGCACTTACTAAAAGAATAACTAAGGAGAATTTATAATGAAATATAATCTCCTACTTTATTTACTTGTATCGGTCCCTGAGCAATTCGTCATAGTATACTTTGTAACAAAAAGACAGAATAAATGGAATAGGTTGATCAAGGAAGATAAGCAGATTTTGGTTGGGCTAACATTCATTTTTTGTTTGTTTTATTTTCCTCTGTCAAATCTGGATATTCATTTACAATTGCTATTAATAACACCTTTTATATTGAACACAATAATGCTTACCAATCTATTACACAGTTATTACGATGTAGAGGTATTAAAGACTGTAAGATCTATAGTGCACATCTATGCCGTTAAAGCTTTATTTATAATGGTGAGCATCACAACTATAATAATATTCGATAAAGGTTTTACAACATTAAATATTTTAGGAATAAGCTGGCTTGTTTATTTCCCATTACTAGTTACTTATGTTTATTATATTCGATTTCATAGATAAAATGAGGAGGGTTAACACCCTCCCCTTATTTTTATTCTAAATTTTCAGAAACTATATCATACATCATAGAATATTTATTAACTGCTTCTTTGATCTTTACCATATCATCCAGATGTATATCATCTATTTCGATATGGTTTGTGTTGTTTTCTGATAATTTCACACCATCATTTTCGTCAATTTCTACTATTAGATGTCTGGATTCTGCGTTGTTGATATCCGCATCCAAAACGAAACTTGTTTGTGATGCTTCATCTATAGTTCCATTTGCTTTTTCAATACTGGTTAATGAATGGTGTATATGTTTTCCTGTCTTGTGGATTTTATTTTTGATATCGTGTTTTAATTCTTCTAAGTTATCTATATTAAAATCGTTTACATTTACAGGAATCGTTTCAAGTTCTTTTTTTGTTCCCTCTTTTATTAATCTGTCTTCTTTCTGGTTAAAATAAAGTTCTTTCTCATCTTCTGCGTTCAATACTAGATACATTTCCATTTTAAGGCACCTTCCCTATTTTTATAATTTCATATATTTTTCTAGTGGAGAAGGTGCTTCTTTACTGTCATCTTTAACGAGGGATACAGACATCATTGTCTTGGGATCTTCATATGTCATAGCCGCAAATGTGGACTGTTGGGCTACAAGATTTTTATAAGATAATAGAACATAGTCTTCTTTTCCTGTTGTGCGTAATGGTTTAGACGGATCTTTAGCATCTCTTATATAGTTTGCCAATAATAATTCTATATCTCTTTCTGAAACATTTAATCTTTCATTTAAATTCATATTGTTTAATATGATATCAAGATACAAATCTGGATCTATTTTGTTCGTTAATTTTCCTGAGGACAGTAAATCAAACATCTTCTCCACATTAGTTATATCGGAGATAACTTTTTGTCCCATACAAAAGGGATGAGATTTTTGATGTTTCATATCGTATTTTAAAGTGTATGTTCCTTCTTCTTTATTTCTTTCCACTTCCACTGGCTTAGTAGTAAAAACTGTTGCTAAAACCAATGCTCTCTCATCCACTACTTTTTTGTTCTCATCTTCAACTATGATTAAAGGACCAAAACCAAAAATACTCATTATTTCTTTATCCTCTAATATGTTTTCTTCGTTCAATATCATTTCTATAATAGGTTCATTCACACACCAATTTCCATCTATTAATTTAAGATGTTTTTCCATTCATTCCCCTCCTACTCTTTTTTAGAGGTGTACTGATTGTAGAGTTCGATTATTTTTTTAAATACCTTTTTACCATAAGTATCAACCATGGAGTTTAAAAATAGTTTAATAAATTTATATCTTGTTTCTAAGTTCTCGTTTACACTTTCTTCTTTTGTGATCAGGTAACAGAATGCACCAAATGTTTTTTCTTCTCTTCTTGACTCTGCTATTGAATTAATATTAGCCTTTACCAATTTAGTAAACATTTTATAATCTACACCTTTTTCGTTGCATGTGTTCTGAATGAAGGCTAAAAATAAAGCATTATGTTCTTTTATCTTATCATAATTATCTAAGAATGATAAATCAAGTGTATCAAGATATGACACTATACCTTGGACATACTCATCACTAACATTTCTTTCTTTAACACTTTCTACTACACCCATTGCTTTATCGTATACTTCATCAGTTACCTCTTTTTTATCTTCATCTTCAAAAGCTTCTTTCATATTTTTCTCATATTCAAGAACCCACTCTTTTATATATTCGTTTAATTCATAAAAGTTAGCATCCTGATATTCCATTGTGTTTTCATCTTTTAAATCTTTATTAATCTGCTCCATCATTTCTTTTTCGTCATTATAAACAGCTAATTCTTCCATTTTATCCATCCCCTTATTAGTTATTTTGTAATTCTCTATTTTTTAATCTTAATCTAACCTTTTCTGATATATTCACAAGATAATGAATGTCATCCCCATAAACAGTTGACACCAATAGATGGTACGGAGAGATGTCATCTTTTATTTCGATATAATCCTCAATAAAAGAAAGCTGATCATTTGGAATAAATTCAGATAGGTCATCCATAAGACAGTCAGAAACTATATATGATAGACTATTTCTTATAACTGATTCTTTTCTACTCACACCATATATATTTGCTGTATGATCTACATCTTCTCTTTTAACACGGTCACGATACTGTTCATAAAGTCTGTCCTCATTAAACATTATATAACTTGCAACTATATCAGCTACATTGTTTAACCTCTTTGATACTAAAAAACGGTAAACTTTCGATATTATTTTTGGGTCATTACTATTGATGTTTATCCCAAAAAATCTTTCTATTACAGATTTAATTGAGATAATCTCATTTACGACTTCTTTTGATTTTGTGATATTGTCATCACGATACCTTTCTATATGGTAATTATAATCACCAACCCTTTCATTGTCTGGAAAACAGTTTTCGTCAATATAAGTATATTCTAAATTATTTAATTGTCTGGCTATCATATTCACTAACATAACAATCCCTCCTTTTATTTTTGCTTCAAATCATTGTTTCAATTATGAAAAAATATTTTATCCATAGGGTTATCTTATATAAGCGTCACAATTTAACAATTTTTATAGTCAATAATTGAAAGGAGGAATAACATAAATGGAACTAATTTATGGTGAGAATTTTCAATACTCATTTCCACATACCACATATTATGAAGTAGATAGAACAAGACAGGACGATCCATTGCCTGCTTTACCTGATACAGCAACTCTGGTTATGTTTATTTTGTCGGGAGAGGGTTTAGATGATGGATTTTTAGAATTTAGTGGATCCACAGCTTTAAGAGACTTTGATGAAGCCTTTGGTGATTTAAACACAAAGAAATATGGTCTTATGATGGAATTTGCTAGAAAACATATTATAGCTGGTGGTCGTTTAATTGCAAGAAGACTAACAGCTGAAGATGCAGCTTTAGCCAATGCATTATATGAACTAGAAATTTCTGAGAAAACAGATGTTACCTTTTACTTAGATGATACTGGTGCAGTTTTTGAAAGTCAAAATGATGCTGGTGATCTAGAAGAGGTGGTTGTTAGTTCATATGAATTCAACACATTAATCAAACATATAGCTTCAGTCCAAAACTCTGGGGAACTGGATGTTACAGCAGCCTTAGATATGGACGATAGTTTACCAGCAGCTGGTTCACCAGCAGTTCTTCCTATTTACGGTTTTTCCGTTCTAGGTAGAGGTAAATTCGGTAACGCTTATCAGATAATTCTTAACGATACTATTAAAGATGCACAAGGGTATCCTCTTAAAAATTATATGTTAGCCGATATGAAAACGGGTAATGTTATCGATGACTATGAGGTTTCTCATGTACCTGATTTAACTGATAATGATATTCCGGTAGCTTTTGACACCGTAATTAATAATTACAGTGCTAAATTGGGTGTAACAATGTATGAGGATAATTACGAACTGTTTAACGATCTTTTTGAAGATATGATTGATGAGGTCATCACAAACCTTAATGCACTCACTACAACTAATCCTATCACAAACTTAGTTGATCGTTTAAACGAATTAAAAACATTCGTTTCATTATTAGATGAATCATTCCTTAATAATCTTGACTTATTTAGTGATTCAATATTCCCTGAAGAGGAAGGTATTAACCTAAATCTTATCTTCCCAAATAATATTGATACAAATATTACTTTGGCTGAAGGTAGTGACGGGGAACTGGCTAAAATGAAAAGATTTGATTGGGAATACCAAAATGCAACTGGCGATAAGGTTGTAGAAAAGTTATTTGCAGATGCTTGGTCAGGTGCTATTGACCCTGTGTTATTTGATATTCAGAAAGTATCTGGTGATATCATTCTTGACCCTGGATATCCAACCACAGTAAAAGAGGCTATTTCAGGACTTGTTAAAAAATCAAGATTGGATATGTTATATCTTGCTGGTGTTCCAGTCACAGCAAAAACAATCGACATGTTAGAAACATGGAATATGACATTCAATCCAGAAAATCAGCAAATGATGAAACTTGGTGAAACAGTACCTTATAGATCAGATGATAATGGTAAAATATATAGGGTTCCTATTTCTATTTTGCTATATCTGAACTTAATTGATCATTATATGAATGGTTTTAAAGAACCGTTTGCTGGAGACAATGTATATATTAGTGGAATTGAATCCGATAACATTCTGCCGTCTATCAATACACTTGATGACAAACAAAGAATGGACGATATGAACTTTAATATAGTTTCAAGAGATTCTGACGGGATTTTCTTAAATGGTCAGATGACAAATATCATCGGTCAATACTCTAAATTAAAAGAAGCATTCAACATTATGATTAAAGGTAGAATCATAAAATATTATGTGCCTTTATTAGAAGCTAGAAAACATAAACTGGATACTCCTCAAAATATCGAATCTGTTCGTAGAGAACTAGAAGAATTAATGAACGATAGATTTGGTGGAAAGTGTGCTAAGATCCAGGTTGAAGCTTATTTTAAAAATGAACAAGAAGAAGCTCGTGGCGATGTTACTATGGCACTCTATTGGTGGCCTAATGGGTCTATTAAACGTTATAGAGCGTATCTATACACAATGCCAAAGGAGAAGCTATAATATATAAATTTATAAAGAGAGGTGAGATTTAAATGGCCAAAGATGAAGCCAGCACAGCTTATCAAAATACTATTAATGGTTCATCACTTAAAGGCGATCAGTTTAATGCCGGTGGTGTAAACAATCATTTTTTAGCTAATTATAAAGAAGACGATATTGCAAATAGGATATATACTGATCTTTTGCAGCTTGATATGGTTAACCTTAAAAAGTTAACACCCTACCAACCAGGTAGAGGATACTTTATCCCAACCAGAATGCCCAAGTTTATGGAGGATCAATTTGAAGATCAAACTAAATTCTTTAAAACTTTATTGATTGGGTATTGTGTTGGGTTTGATGGTATCACAGATCCTACTATGAACTTCTCAGAAGTTACTAGTGGTGTTGAATCTCAGACCATGGATGTTGCAAATAATGTTACAGGTTTGACAAGAGAAGTGACAATGAGATTCCCTGCTGAACTTAGAGGGCAATTCCTAACCCGTTATCAGTACAACTGGATGACAGGTATTATGGATCCTTATACAGATAGAGGGAGATATCATGGTGCTGATTTAGAATACACCAACGCTAACCATACAATGAGTGGTGTTTATTTTACATTAGACCCAAGTGAATCCGCTATTGAATTTTCAGCTTATCTATTAAACATGATGCCTAAAAATGCACAGCTTAGTATCAATAACAAAAACAAAGGTGAGAACACGCCACCAGAAATTACCACACCTTACAGTTGTCAGTTTATTACTAATAATAAAATGATAACCGATAAGTGTTATGAGTTCTTAGAAGAAATGAACGGTGAAATTGGTGGAGTAACATCTAAAGCAGATAACATTGAATTTCCTTAAATAAAAATTAAGCAGGGGCTCACACCCCTGCCTTTTTATTTTTAATATACAAATCTATTGTCACTATCATAAACTACTTTTATATCTCTTCTTGCTGCACGGGCTACAGAATAAAAAACCCTTTTATTATTTATGTCGTTATTTTTCATTTCAAAAAATAAAGTATCGTAAGATTTATCCACTACCATCTTTGGTGGTACAACGTAAGAATAATATAACCTAACACCACCAGCCATATACTCGTCATAATCTAAACCATATAAAACATTAATAAAGTTCATGTCGATCCAAAGTTCCACTTCTTTTCCTTTGAAATCAAAGACACCATAGAAACACCCATCATTATTCATTCTGGCATCCTTTACTATCAATTCTTCTCCAAGTTGTATCTCTATCTCATTTCCTTTTGAATCTTTTGTTTTGATTGGTTGGTATGCAATCATTCTCTCGCCTTTTCTTGGTTCAGCACCATGGTAATCAAATATGTAACTTCTTATCTTTTTATTGGTGTCCCCAACATAGAATTTTGAAACAACAGCAACATCATAATCAAAAATCTCTTCAAGTTCTGGTTTTTTATCTGATACAACATAAGATCTGTTATTTATATTTTCTAATTCTTCCATTGTACCGTTTCTTATTCTATTGGCAAAATAAACTAACTCCTGAGAATACTTTGGGAGTTTATTTATTTTATCTAAGTAAAGATCACAATTTCTAATATGTTTTATTACATCCCCGTTTGAAAAATAATCAACTAAAAAAGAATCCCCTATATCGACAACCGATGTTTTAAAATTTCTTTTGATTTCATGTATGTGTTCTACACCGGTGAAATTAGAAGACCATATGAAAGTTAAGTCGGCAGTGGTGTCGTTTTCTTTTAACTCATATTGCATTCCACTTTCTTTTTTCTTTAATACATAGTAATCTGTTATCCTTTCATAATCCACATCGTAGTGATCTAGAATCCTTTCTTGCTCTACACCTGAAGCTAAAACTTTAACACCTTTATTGGAATATAAACCCATTAATGGTTCTATTACTGTCTCATAAACATTCACACCATGTATTGCATCTACCGTCATAACTCTATTATTAGAATTTATTGTTTTTTCATATTTTTTTACGATATCCATAATTTTGAGCCTCCCACTGATAATATTGAAATATAATACCGCATGAAACAATTAAATTAGTACATTATTTTGTTTCCGACATTTGGAGGTACAAAAGTATTAGGAGGTTTTTAAATGTTTAATAACGAGTATTTTGAGCCAACCAGCATAGAAAAATGTATATTACTCACACCTAGAGCACATATAACTTCAAAGGAATTTGAGATAAGTATACCTAGGCTGATGCCAAAGTTAGAAAAATTACCACCAATAACAAAGAACGAACCAACAAACGAAAGTTCTCATGTTTTGAATAAAACAAGCATGGCTAAAAATGTTTCGACAGCTAATTTTTTAAAAGCAAAAGCCATGACAGATTATAGAAGTTGGATGTTTGGACAGATATATAAGATGACACACTCACATTGTATAACAGAAACTGAAGTTGTGCCTGTTGGTGGTAGTTATGCAAAACCACCATTTAAAGAAAGAGTAGATGAAATGGAAACATCAGAAGTAACTTCACCAAGTCCGACAATCAAAACTTCCCCACCAGCTATTAGGAACGCTGTCGTTAAGGATCTTCCAGATTTTGTTTTTAAACCATTCGAACAAAACGGCGTAAGTAGACCTATAAACTTTCCTTTTTCTTCAATGGATTTGAAGCACGACCATCTTGTGGATTCAAGAGGGGATGGACACCCACCACAACCACATAGAAAACATGTACATCCAATCATAAAACCTTTCCAATTTTTCAATGTGAAATATGAGGGTTTGAATGATAGGGTTATAAAATATGGACATGAAATGATAGGGTGTTTTGTTTCGGGTGATTTGAACGATTTCAGAATAATGCATATACCCGATATTATACCAATGAAAGGGGATTAATAAATGTATTTAAATAAAGAGGATTTTTCAAGTTATACTGAATATATAAATTTATTGGACGAAAGTATATTCAATTTCGATAATTGTAAAATAAAGAAATTAAAGGACGAACATATTTTAGACCTGTGTTCTGATATCATCCAAAAGAACAAAATGGTTTTAACATTCGATAGAGATGAAGTTAAAACCTTTGATAACAAACCAAAAATATTATCCAATACACTTTATGGTACACCGGATCTTTGGTTTATACTCATGAAATTAAATGGGGTTTCACATCCCGATGACTTTGATTGTACGAGTGATGTGTTTATAATGAATCCAGAGAATATCCCGGAGTTATTAGCAGTGTATGATAATTTAAAACACACACTCTAGTATTTTTCTTCAATTATATATTATTATATTAGAACGGTAATAATAATATTAATTAGGAGATGATTATTGATGAATGCAGTTTATAGTTTTTTAAGAGTTTTAAATGATCCAAAAGAAATAGAAAATATTGAAGATGAAGAAGTTTTAGAAATAGCTAAGAATATCAATTTTAATATAGTGAAACATTTAAATGAGTCCAGACATTCTAAAATATTGAGGGAAAATGACGAGGAGCTAATTAAAGAGGTAATAAAAAAAGCAAACAGTAAGGATAATATTGAGATGCTTTTGGATTCATTAAAGATACAGTGTTTAATGGGTAAGGAATTATATATGCTCATAAAAAATATAATGGACTCAATAGATAATAAAGAAAGTGTAGTAAAATTCTTAATCCAAATATTACATGAGGTCGATGAATCACATTTACGTGATTTTCTATCCTTAATAAAAGATAAGAATGAGAATACGCTTTTAAAAGAGCTCATTAAGATGGCTGAATTGATTTTGGATACCAAAACCATTAAGAATAAATTTTCTCGCAATCTTAACACTATAATAGAGGAATGTAAGGTACATGATTGAGAAATTGGGAGGTGAAGAAATGGTAAATGTAAAAGATTATATGTATTTTAAAAATTTATACGATGTTACAAACGATCCTAAAGTTTTTAGAGAAATAGGAGACGGGTTATATGAACTTATTGAAAAGACACCATTTTTCTTTGAGGTGTTTCGTCATGAGGATCTAATACATGAATATATAGAAGAGATAATAGATGTTTTAAATTTTAAAAATAAAAAATCATGGATGGATTGTGACGAAGACTGCGGTAAGTGCCATATATATTGTGAGAAGGCTATAGATATCATGTATCTACCTTTTTATAGGGGGTATCCGAAAGATAAAAAACTTTTGGATGAATTGATAGCAAGTTTTAATGATAATATGTTAATCGAGCAATGTCCTAATCTAGCCATCTATTATTTGAATGAAGTTCCAGGTGAATTTGTTAAACTCTTAAATGAAAAGATGGTTTTAAATACACTTGTAGAAACCGTTGCAATATGGGTTGGTCAAGTTATAGAATGGTTGGGTTCACCAGTTGATTACCTTATGATGTATAAAAATATGCAGGGTATAACAGCTGAAAGTGACGACAAATTCAATGAAGAAAGATTCGTGGTTGATAAGGATACGCCTATTGATTACGAGAAATACAGAGTTGTACCTATACTTTGTGATGAATTCTATCAAACATATAAGGAACATATGTTGGAACTTATGTTTGAGTGGCTTTTAGATTATAAGTCAAGGGACTACATTATTTCTTATATAAATGATAATTTTGAAAAATTTGTGCGTTCCTTAACAGACATGTTACCATATTATGTGGATTCTAAAACAGACAATAAAATTTTAGCAAAGGATATAACAGAGAAATTGAGAGGAGGATATTGATGCTGACATTGAGGGATGTGGAGAAGATAAGAGATTTAGTGGAAAGATACCAGTTAAGTGGTAACCCTTTCCATAAAGCTGTGATTTATTTTGAGTACGGTATAGAGGGAGCTTTATATTTAAAAGAGTATTCAGTTGCAGCTACACTGATTAAAAAGAATCCTGGTTTAATAAATAAAGAATCAGCTAGGAAATTAAAATTCAGAGAAGAAATATTTAAGATGTTGGTTAATGATTTTAGAGCATCTAAAGAAAAGATAACAAAATCCACCTCTGATACAGAAGGACTGGAAATGATTATAGATATCTGTAAGGAGATAGAACCAACACATAACACAAAGAAATTAGATATGTCTTTTGTGTTTGATATTTATAGATTATATGCTGAATGTCCATTCTTTGAGGATTATGATTTTCTTACGGATGTTGCTTTCAAAGGCTTTATGGACACAACAGAATTCGTGGATAATTTATTTTATAAGTCCACGTTACACACTGCTGTGTTTGAATTATCTCAGACAATGATTAACATGGCACCATACATGGGAGTCTATCTAGATTTACTTGTGGCTTTAATGCATATTTTTGTGAGACTTTACTATGGTGATGATATAATCGATAGAGGAGAAAGAAAGGTTTTAATGGAAGAGATAAAAGATTCCATTTGTGAATGTACTACAACAGTGGATACAGACACCATATTGAAAACTATCGTTTATATTAAGTCAATGGAAAGAACATCTAAATTCTATATCGATAAATTTGAATACGAACTACCTTCAGATAGGGATGAAGAATCAGCCCAGATGGAGATAATTGATAATCTTTATGATTATTTGGAAAAGAGAATAGATAATGAATATGAAGATATCAAATACGATGATATTGAAATTATCGATGTGGTTCAAGAACTCACTCATGAAAATGGTTTAAGAAGAGTGGCAGTATATAAATATATCAAAGACAACATACTTGATTTCAATGTTGAAGGTTTCTACGATGTTCAAAAAGAAGTCTATCTTTTAGATTTAATTGATAATGACACAAATACCAATGTCAGCGAAGATATGGACATCGAGGAGAACAACGAAGATTTAAAATAAATTTCCTTAGCCTATAACAAAAAAATAGATAAGGAAATATAATTATATATTATTAGAGTGAAGCAAGTTGAATATTAAAAAAAAAATTAAAAAGGAGATGGTCAAATGAAAAAAGATATTGATAATTTTGAAAATGACAACAATGGTAATGAAAGAGACAATAATCAAAGTAGGGGGAATAAAAAAATGAGCAACGAGAGACCAAAGAAAACAAGTCTAAAAGATAGTTTCAACGACAGAGATTTCAGCCCACAACACAGTGGTGTTAATTTGGGTTCAGTGAAGGAATATGACGAACCTGAATTATTAGTTACTAATTTAAGCTATCAAGCAATCTCAGATTTCCTGCTTGAGAACATACAGGAAATTAAACCTGAAAAGGTTAACTGGGAAAGGTTTGATATCGAATCACTTGCTAGTCAAATTCAAGTTGACAGTGAGGCTGCTATTGATACCATTTGTAAAATTAGTGGTGCAAACTATCGTGATGGTAGATTCACAGATTTCTTCGATGCTATTCCTATTTTAGTATTTAAGAAATTGGATGTTGTTGAGAAGCTATCTGTAGATGAAGATTTGGGAGCACTGTCTAGAGAAGAATATGAAATTGATTTCTCTAAGATTAAGCAGAAGAATCGTAGATTTTTCCCAAGCCACGGTATGGTTGCTAGTGTGGATAAGGTTAATGAATTGGTGTCAGTTAATGTTAACATCATTTCAGTGATTGTTTCTGCATTAGGTTATGATCCTGCTAGATTCGGTAGACCTAGTGAAAGAAACAAGTTATTCTTATATACAAAACAGCAACCACAATCCAGGAACTTTAAAATTGCTATTGCAAATAATAAGTTTCTAGATGATAGATTATTTGATTTACTACAAAGAATTTAAGTATATCAAATAGTTTAATTTATTATAATAAATTAAATAATTCTGGGGATTCAGTTCCCCAGATTATTTTTTTAGCCAAAAGATGAAAGGGGTGTTGAATCGTGGATGTATACAGAAAAAATTTCTTTAAGAATTTAGGTATATCAGAAGACAAATATAATTTTATTGCAAAGCACATAAGTAACTATGATGATGAGATATCCAGAGAATATATAAAATCTAAAAGACTCAGCCCTAAAACAGTAAATAAAATAGATATTGAAAAAATAATATATAGATTAGGGTTTGAAGAATTTTTAAAAGATTTTAAAATGTATCTTTGGTCTGTTGAAATACCTTCATTAAGGAAGCTGGATGACGTTGTTTTAAAAGAAAGGGTAAAGTCAACTTTATTTTATTACTTGGAGACTGAGGTTAGACTTGTCGTTTCTATTTTACACAATAGAGGTATGGATGATATAATCCAACTTGAAAAAGAAAATAATATGCAACATACAAAAACATGGTATGATTTGTACCATGATGATCTTGGGTTTTTAAATCAAAATAATAAAATGGATTTTCTCTATAAAATAAAGGATAAAGATGTAAGAGAAGAGGTTGATTTATTTTATAGATTCTTCCAAAGAGAAGAGGTTCTATTTTTGTTCCATAAATTCAATAGATATTCTCCAGCAGAAATGAATGCACTATATTTAGATAATGAAAATTTAAATGATATACTAGAAATCTATTATCATTTTATAGAAACTTTAATGGACAGGGGATCTGGTATTCATATGAAAGAAGTTGAAGAAATTGTGAAAGAAGATTATCTAAAAGAAAATAAAGTAAAATATATTTTGAGTGGTGGTCACAATGGATATTGATTTATCTAGAAGAATAATGTTTGATCTTTTAAAATTTAAAGATAATGAAAACATCCATATGGATGAATACAATACAGTAATAATTAATCTAAATAGTGTCTTCTCTACAACATTTTATGAGAGTATGATTAATGAATTTCTGGTAGATGAAGATAAGATGTCAGAATATGTGTCTTCAGTTAGTGAGATGTTTAAATTGGTTTTAACATCACTTAGAACCAAAAGGGTAATACTTATATATTCAAATGAGGTTTCTAACTTTGTTAAAATATACCCTAAATGGAGACACAACAGATACGATAATAAAAAGAAGAATGAATTTGCAAAGATGATTTTCGAACATTTTGTGGATATATTCAACCAATTGAAAAAAGCAAGTCCACTTATAGAAATCATTAATACCAAACAGTTTGACCCGGCTGTTTTCACACACGCTTTCATATTACTAAGAGATTACAAAAAAGAAATACTTTTGATTTCAAGAGATAGGTTGGATTTCTTAAACTTAATAAATGAAAACGTGACAATGTTTGATGGGCAAGAAACATATACAAAAGAAAACTTCTGTGAAAATACAGTTAAGAAATTACCCAATATAGATATAGAGTTCTTAAAATATTATTATACTATCCGGGGTATAAAAAAATATGATTATCCAGGTGTGAGGGGTAAAGGAAGAAAGAGGACTATTAAATATATTGAAAGTAATCTTGATAGAATAGTGGATGGTGAAGATGAAAAGATACACCCATATATAAAGATATTCGATTTTGATTTATTTATTGAAAACTTAGATGAAGAAGAATACCAGACACTTTTAGATATTGTAAATAAGTCTAAATTCTAATAGGTTGGTTAAATTTAAAGAGGGGTGTACCCTCTTTTTTTGTGAATTAAGCAGTATTCAACAACTATATTAGATATCGATTACTTTTATTTAAGGAGGAAAAATAGATGATTGTAGAACAGCAAATAGGTGAGATTCTCGGTACCATTTTATCTTCTAAGGTTTCTCTATCTATCAAAAAAACATTATTTAATACCATATCAAAAAACACTAGCATCACACGTTCTGCTCAGGGTAGTTCTATTGTGTTTCCTGTTATCGCCACAGATGACATCACAAAAGATGTTACCATGGAATTAGCGAAATCAGCAGAAGTTAAAATTGCATATGATATTAAAAGAATTTTAGAAAGAGACATTGCATCTGGACCAGATAAGGTAAATTATCAATCCGTAGTAGAAATGCTTCCTTTTGACAACTCTGGTGCTGTTGATTTGGCAACACTTAATGGTTTAAAAAATAGTGAATTAGATGCTAAGATCACATTAGAGAGAGAGGCTATTGATTACGTAGCTTCCAGAATTAAAGACGTCAATGTTGAAGTTTATTCAGAAGCTAAATCTTATCTTATTAAAGAAAGAGGTTCTGAACCAACAAATATTGAAATAGAAGTTAAATATGTTACCGGTGGTAATAAAAATGAAATTAAATCAATAAGATACAATATGGCTATTCAAGCTGTACCTAGATATGTGCCAGCGACTACATTAAGGATGAAGTTATCAACATATGATACAAAGAGATTTTTTAAAAGGTTCGTTTCTTTAACAAATCCAGAAAAACATTTCGTTAAAGATTTTTTAATTGACTATGATGTTATGAAAGAGATGGCTAAAGAAAGAACTAAGAAAAACAGTGTGTTTAAAGAGATAGAGCAAGCCAGACTCAAAAAAGACATGGGGTTACAAAAATACCCATTCTCAGTATTTCTGGTCACAAAAGATTTTGTAGATAAGTTAGAGTCTTCTGAAAAAATGGACATGTATAATGAAAGCCAGATGATTATGAAAAAACTGATGGCAATGGGTATCTATATTTATGATACAGATACCGATTTAGTAGAAATCAAATACGATGGAGATAAAGTTTTTACAAAATATCCATTTGATGAAGTTGCTAAAGACACCAGTAGATACGAAAAGGAATTAAAACAGTTAGTTAGACTAAATAAATAATAAAGGAGGTTGACATATATGGCTGTCACTAATGAAGATGCTTATACATTGTATGCGAGTGAGTTGTCTGAAAAAAGTTATAGAAACTATTATTCAACATTAGTAAAAGAATCCCCCAGTGATTTTGGTAAGAAAGGTAATACTTCGGATTCTGTTGTTGGGAAAGTTTCAGTGAAACTCATTTCGGCAATCACTAAAAAGATGAAGAAGATAAAGGTACATGAGATTATGGAGTCCAAAGGTGATATTAAAAAAATAAACTATTATAAAGATTTCACACGTTTAAATAAACTTTTAGAATCATATCAAAAGGGTATGAAGAATAAATCCAAATATGCAAATATTTATTTAGACACTTTCGATTTCATGATGAAACACAGAAGAGATTTCAGAAAATCTTTTAAGAACAACGAGGAAAATGTTATGTCCTTATTTTATGCAGGACTTATTCTTTATATGATAGAGATGGCAACAGTTTTATCATCTGCTCTTTTAGAGTGGGCTAAAGAAGGTGAAGATTTAGATAAAACGATTGGTAATAAAAAGGAATTCAAAACTCCTTTCATTAAAACTGAAGATATATTGAGTGATGATGGTTTAAAGAAATTCTTTAAGATTGATTTCTCTAAAGAATTGATTGGTGAATCTGATATTTTTAACGGTGAATTTATCACTATGTATTCAGAGGCTTCTTTAAACGATACACTTAGAATTTTTTCTATGGGACTTGCATATTTATTATATAAGATAACAGCTTTTTTAAGATACATAGTATATCTTTTCTTCTATGCTAAATTTTCTCTGGAAAAGAAAATTGAAAAGATTAATGACACATTAGATTTATATAGTGAAAAGGATAGTGAGAAAAGAAAAAGAGCAATGGATGAAGCCTCTAAAGAAGATAGACAATATAAGGTTTCAACTATTGAAGCAGTAAGTGATACAGAAAAACAGATCAAAAAAGATAAAGTTGAAGTTGAAGATGAAGACGGTTTTAGTCTTTAAAATATACGGTAGGGGTAAAACCCTACCTTATTTATTTTTATTATTTTATAACAGTTATATATTATAAGGATAGAAGGAGATGATTATAAATGGAAAAGAGAGCTAAATTTATTAAAGAGTATATTGAAAAGGTTGAAAATTTTAGGAATGCAGTAGAGGATTTAGATGGAATCAGAAATGAAATAAGAGAAGAGAATAGAGAACTTTATGATATCATTGATCAAATTGACAGGGTGGTTAGATTATCTAATGACGATTTGGATTTCAGTTTTGATGAAGTGTTTGAACACACTATTAAAAAATGTAGTCTAGTAAAGATGATAGGTGTTGATAATTTTAATGAGAAGGCAATATGGGACTTGGGCAATACACTATTAGATGAATCAAGAAGGGGTGACGAATAAATGTACACTGTTAGCTTGAGATTTGATGGTAAGGATAATAATGAAAAAGAAATAGTTGTTCACTCTAATGTCAAACCTGAATTAAAATGGGCGTTGAAAGTAAACCACAAAAATATAATCTATATTCTTAGAATTGATGATGTGGTGTTGGATACAACAGCCAATACCGATTACATTATATGCAAGTGTAATGTTTTAAAAAAGATATATGATGGTGGTGAGAAAAATGAATAGAGATATTAATGTTCGGGATATAGATAATATGAGTGACCTTTCTTTTTATAAAGCTATTGGTACTTGGGGTGGGAGTTTCTTAGTTTATTATATCAATAATGCTGAACCAAATGAAGAATATGTAAGAAGACTTTCTATGATTAATTTAGTGAGTGAAGATATAATACTTTCCCACAAGGAGTTAGAAGTGTTCCATCACCGCTCTAAAGATATATTGCCTGACGGTTTTTCTATTTTAGATGCACTGAGTGTTTTTAAAAATATGGATAAGATAAAGGTGATTGATTCTATAGGGGATGTTAGTTTCTTGAATAATTTCAATTTTCCTATTAAGGTTGATTTGATAGTAAAAGAAGACATACCAAAATACTTAGAGTATCTATTTACAGAAAACAAAAATGAATTGCTGGAAGATTTATTTTTAGAGACTATACTAAAAGAAATTTCTAACAATGAAAAAATATACCAATTCGCATATGAGATTTTCGAATTTTATGATTACAATATAAATGGGTTTGGTTTACAAGAAAATCCAGGGTATTTTGATTTAGAAAATAAATATAAGGATAAAGATTTAAAGATAACGAAAAAAGAAGCAGAAGAAATAGATTTTGATGGTGTTGTCGTATTAGAGGGTTTATCTAAACCTTATATGAAAGATATAGTTGGATGGTATATACATGTGCTAGAGGAAGTAGAAGATTTAAAAATAATAAATAAATATAAATTTCTAGGTGGGGATATGGATGATTTGACTAATAAATTATATAGAGCTATAGTGGATAATCTCATATATTACCATGAAGATGATAATATTAGTTTTTATGATGGTTATACAGATGAGTCTCTATCCATTCATATCGGTATTTCTCCTATATTCTATTATGAGAAAGATGAAAGTTTCGAAAATAAAGGTGACTTGATAGATGCAATAATGGGTTATGTATCATAAGCTGGGTTTACACTCAGCTTTTTTTTATTTTTCAGTAACAATCTTTTGAAGGATTGTACAAATTCCTTTTGATTATATATTATATAGACGAAACAAATAAAATATTAAAAGGAAAACAATTTATTTATCATAATAAGGAGATGATATGGAGATGGGTAGAAAAGGACTTAGTTTTTCATTTTTGAATTTAGAAAAATTAGTTAAAAAAGACATTAAGAATGAAACTGGTTTTATGTTGGATACCAGTATAAACTACCTTTATTTGTACAAAGAGGAAATGTTAATGAGTGATTCTATTTATTCTAGAAAGTTTGGAATAAGTGAATCAGACCCTAAAAGTATACTGGCTTATCTTTACACATGTAAATGTGAGAATTTATTAGGTCAGAATAATAAAGGGAGAGTTTGTCCTGAGTGTGGTTATAAAGTAAAAAAACAAGAGTTCCCAATAACGATAAGAGCTTGGGGTAAAATAGCACCACATAAAATAATGACTTATGCAGGTTTACTACACTTTAGAACTGTACTTGGGAGAAAGAACTTTAAGAAATTTTTGAATGGGAAGTTAAAAACAGAGGACGGAAGTAAAATAAAGGTTACAGAATTATATGAGAAATTTGATATAGTTTTAAAGAAGGTAGGTAAATCATCTAAATCAGACACCACTAAATTTCTTTTAAAACACAAAGAAGATTTCTTCACATCGTATATACCTGTGATAAGTAAGAAAACAAGGTATTTACACAGGAGCGAGAATATCGTTCCCCATTATACAATTCATGATATGAATAGTATATACACATCAATATCTGGTGACATACAAACTCTAAGGGATTACTGTGATAGAGAAAATACCCCAAAGATTACAGAAAATACTGTTAGAGCTATACAGAGAAAATACTGGGATTTAAACGACAACTTAATAACAGAAATAGTCGGTGGGGGTAAAGAAAAGATATTACGTAACGAGATATTCGCAACAAGATTACCCTTTACTTCACGTTGTGTGATTGTGCCACATGTCACCAAACATATTGATGCGATAACTGTACCTTATGATGTCTTTAGAGGTATATTTAGAAGAGAGATATTTGATGTTCTAGTCAATAATGGGATGCCAGTAGATAGAGCTTATAGGTTTATTGATATTAATATCGATCTAAGAGAAGACGATAAGAAAGTTCTTGATGAGATACTGGAAAAAGATATCGAGAACAATTATGTTCTCGTCAATAGACAACCGACATTAAAATTTGAATCCACCAAATCATTGAGGATATCAAGTCTCGAAGATGAAAATGTATTAAGGATACCTTCTGTTCTGCTTGAAGGATACAATGGTGATCATGACGGTGATGCACTTACTATGACACACCAAGATAGAGATTTATATATGGACATCCATGTGTATATGCAACCTAAAGTACACATAGTAGATTATAAAAGGAAAGTTAATGAGGGGTTAAGTCTAATAAAATCTCAGTCATTAATATTTAAATCTAGTTTAGAAGAGTAGGTGTGGTTATGTATATATACGATCATAAAGATCTATTGGGGTGTATGAACCCCAACGATATCCTACCAAAAACAAGGGTTAGGTTATTGATGGAAAATGATTTTTTGTATTATTTGTACGCTCCTTGTAGTGGAGAGAGTGTTAAAATCTTTTATTATAGAAAAATGGAAAAGATAAAAGACGAGAATGATGCAAGGAAATTGATTAACCATATTATGAATATGCGTAAAGATAACCTTCATAGAATCTTGGGGGATGAAATCTTTTTGAATGATTTGATTGAAGGGTTAACATTTGATCTTGATGTGAATATAGAAAAATATAACTTGATAGATTATATTGCATATGAAAAATATAGATATCATAATGGAGGATGATTTCAATGTATAATTCTGGTGAGGTTTTGACAGACAAAGAATATAGAAATTTATATGGGATGTATGGGTTTGATTTTATAGCAGATTATATAAATAAATGTCAAAATGAAAAAGAAGTTGGAAGAAGGGTGCATTCTTTAAAAAGGAATTTCGAAAAATTAAAAGAATGTAACAGGTATCTTTCTTTTCAAAAGATGCTTTTAGTTGATAATGGTGATGTGAAATCCCATTACAAAAAAAGTTGTTCGAGAATCCATAACGAATTGGTCGGTTTATTTGATAAACTTGACAAAGAAAAAATAATAAAAATTATAGGGGATAAAAAATTCTTAGATATATTTCTACACGCTATCATTATAGATATGCGTTCTTTTAAAGGTGATTCGCTTCCAGAATATTTTAAAATGTTGGATGATAAGATATCTAAAAAAATAATCTATGAGTTTATCTATTCGAATTTTATTGGGAATAAGAAAATCAAATCAACATTATATGGTCTTTATAAGAAATTATTTGAAAACAAATATAAACCTGAACTCGATAGTGAAAGAATCGGTGGAGGGATGTTACCCCTCGGGAAAGGTGGTTTCAATAAAATACTAGAGAGTTTGGATGGTGATAATTTCAAAGACTTTATAAATGAGATAATTCCAACTATAAAATATTATGGTTTGGTAGTCAACAAAGATGAACTTATAGAAAAACTGATAATAAAAATGTTGAGAAATTTCATACACATTGAAGGGGTTGATAAAGAAAAATACAACCTTTTGACATCACCGTTATTTGTGATAGAGACAAGTGATAAAAACATAGACATTGTGTATCAGAACCTGTATGAAAAGTTGATGGAAAGTAAATATTATGACTGAACCTAAGGTGTGGTGTGAATGTACCAAAAAATAAAGATAACCGAATATGATATAAGAAAAGCTAATATCAACGTCTTATTTTCTGGTGGTTTAATATCAGAAGAAAAATATACAGAGTTAAAAAATTCTGATAAAAAAACAAGAGTGGTCAAAGTTGGGATGATGTTTAGAGACGACAAGGAATTATATAATGCTTTTACAAAAAGGTTAAAAAGATTTGTGAAAACATTTATTGAAGATAATGGTTTAGAAGATAACATTTATGAAGTTGTAAAGGATGCGGTTTGGGTTTATGGTCGCTATCCTACAAAAAGAAAATACAATGATTATATAGAGTTTGTAAAAAAGAGAATCGCAACATCTGTTTTACCTTTAGGGATACAGAGTGTGGTTTTCTATTATAACTCATTAGAAGGAGATTTCTTCCAGAGAGGTTTGGGGGATGTTACTCTGGACGAATATCCTTTTTTAAATAAAGTTAAAATGTTTATGGCATTAAAAGAAAGTAACCAATATAAAACTCTTTATGAAAGACTACACAAATATGAATTAAAATATTTGAGAGGAGAGTTGAATAGAAAACATCGAAAGAGCATCTTAAAAAAGAAATATCAAGAGGGTGTGGTAAAAGAAGATGACAATTACAGAATAATAAAAATAATGGTTAATAAACTGTTATAAAGGGAGTGTGTGTATAATGGGAAATTTTCCAAACACATTAAGAAGAAGAGATGATATAGGAGGATTAGATGTTATCAATGTCGATAATATATCTAATTTAGAATTTTCTAAATTAATTGGAGAGTATGGGTATGTATTTTTATTAAAGTATATTAATGAAGCCAAAACTAATAAAGAGTATTGTGAAAGGATAAAAAATCTAAAGATTTCTTTTCCTTATGATCGACTATATGGGTCAGACAATGATAAAGATAAGATAGTCAGAACTTTCTTTGAATCGATTTTCTTTTATAAACATTTGGATAAAAGGAAACTGATAGATGCTATGGGTAATGAAGATTTTGTATATCGATTTGCAAACCTTATAGCTCTAGATATCATATATTCTACAGATGAAAATGGGATCTTAGTTAATCTACCAGAGTACATCGAATATATTAAAAACTCTGATCTTTTATTAAGTTGCGTTGAAAATATAGTGATTAACGATTCGGTTTTTATTGAACGTATAATGGATAAAGCTAAAAACATTTGGGGTTACCTTTTTAAAGAAAGTCATTTAGAAAGTAATGATAAGGCTTTATTTGATAAATCAACAGGGGAGTTAATAAACCACCCCAATTATGATGAACATGGTATTGGTATTTATGATGAGGACACACTTTACCTGTCACCGTTGACAGATATCGATATGGCCAATATTGCAAAAATGCTTAAGGATTTTAGGGGTATACTTTATCAACACCCTCTATATCCCTTCATAAGACATATTGCAGAAACGAATGATTATTTCAATGATGAATATTCTTTGGATGTGTTCTTTATGGATTCAACCCTACACGGGTTAATATACTTCTACGATCCTGAAGGTGAGATGTCTAATTTAAGAAGTCAAGGTTGGTTACTAGATTATATTTTTTATTATGAAAAAGATGATAGGTTCACAAATTATGATGACCTATTCTATTATATAATAGAAATGGTTGATATGCCATAAACTATAAAGCAGGGGTAAAACCCTGCTTTTTTAAGTGTCAAACTTCATTTAAACAAAACAAACTAATAAAGGGGATGTTAAATATGTTAAAGAAATTAATTATATTTTTACTTACTATTTTTGGTGTAAACACTAAGTCAGAAGAAATGAGTTTAGATATGGAGTTCAACAATTTAAGCGAGGAGGAATTTAATAAAAAAATACAACTGAAAGGGTTTGGGTGGTTGTGTGAATATATAAATAAATCTAATATGGATGATAGTTATATAGAGAGAGTAAAAAATATTAGACGATATTTTGAAATAACAACAGCCAGTGAAGACCCACTGATGTATATGGAGAATTTTAAAAAGTTGAATTATGTTAAACTAATAAATGTACTTGGTAAAGATGGATTTTATAAAACATTTAAAAAAGAAATTATAATGGATATACACTATCAAATAACCGAGTATAGTATACCAGCTTATTTCCCAATAATAAGAACAGACAACATATTAAAAGACATGTCAGATTATCTATATAGATATTATCTTAAAACAAAAGAAAAGGAATGTCTCACAACTAAAGAGTTTATCAATTCAATGAATGGTGAACATTTATTGAGAAAAGAAAAGAATATGCTTGCAATGAATCCAATGGTTGTATCATAAGAGAGGGTGGACAAAATAAATGGACGAAAGACATATAGATAGTATGCTTAGATTTTATAAAAAACACAATCCAAGAAAAGAAGCTGAAGATGATGATGTGGAGAAGTTTTATATGTATAAAATAAACACTTTAAAGGGTTACTTTATAAGATTCAATTTCTTTTCTGGTTACACCGAATATATCGATGTTGATGCTATAAAGTTAGCCACACTATCTTTAGACTACTTCCTTTTTGGGGAGGAGATAATAGGAAAGAGGCTAAAAAATTTAGCTGACACTTTAGAAAGCAACAGAAGAAAAGAGAGATTAAATAACTTCGATAAGTTTTTAATGATTTTGGGTCTTAAAAAGTTGAAAAATAAGAAGTCGATATTTGACAATTATGATTATGGTTCCTTTATCAAAGGAGTTTATGAAAGAATGTAATAAAGGGCGAGGGTTAAACCCTCGCTTTTTTTATTCGAATTCTTTATATATCTTACTCCCTTGGATACCTTTATTTTTTTGGTATTTACCTTTATCATATGTTTTTAATATAGGCCCCATTAACGGTTCATAATATATTTGACATATCTCTATATCAGGGTATAAAAACACTGGCTCTGTACAACTGAGCTCAAGTGTCCAATACCCCTCAAAGCCGTTATCCCCAAATCCTGCAGTTGCATGGATATCAATACCCAATCTACCGATAGAACTTCTTCCTTCTAATCCTGGTACCAAATTGTGCGTTTTAGTGTACTCTCTTGTTCTACCTAGATATAATTTATTGGGTTTCATCAAAAAACCATTTTTTTTGTCTATTTTGAAGGTTTTTGTTTTCATTTCTTTTCTCATGTCAAGTGGTTCTCCATTAATAGAATTTTCATAAACAGTTAATTCATTGTGTAACCTAAGATTATAACTGTTTGGGTTTAATCTCTCTAAATCAAAATCCTCTATATAAATATCACCTTCATCAATTCTATCTAAAATTCCACCATCCGATAATTTCATTAGTCTCCTCCTCTAATATTAAATTAAGCCGTTAACATACATTGGGCAATTTTCTTTATCATTCGGTGATAACCTAGCATCACCAATATAATTACATTCATTTTTTTCCCCATTGTAAACACATTCTTGAACATTACATTTTATATCGTCATTAGTTTTGTTTTTCATTTTGTCCATCTCCTTTTTATTGAGTCTTTTAACCTTATCTTTCATAAGCAACATTCTCATTTCTAATTCTATATCCATTTTTATCACCATTTCATTGTTATCAAAACAAAAAAATGTGTGGGGTTTTAACCCCACATCTTATAAGGAATTAATATGGAGAAAACAAGGCAAGGGATTAAGAGAAATACATAATGATCTCATCTAAGACACTTGGGATAGTTTCAATAAGTTCACAGTGTATTTTTATTTCTTAATCTACCTCTAGTATATTGTTATAGTAAAAATATTTTTATTTTATAGTAACAAGCTTATAGAAAATAATGGGAGGTAATATAATGAATGTAAATATAGTTGGTAATGGAAAAGTTCATCTTTTATCCGGTGGTGGTAAATGTTTTACTGATGTTGTGGCTAGGTTTGTTGGGTCAGAAAGAAATGTTGAAGAAATAATAGGGAGCGATTATAATAAAGAAATTATAAAAAACATTTTAGAATCTGGACATTTAGCATGTACCGAATTTGATCATTTTATATTTGGAGTTGAAGGATATGCAAGAGTAACAGAAGTCCAGTTGATAAGGAAACGGTTGGCTTCATACATGATAAAATCTGGAAGAGTTGAAAAGAATGGGAAAAGAAAATTCGATGTTGTTGTTCCCGAAGATATCCTTTATCATAATACAGAATATAATTTAAAACCAGAGGATATATTTGTGGACGGTATACCTCTAGATGAAATTTTATATGATGCTGGTTATGATAATGTAGGGAGAGAGGATATTACATTTGATTTTGATGGGTATGACCTATTATCTATGATGGAGAAGTGGTATGATGAAGGTGTTGAGTTGGGTCTTCCTGAAGAGAATTTAAGATATTTGAAACCACAAGCTACAGAATTTAAAGGTGTATTCAGTATGAATGCACATGGTCTTTTAGATTGGTTTAAAATCAGATGTTGTATGACAGCTCAAGATGGTGTTAGAGATATGGCTAATAAAACAAAAGATATCTGTAAGGATGTATTCCCAGATTTATTTAAGGATGCCGGTGCAAGTTGTGTTTCTTTAGGGTATTGTCCAGAAAACAGCAGACAACATGGAGCATGTAGTATCATAACCCATGAAGAAGTAAAAGAAATGATAAAGGAATCTAAAAGGTGTAATACAAAATGGGTGAAGTAGTTAATTTAAACCAATTTAGAAAAGACTATAATAAAGATAGGTATGCAGTTTTTGCTTTTAGTTGGGGTGCAGCAACCAAAGATATGAAAAAAGATAAATGGTTAACTATTGTTTTTGATGCTGAGACAGCTTTAGATGTAAGTGAACGAGATGTGGTAATTGACGATGGCGGAATAAGATTCATAAAAAATAAGAGGAGAAATTAAAGGGGGATGAACCATGTTTAAATTAAAATTTGAATCATCAAAAGAGAATGAGGTTTATACTAGACATGAGTTTTCTTGGGGGTATGGTATCTACAATGAAAAGGAAAAGAAATGGTGGGAAGTTTCTTTTGGTGATGAACCAGTATATGTGGGTCACTTAAATGTGTCAGTCGATGAAAAAGGTTTACTAATTCGCAACTAATAAAAACCCAGGGGTAAAACCCTGGGTTTTTTTATTAAACAAATTTTCTCAGTAACTTAATCTTTTTATTAGCTAATTCTTCATCTGGAGATGTGTAACTTTTACCTGACTTCTTATATCTACGCCAAAGCTCAATCAATTCTTGTGCATTATTTCTTTCATCCTTTTCTAGCTCCTCAATTCTTTGTAAAATCTTATCTCTTTCTATTTCTCTTGAAGATTTAATAAATACACCATTAACCATTACTATCATCCCCTAATTATTTTTTTTTTATTCGATGTCCATATCTTCTTTACACTGTTTTATAAGTTTTCTCATTGCACCTGTTAGGAGCCCTGAAATAAAAACAGAGTTAGTCATTCTTTTCATAGGTGAATTTGGTGATAAAACCACATCAACATTTCTGCCAGTTTCAACACCTGTTGGCATCTTCTCGTCATCGTAAACTCTGGCATTAATGGCTTTTAAAGAGGTATAGTTTGTACCCTTATCACCAGTGGAGAAGATATCATAACTTTCCACATAATACTCAAATAAAACTTCATCTTTATTAAGTTTTATACCATTTATTTTATCACCAACCTTTACCTTAGCATTTTTCTTACCGAAAAGAATTTTACTTTCAGTTGAACCATGTTCTTCCAACTGTTTAGCATTAGATTGTTTGTTATTTAATAAAAAATCATCTATTTTTCTTATATGGTATTGTATACTGTTTGAATATTCGTCAAGATTAGAAGTTCTATAAACTCTCATATCAACTATTCTACCACCACGTTTTACTTTCTTTTCGTGTTGATTTAATTCTGATGACTCTACATTTAAAAACTCATCAACCTCTTCATCACCAGTCATGGATTCGAAAACCATTAACGGTTCTCCAGATCTCACCTCTTTGAATTCTGCAACAGACTCATGTATTTTAGCATCATTTTTTAAAAGAACAGCATATTTTTTAATAACCTTTGTTGCTAATCTTTTTGTAAGTGATCTAGAAACCATAGTGGAATCCTCATAAGTCTCTGGTGCTGAATGTAATGCTAGAGTAACTATTGGACCAGGAGTAAAATGAAGTGAATATCCGTCTGTTTTAAAGAAGTTTTTATTATATGCTAAAACATCGCCGGCTTTTATTTTCTTACCAACTTTAATTTTTGGCATCAACTTCATTTCGTTAGATATATACATGCTTTTAGCTGAATTCTTTTCTACAGAATTTATAGGGAAACTATCTTCTGTTCCGTCAGAGTATTCCACGGTAATATAATTTCCAGATATATTAGATACCACGCCGTCTTTTTTAGATTTTCTAACAAACTCATTTGACATATGTGCTAAAGCTTCATCTGCACCAGTGGAGACCATTAGGGGGTCTGCATCTTCAACACCCATAAGGTGGTTTGTCTGACTTAAATTCATAGCAGTTCTCGGTGCATCATCTTTTGAGGTGGTCATAGGAGTTAAAACTTCCGATATAGATAGGAGTGTTTTAGAATCAAGATCATCCACATCCTCCATATCTACGTTTTCAAAAAACCCTCTAGCAGATAATATCTTTGGGTCTACACCAAAATGCTTTACAACACCAATGGAACCTGAGTAAGCAGAAGCCATAGAGAATTTACCATAGAAACTAGGATCATACAATCTCTTATCTGCTGTGTATGCTCTATCTAAGTTCAACCCAGATAGACCTTTCATTGAAGCAGATGAATATTTATCTATCTCTCTAGCTGGATTAACAGTAGAGTATTCCTCAAGGTTTGGTAATTCATATAACTTTTTAATTACAGCATTTTTATCAATTGAGAAAGTAGATTTAGTATTACCTCTTTTTTTAGCAACAGAGAATTTTTCATATTCATCAGCTAAAACATTAGCCATTGTCGCAGTTATTAATTCCTGATATCTAACCCTTGAATTTCTTATATCGATGTCCTTTTCATTTACAGCTGTGGATAATAGATAATTAGCATAAATTAAAAGATCGGTGAATTCAGTGGGTAAGGAAAAATGAACCAATATATTTTTGGTTATTGCATCTATCATCGTATTATTGTAGTTATCAATATATACTGGGAAATTATGACTACCCATTTCATCTTCTAATATATTTGCCATAACATCTTTATCTTCTAAGTCTGCTAGTTCGTATCCAGAAAGATCCATTCTCTGCAAGTAACTCATAATAGATATATTAGCCATTGAATCATATTTATAAATTAAATATGTGTCTTCAAATTCAATTAGACCTTCTTTAAATTTATCTATCTTTGGTTTCTTTTCTTTAGTTTCTAACCTATAATCAATATCCATTTTTTCCATTAAAGAATCTAAGCCCATAAGATAAGTTAATATAAGAACTAAGGGTGCATCTTTACCCAGTATCTTTACAGAAGTATAAACGATAGTTTTTGGCACTGTGTTTTTTTCTTCAATATACTTATGGAGTTTTGGGATATATTCCTCTGAAACTTTTATCAGAAATTCTGATAAAACCATACCCTTATAATCACCATCGGTGGTTATGGTTTCTGTCTCTTTATTTAGGATTATCTCGTTACCTTCTATCTCACCTAGAACAATTTCATTTTCATTATCGTTTTCATACAACTGTTTTGATTTTTCATAATCGAATATAAGGTTAACGCTATTTGTGTTTACTTCTGATAAATATCTTGATATACCATTATATTCTCTAGTGGTTTCCCCTGTATTGAAGTTGGTTTCAAAAGCTGATTCAAAATTAATTATATCAGACTTATTTTCATCTTCAAACTTTTTAAAACCTCTGACAAATTTAGAATAAATAGGAGATAGGTATTTTCCACCTTTATATGTCATCCGTAATTTATTTCTATTTGAGGTTATAATAACGTACTCTTCATTTTTTGTTATGGGGTTACTCATGATCTGTCCTATGATATTTTTTTTAGAACCACCAAGATACACAAATTTATCATAAACCAATTTTGGTAATGTTATTTTCACATTGTGCCTATTACCCTCTAAATCTTTGAATTTCATTTTGATATCTTCAGTATAGTTTAACTCATCTGATGAGTCTTCTGTTTCTATTTTTTGAATGTATAAGGGGACATCTGTATTAGAGAAAGATTGTGCTATTTCTGTAATATCAAATTTCTTTAATTTTTCATCATATGTTTTATTGAAGTTAACAAAAGAGTTCTCATTGTATTTATCTATGGCTGTTATATCATATGAATCTTTTGGTACATCTATATCCTTTATTTCTTCTAGAAGTTCAGAATACGACATATCATCTATTTCCACATTCATAACATCCTCGATATATTTTCTTTCTTTCTCACCCATTTCAGATACTCTCTCTAGGGCTTTAGTCCTTACTTCCTTCAATATTTTAGATATCTCTTTTGCTTTTTCCGGTTCATCAGTCATATTAATTACTTTATCTAAAACTTCTTCCTCTATTAGCGGTACATCTTTTTTCTCTTCTTTATCTTCTTTTTCTTCTTTTTCTATTTCTCCTTCGGGGTCTATCTCTTCATCAGGAGAATCTTCATCTTCTAATGTATCTACAACAGCGTCAGTTACTTCGTGTTTTATCCTGTCGTTATCGTTTTCTTTAGTTTCTTCGTCATCATCGTCTGAAGTTTTAAGTCTTCTAAAACGCAACAGTATATCTTTTAAAAGATCACTCACATCAGAGTTACTCTCTTTAAGATATTCATCCAACCTCTCATCAAATGATAATTTAAATAATCCCTTTTCTGAAGTAAAGACAATGGTTGTGTCTTTGAATACATCTTTTAAGTATTTTAAATCAGGATTATATTTTAAAACATAAAGAAAAAGGTATAGTAAATTGGGGGTTGTATAATCTGATTTTTTGATATCCCCAACATTCACAATATCAGTATCAGATATATCGAATAAAATGTATTTGTCATCGTATTCTTCTGCTGAATTTATTATATCCTTTATGATTGTCTTATAATATTCATCTACAAATTTGTAATTTTTTATATCTTTAGAAAAAATCATTTCATTTATTAACGATACATCATAAAAAAGATTTCTTTTAGAGTATTGAGATAAATTCCTATACATATATTTTATCTCGGGACAATTATCTTTAACATAATCGTATACTTTTTTCAAATCATTTTTCATATACACTCTCTGTGAAAGAATTTTTTCTTTATAAATTCTATCAACATAAATAGCTTTAACTCTTCTTAAGTGTAAATGATATGGTGAATTCTGTTGGGAATCATTTATGTACTTTAATGTATCATCAAAATTAGTGAACATAGGTATTATAAATCTACCTTTTGTATATGGTTTCTTTCTACTTAGAGCATAGATTCTTCTGCCTATTTTCATCGTTGATAAGTCTTCCAAAAATATCATATAAACACCTCTCTTTAATTCATTGTGGTCTAATTGGATTGTTCTCGACGTTTTATATCGTAGAGAAAGAAAGGTGGGTTTTAAACCCACCGTGTGTTATTTTAATATAAGGTAAGTTATTCCAACACCTATACCAAAGTATAAGTATTTATTTATTTTGGATTGAATTCTCAATCTTGTATTTTCTCTTTCTAATGATTCGTTTATCTCATCTAAATTTACGATAGTCTCATCCTGTGTTTCGGTTATGTCTTCTAATTTCATGGTGTACTGATCATTAGCTATACGTTCTTCTTTTAATGATTCCTTTAACAATCGGTTTTCTTCCATTAAAGCACCAACCAATTCCATATAGTAATCTTTAATGGTGGTTAAATCGGCATTTTGTTTTTCCAGTGTATTTATGGTTCCTTTAAGTTCGTTAACTCTTTTATCATGTATCTCACGTTCTTCTTCTAGCATAGATTTTAATTCTTCATTATTTGTTTCTAATACACCGATTTCATTTCTTAATTTCACAATTTCCTCGGCTATCTTTTTCTCTTCCTCTTCGTTTAGTTCACCATGTGCAAAAACAACAGGACTAATTTGTATCGTCATTAAGAATACTATCAAAAGTATCGCTAACTTCTTCATCTGTGAGTTCAACATCCTCTTCCCTCACTTTCTTTAATTCCTCTTCCTGTTCCTTTATTTTTTTGTCATTTTTTTCTCTTATTTCTTCAACTCTCTCAGCTGTTTCTTCAGCTAATTCTTTTTCTTTATCTATAATTTTTCCCCGTTCTTTAACCTGTTTTCTTAATCGATCTATCTTATCTTGGTCCTCTTTTATTATGCCCGTTTTTTTAGCTGCCTCTTTTAATTCTTTTTGGTTTTCTTTTATAATAGTTTCTTTTTCTTCCTTTTTCTTTTTAGCTTCTTTTTTTAGTTCTTTAGTCTTTTCTTTCTTTTCCTCTACTTTCTTTTTTCTTTTCTCTCTCATTTTTTTACCATCACTATTTAATGACACACTAATTATGATGGACAAAACAATGGTTAACCCATAAAGAATATATTCTTTGTATTCAGAGAGTTTAGCAAGAAATAATTTAAATTTAGTTTTCATTTTTTCTCACCTCCTATTTTTTCTTATTTTTTAAATATTCGTGTGCTTCTTCTTTGAAATATTTAGCACCCGTACCTACAACTATCAAAGAAGAAATCCATTTAAGAGAATTGAAAAATGAAGTATCTTCTATAAGTCCCTCTTTCAGGAAAAGAAATAAAAAAAATACTATTGCAGTTAAAATAACATCATTTCTTATATCATCTTTTCCTAGTGTGGAAATTATAACTCTTTTGAGTATACTAACCCAGCTTGTGTTTTCATTATAGTTTTCTATAGGGTTTTCTTCAACCTTCTTTTTTTCTTCATCCATTATGTTCACCCTTTCCTTTTATACACTATAGTGTTTGTTTCCTTTGACCCCCAAATGAAACAATTATAATAGTTTTATAAAGGAGTGATGAATTTGAAAATAAAAAAAGATATCTTCGAGAGTGATTATGAATATAAGTCAACAGCACTCATAGATTTAGCCTACATATACGGTGAAATAGTTTCTATATTTAAATATTCAGTATTAGATGATTTGGATGACATTTTAAACTTCAAATATGACAATATAAATACCCGAATAGCAATTAAAGAGAATTTAATCAAAACACCAAAAAGTTTATTGACTAATCCTAAACCTATATTGAATTTAAATGTTAGTATAGATACATCTTACGAGGGTGGTGTATTATCACCTCTTTTATACAATACAGATTTAAGCCACATAATGGATGTGAGAACATTTACAGATCCATTTATACTAACACACAACAGAGGAGACAATGCCAAAAATATAGCTGTATCTTTTTCTTTTAAAAGAATTAAGTTGACGGTTGAGGCCAATGTAATAGATGACTATAGATCTAAGTTGATAAATGTGTATCACTATTGGAGAGCTAAAAGATACCCCGGAAGGTTATATAGGAAGACAGTGGTTATACCTTTCCCAATACCCAAAGATGTTTATTTAGAGTATTGTGATGCACACGATATAAATCCAGATAATATAGAAGAAGCTTACCACCATATCAAAAGACAATCCTTTTTCCCTGTTGAACTTAAAAAGAATCTCGGTAACGGAAACCAAGAGATATTTTTAAAATATGAAACATTTTTAGATTATACTGGTATGGGTTCCAATCTAACAGATGGAATGAGAAAGGGTTCCATCACAACAGATTTCATGTTAACAAGACCTTTTGAAATAGAAATAAATGTTCCTTCTATGTGTTTTCTAAAATTGGATAGACCTAGAATGTTTGTGACCAATGATGCTGAAGCACCAGATGACGCTTTAGAAATTGGTGTTAGAGATTGGGTTAGATACGACTGGAAAGTTTATGAGGATGAGGATTATAAACAGATAATCAATGCAGACTGGAAATTCGATAGAGCAGAGGAAACTATAGATTGCAAAAATCTATTATATGACAATTTCGATAACTTCTATGGATTTTTGACAAATAGAAAAGGTAAAAAGATTATTAAACCAGAAGAATATGATGTACCTTATGATATTGGTTTCAATGTAAATGAAAACACAGTAAGACTTTTGGTTGGTCAAGAGAGTGATGATTATGAAATAAATTATAAAAACAATACAATCACCTTTTTATCTACAGGTAATCTCTTAGTGGACGGTGATAATGAATATACAGTTAGATTCGAATATGCGATGAATGTTGAAAATTATATAAAGATCAAATATTTTAAAGATGAGGAAGAAAATATGGATAGGTCCTTTATTATAGATTCACAAAATTTATTGATAGAAGAAAAGAGTGCAGATTTCGGTGCAAACTATAATATAGGTATGTATGTTAAATTAGGTTTCTATAACGAATGGTTAGAGAATGTCAAATATAACGAAAAGTAATTTAAAACCCCAGGGCATTGCGCCCTGGGTAAAATAAATATTTAAAAGGAGTTGATACTTAGGTTATATTTTTTATTTAATTAGGAGATGATATAACCTAAATATCGGTGGCAAGTACAGAACAGTTTTTCTGACTTGCAATTATCGTGAAAAAGCTTTACTTATTAAAGGAGAGTATTCATATTATGCAAAAAACATTTATATTAAAAAGATTGCAAGAATATACTAGGCAATACAAAGTCTCATTTGTATTTACAGGAGCTGAATCATTTTATATTTATTAACTGAATAAAGGAAGCTATTATTTATATTAAAGGGTGCTCAGAGGCAGAAAAGATAAAACAAGAATTATTTGTCATAATATATTGTAAGAAAGTTATATTTTTGTATTGGTTGTACGCCCAGTATACAACCAAGAAATCGTTAGAATGTTATCATAAACTTAAGTCACCCTTAGCAGCTTAAGTTTAGATAAAGACCGTTTACCTTGTATTACTGTTGTATATCCTGCAATCCTATATTTATTGTTAGACAATTTACCCTCTAACTTGAAATAAGTGTATGGTTTTACATCTAATGGTAAATTACCTAAATAAACATCCATGAGTTCGGTATCAAACTTAGTTTTTTTGTGGTGTTTAAATCTATTACTTTTCATTTCTAAAACATTTATCTCATCGTATGGTCTTGGTCCAACAGGACCTGTAAGTTCAGGATCTATATTAGAGACTATTGATTCTACATTGCCAAAACGTTCCAATATAAGTTCGTTTTTAATATCGTTTTCCTCAAGAACATAATAAGTCCAATCATCTCTCATATCTAAAGAGTTTTGCTTTGGTCCTTCATCTGCTGCTATAGTTTTTATCTTGATAGTTTTTTCATATTCATCTGTGCTTTTTAATTTTATACCATGATCGTTTTTCTTATTTAGGATATAAACAACACCGTCATCAATAAAGATATTGTAACTGGTATCATAAATACCCATTTCGTTATCCAAATATCTAACGAATTGGTAAAACCCCATTGGTGCTATCAAATCCTGTTTATAACTTGTCGTATTATCGGGTGGAGATATAATGAGTTTCATATCACCATTAGTTGCTGTATTAAAACCATAACCTAAAGCGTCAAGTACAGTGAAATTCTTCATAACCGTATTGATATAGTCGTATTTAAAGGCATTAATATCTTTTTTCTTATAAAGTGCTATTCTCATTACCTGGTTTTCCTGTTGTGCCTGTGATATTCCCCTTTCTGTTGGTTCACCATCTGAGAATGGGCTGTAACTTAAATAGGGTGTGTCAATCACACCAAGGTATTCTCCAGATGAATGTAATCTAAAAGGGGAGTCTTCTTCAAGATCTGTTGCCTTATAGAACGTATTTAGGTTCACCTTCACCACTGGATCTGATATATCTACATCTCTTAAAATCTCATAAAAAATTTTAGGAGGCATATTCATCGTTAAAACCATGAAGGGAAATCTATAATCGAGAAAATTCTTTTTAACAACCAAACTCTCAAAATACATATATGGGATCTCAACATCTTGAATTTTGATCTCTGTGGCAAACAAAAAATCAACTGATGGTTTTTTCAAATGACTTCACCTCCCAAAAATTATTTTTAAAAATGCTTCAAGAATATTGTTATCAGAAAAAAATGTGAAGAATAAAAAATAATATTTTTATGTGGGGAACAACTATAGACAAAAATCGAAAAGTGACGGGGTAAAAACAGACAACAAAGAAGAACTTATAATTTTTAAAATAAATTTAAAAATTATGTTAATAATTTATATAGTACCCCCGTAAGGGATAAGGTACGTTAAATATAAATTATTAACATAATTTATATATTAACTCTTTATTAAACCTATGAGTAAATAATTAGTTCTATTTGTTCTAGAGATTTAACCCGTACTTTCATAAAAAACCAAAGTGACCAAAGAAAAGTTATAAACAAAAGAAATAGTTGTGCCAGATTAAGAGGCTGAGGGGGTGGTGTGGTGCCGCCGCCGGCTGCCGATGACTGTTATGACGGTGATCTTAAATTTAGATGTTATTATTGACTTTTGATTCAGACATTTTTCATTTTTCAATAACAAAATATTAGTCGGAATTAAAAAATAAAATTTAGGAGATGAAATCTTATGTCAGAAATCGAAAATGTGGAATTGGAAAGAAGATTTGAACTAGATGAAAAGAAATTTTATCTCAATTTATTAACAGATGAACACATAAAACCAAATGGTGTACAAACTATTTATTACCAAAACTATATTTATCATGATAGCAATAACCAAATCGAAGAAAGAATAAGAAAGATATCTGGATTGGGTGATTTTGCTGATGCTGAACCCATTTATAAAAAAACAATGAAACTCGGTATAGGCGATACTAGAAAAGAATTCAAAAATAAAATGACTGAAAAGGAATTTGAGTGGTTAAAAGATTATCTTGAAAGAGAACTTGGATACAAACCATTGATTAAATTACACAATGAGTTTGAATATTTTTTAAATGGTAAAATATATACTTTAGAATTATCGAGTTTTTTAAAACCTCATAAACAGAGTTCGATCATTGAACTAGAATTCGATACAATAAACGAAATGGAGTCATTTGAGCCTTTAGATTGGATGGGTAGGGAAATCACTAACGAATATTCGAATGTCGATATATGGAAGAAATATAACCTGATAGGGGAATAATGATAATAGAGGTGATAGGATATGTTGAATACAAAAAAACATAGTTTTATTAATAGGATAAACACAGATAAAGAAGAGTTTCAAACATTAGTAACACAGTTGATGGATATCATACATGAGAGTTATCCTTTAGGGGATTTTAAAATAGGGTGGCTTATAGATGGTGAGTGTTTATTAATAAATAGCCAATACAAACTTAATAATCCAGTGTTTGGTTTCACCAGTGAAGATGAAGATTTTGAAAACCAATTTAACGAAATTTATTCTCATTTATTGAAAAACGATTATATCTATTTTGGTAAAAAAAGTGAGTTTGTCCATTAATAAATATAATCTAACAATATACTAGTGGAAATTAGTGAATTGATCACTTACAATTTATCCTTTGCTCCTGGGATTAATTGTGGCAGCTAATTATCCTTATTCAGCAGCTAAGCAGTTGTCAATTCTTTTTTCAATTTCTAACCATCTCCCTTTTTGATTTGCGGGTGTTGTGAACCGGAAATAAAACAACACCCGTTACATACTTAATTCTAATTCTTATATATTCCCAGGGTAAAACCTGGGATTTTAATTTGGCAAAAATAAACCCAGGGAATAACCCCTGGGTTTTGTTAATCTATTACATACCTTTATTTTTTTGCTGTTCCATATATTTTTTTCTTTCTAAAAATTCCATTTTGGAATCAACCATATCTTCAATTTCAGAATTAGTCATAGTTTCCAATTCTGTTTTGGTTATTTTATCATCGAAGAATTCAAGCAGTTCGATCGTTAGTTCTGATTTCTGTTTGATAGTCTCTCTTGTATCGAACTGTTGATCGTAAAAAAAAGCATATCATTCACATTTTTATTATCGTTTTCAATCCACTTACCACACTCTGTACATTTAAACGGTTCACCTTGGAATTGATACTCTATATCTGATATCAATTCTTGGTCAGCACCATCTGAAATTTCCATCATCAATTCATCTGGTAGATTATCTATAGCTTCTTGTATTTCTTCAACCTCATCGTGAATTGTTGAGAACTGAATTGTACCCACATTATCTTTTGTATCTCTTAAATCTTCAATGGTTAAAAGATCAATGAATAATAAAGATTCAGTGTATGTTTCATGGATGTTATTAACTTCAGCTCTTTTATTGTGCCATAGATATTTAAGTTTTTCATCTGTATCTGTGCTTCTTCTTAATCTCTGTGGTAAATATTCTGATAACCTATTGATGATTAAAATCCTAACCTGTTCATCAATAAACATATATTTTTTAAGATTAGGAGCTGATAACTCTACAGTATATTTAATTTCATCTTTTTCTAAAGTTACTTCTTTTTTCTTACCCATTACTGTTTTGCTTTGTAATTCATCGATTGTTTTGGTTGGATCATATTCGAAATCTTCCATTTCGTTATTCAATGAATTATCAAATATTTCTCTTATATTTTCAGTGGCTTTATTCTGTGTACCACAATGTGGGCAGTTAATAACTGAATCTACCCCTTTATTTGGTGTATTAGCTAAAGCCCATACAGCATTGATTAAAGGTAAATCCCCTGGTGATGTGATTTCTAAGAAAGTAGAAAAGTCAACCTTTTCACCATCTTTAAATTCAAATTCAGAATTCTCAAAGATGGTTTTGATTTTTTCTAAACTCTGGAAGAAACCAAACTCTTTCTCATATAAAACATTATATGCATCCCTTGTTTTAATGAATGTATTGAGTCCGTGCATTTTGATTATATAATTACTTTCAAAAAGAGGGAAAGATACACCTCTGTCTTTTCTACTTATGGTTTTAAGTTTCTGGAGTTTACTTAAATCACCAGCACGCTTTTTATTAGATACTCTGGATTCCATATCGATGACTTTATTTTTTTTCTTGGGTTCTTTATCTTTTTGATCTCTTTTTCTTTTGATCTCTTCTTTTTCTTTTTCTTCCTGTTCCTTAGATTCAATAGCTTTATTGTGTACTTCCGATACAGTCTTTAAAGTGTTTACTGCATCTTTCATACCTTTATCTATTTCCTCCATATCTTCTTTTGGGATTCTATCTTTCATTGTGACCTTTTGTTCTGGTAAATCCATATCGAGATTTAATTCTTTCTTTTCTTCTTTTGTTGGTTTTTCAAAATTGACTTCCTCTTTACTATCCTCGGCTCCATTATTATCTTCAACTTTATCGTCAGCATTTTCTTTAAGAAAATCACTAACTTTATATTTCTTTTTTTCCATTAAATAAACCTCCCATAATGATTTAATATTAATTGTTTACACTAAAAGTTTGTTTCGAGTAAATCTTATCACCCGTTAAAGTCTTTCTTGGGTACCTCTATAGACAAGTCGAATATATTGTTTTTATCAGATATCACATTGAAACTGAAATTATCATCTGTTAATGCTTCAATTTTTACCGAATCAAAACCATCCTTTTCAACAGTCACATCTGACATACCAAAGGGTAAGTATGTTCTGCATTGGCTTCTTAATTCTTCTTCCATTTCAGCTATATTCTGATCTTTGTCCAACATGTGCATATAAGAAGGTAAGTCGAAACCTGCATCTGGTTGATGTTGTATAGAATTCTTTTTCATTAATAATAAATTTAAAAACATATTTATTTTTGCGAATTTACCTTTAAGAACACTTTGTTTACTGAATTTATCTATGTTTAATGTATAGTCTAAAACTGTACTTTTATCTATTGTGGTATATTCCAATTTGATACCCCCTATCAAAGAAATTCTTCTATAATAGTGTTCTATTGCTTTTTAAATGGTATGGGAAACAAATGGTATAGTTTAATTATAAAACGGAGGTGTCTTAAGTTGGCTTATAAAAGAAATATACATTGTCCTCTATGTTCTTATAAATCGAAAAACGAAGATAGGGTTGTATCACATATAAAATCGATACATAAAAGAGAATTAAACAAAAAAGGTTTTACTGCAAAGGAATTACTTTATAGAGATAGAAACAAAGATAACCCAAATATTGGCCAGTGTGTTGAGTGTGGCGACGAAGTAGAATGGGATGAATCTAAAGAAAGATACCCAAGATTGTGTGACAAAAGTTCTTGTAAGAGGATTGCTCACAATAGGCATAAAAAAAACACGAAAGAAAAGTACGGTGTAGAATACAGATTAAGAGATCCGAAATATCAAAAGAAGATGTTGGAAAACCATAAAGACGCAAAAAAATATCAGTGGTCAAACAATGGTCCTGAATTTATAGTTGTGGGTAGTGTTGAGTATGAGTTATTAAAAAAGATAGACAAAGAAAATTTATTAGATCCAAAGAAGATTTCAGCACCTGCTGATTTTAATATTTCTTATAAAACACCTGACGGAAAAAAACATAATCATTTTCCTGATTTTTTTGTAAAGGATTTGAATCTTATTATAAGTTGTAAAGATGGATTAAAAAACCCTAATACACACCCAGGTTTTAAAAAAGATAGATTAAAAAACCTATGTGAATATAGAGAGATATTAAATAATACAGATTATAACTATGTACAAATAGAAGGTAAAGAAGAAATTAAAAAGATTTCTAGTATTTTAAAGTCGGTGAAAAAATCTGTTAGAGCTAATTCACGATATGTCATGCCTCCCAGAATAGATTTTGTTATGTATAATGAAAGCCCATCGGAAGGTGTCCATATAGAATTAAATTATTTACTTATAGGTTTGAGAAATGAAGCACCTATCTTTTTTTTATTATCTCGGGATATCTTAAATTCCAAAGAACTTTATCATTTCAATGGTGAAGATTTATTGATTGTAGATGGGGATAATATTTTAGAGGAGTTTAATTTCTATTGTGTTGATTTACAAGAGACCGATAACTCTATAGATATTTTAAAAATGTATGATGACTTACATTCTTTTAAAGGTGAGACTATGATTGATATTATTTCTTATTATCTAGGTATACCTAATGAGTATAGTTTATCTGAAAAAATAGAGACCGTTATAGATAATGTCGGTGGAGAAGAGTCTCTTACAACCTATAAAGATTATAAAGATGAATTCGATGAGAAGTTGAGAGAATTGTCCGAAGAAGAAAAAGGAGATTTAAACGATATCTTTAAAGAACCACTAAAGGGTTTTTTAAATGATATGACAGGGGGTGTTGATGGTGAGTGAAGTGATATTTGATAATAGCTATTATGAAGGGGAATTAATTAAAGAAACTTATGATTTTAATAATAGTGATGATTTAAAAAGAAAGACGAGTGGTTTAATTCCGGTATACATTATATTCAATAATTCTGGTGCTTTAATTTCTAAAATAATAACCAAATTCACAAAGGGAGATTTTTCCCATAGTAGTTTATCTTTAACAGGGATGGATGAAATTATTTCTTTTGGTGACGGAAATAAAAATAACGGTATTCAAGTTGAAAACATTTATGAATTTTATTCTAGTAGGTCCCCTGAAAGATTAAAAGTAGTTGCTTTTTTTGTGAGTGAAAGGGATTATGAAAAAATATATGAGGTTCTTGCAAGGTTTAGAAAACAATTTAAAAAGTATAGGTATTCATATAAAGGTTTAATATTATTTCCTTTTCTACCTTCGGTGCCACCACACAACAGTTTATGGGAAAAAGATAAATTCTTTTGTTCTCAATTTTTAAGCTGGTGTTTAGGAAATATTACTAAAGCAATAACAGATGTAAACATATCACCAAATGATTTAAATAAAATAATAGATGAATCAGAGGTTATGAATACACTTGTGTTATTTGATGGGAAGACTGAAGACTTCGACGAAGAGATGATATATAAATTTGAAAAGTCTTTGGATATTAATAAGAATAAGCTGAATAAAAAAGTTAAAAGAAATATAGATTCTAAAAAAGAAATAAATATGACTAATTTTTTTAAAGAAAGTGGCGATGATTTAATTTCAGAATTAACTGCTGATTTAATTAATTTGGTTTATCAAGAAGAACTATCTGAGGATGAAAAGTACAGATACAATAATAAATTGAATATGGTTATTAATGCGTACCAAAAAGACTAATGGGATTTTAATTATATATTATTAAAGAGAAGTGATAGAATAATAAATTAAACATACAGTTTTAAAACAGTTAAAGGAGTTGATTCATATGAAATAAAGAAAAAATTTTTACACACAACAAAAGAAGTAGATAAGAGAATCAAAAAGATTTAATTAATTAATTAATTAAAAACTAAAAAATTTAAAGAGGAGATGGTTTTAAATGAACACAGTATTTACTAAGCCGATTTCGCACGATAGTCTACAAAGAATGTTTGACAATATTGATATGAGTTTGGACGCAATCAATAATAGTAGACAGTTGATTTGTCCACACATGAAAGAAGTTGGATCCAATAACATGGATGAAGAAACTTCTTTTAAATCTCAAGCTAAAAAAGTTGGGGAGAAAACTCTAAGTTTCTATATTGATGATCACGAGATTACATTGAAGGGTAACATGTTTCAGTGTCATGTCTGTGGTTCAAGGTTCTTTGTACCTATGCAGAGACTTAAAGAAACAGATAGTGAATTAGAAAGATTTGCTAGTTGGGCACAAATGTTCCTTAACACATTGAAACTTTTCAAAGGTTTCGTTTATGCGGATCCTATTATTCGTGGAGGTTTCGATGGAGATATGGGACTTAATGTTCCAAAGAAAGTTCGTGCCAATGTTGGTACACCATATTTAAAAGAACTTGCTGGCATGAATGTCCACATGAGTTCAGATTCTAGAGCAGCTAGAGCTGATAGAAGTCTTCAGCTTGATAGAGCATTGTTTATTGCTCACCTTGAGGCTTTAGAAGAAATCTATTCTGCAATCGTTCGTTACTTACAGGGCGAAGAAGTAATTATGTCAGAAGAAGATTTAGAACTCGGTGCTTTCATGACAGGTGTTGGTGATGGTGGATATAACCCATATAGAGGTGATGTCCCAAACGCTTATGTTGACAGTAGAAGAGAACCAAGATACTTGGATTCCATCGTTCAACCTAATGAGCGAGAAACCAATATTGGTGGAAGACCAAGACAGCAAGCCACAAGAACAGCAAGTAAAGAAAAAAAATCATCAGGTAAAAAATCTGGTGGAATGAAAAAAGATGTGTAAATAAAAAGTGCGAGGGTTGATTCCCTCGCTTTTTTTTTGTTAATTTTGTGCGTTCCTAGGTAATAATACTTTCTTGGAACAATCATCATAGAACCTATTATTAGGAAAGGTGATGATGAAATGAGTGTGAAAGAACATTTTGAAAGTTATATAAAATTCCCAATTGTGAATCCAAAGGTTAATAAATATATAGAGAATTTTGTTACAGAAAATATTGATGTATTGGGTTCTATAGGTGTGGATCAAAAATTAGTTTTTGGTGACGAGAGAAAAAAGAGATTTTTAGATTTATACGGTTTTGATGAAAGGTCTTTTAAAAGGTTTATGAGAGGAAATAAAGTTATAAAATCCAATTTTAAACATTCAAGAAAACCTGAATATCTTTTGCCTGTGACATCTTATGCTCTTGCTTCTAAAAAAATAAAAGATAATTTTTTGTATTTTTTATCGATTATGATTTATACCAATAAACATCAAAAGTATTTCGAGTATGGTGTTAATCAAGAGAGAATGGAATATACTATATCTAAATTATCGAATAGGTATCTTCTTAAAAAGAATGGGACAATTTTAAAAACTTTACAGGAAACAACTGATACAATAAAAAATGCAAGAATTGGTAGTAAGACTTTTAAAGAAAGAATAAAAAGATTAAACGATGAAGATTACCTACAGATTGTAAACCGTTTTGATACGAGTATTAATTTGATGATGAAGAACATAGCAAACGAATACTATGAAAATGATACTGTTGTTTGGAAAGATGAAGAAATTCTTGATAGAGAGAATTTAAGAACTACAACTAATGATTCTCTTAAATTTGAAAATGTCAAAACAAATTTATCCGATAAGACAATTAAATACGGTTTGGATACATCTATACTTAAAGAAACAAACGGAATGAAATATTCCAAACAAATGAAAGAGTTACTGAATAACCATTCCAAAGAGATATCAGATCTTTATGAAATGATCCTTGATGATTATATGAAAAATACTGCTGTGCCTGGTATTGAATATGCGAAAAGATATGGGTTTGTGAAGTATTACAAAAATTCGAGAAAAAAAGATAAAAATATAAAAAGAAAGATAGAAAAATTAATGAATAAAGTTGACGATATAAATAGATATAAATTTTCTAAAGTTCTAAATAGATATTTGGTTGCATCAATCCATAAAGAATTACAGAATGTTTAAAGGAGGAAATTATGAAAAAGTCTGGAATCAAAAAAGCTAAAAAAAGAATATTAGATTTTTTTTCTGATGTCGACAAATCTGGAAAAAATGTTGAGCTCTATAAAGAAAAATTTAAAAATATGACAGATAAAGAATTCGTTGAAATGATTAAGCAAGGATTATTAAAATTATATATCAAACCCTTTGATATAGAGCCAACATTAGAGGATGCAAAAAGAGCGTGTGAACATGTGGGTCTACCAACTGAAGAAGAAATAACTTTACCTTTTTTATATGAAGATGAAGAATTGGGGGCTGCTATCAGTAATGAAAAGGTCATGGTTCTTGAAATACCTTTTAAAAGATTACAGCAGATGATATATAAAGAAAACTCCTCCTCATCAGATATGACAACACGGGATAAAACTAACCAACCGATTAAGGATTCAAAGTCAGCAAAAATATCCGATCAAGAAGTCAGTGTTTTAGATTATAAAGGTTTTGAAAAAACATTAGAAGAGTTTTTAACATTTAGGGCAGACCATACAATAAGTAAAAATGAAGCTTATGATAATATTGTAAAATCAGGAAAAACAAATATACCCGATAGTATAAATGATCCAGAAAGTAAAGTTGCTGTCAATTATTTGCATGCTTTATTTTTGGCTATGGGTATATCTACAGATTTAATAGAAGATTTAGATCAATTATAAAAAGGAGTGTTAAAGAATGTTTGCTAAAATAATGAATTTAGATAATGAAGAAATTAAAGATTATTTAATTACTATTCTACCTTGGTTAATAATTTTATTGATGGCTTTTAATATGTATTATCAACAGGTTCAGTTCTCTGAGTTTAAAAGCTCAATCATAGCAAGAATTCAGTTTGAGACAACTAAGGAATTTAAAAATGAAATCAATATTTTAAGTGAAGAAATATCTGGTCTTAGAGAAGAGATAAAAAATTATAAAGAAGATAATGAAAAAGAAATGGCTGCCGTTGTGAATGATGGAGATGAAGAAAAAAGATTATTAGAAAACTACCAATATATCATGAGTAGAGAAAATGGTTTGTCAAAACAAAATATTTTAACATTAGAAAAATATGCTGAAACTGAAGATATGCCGGATATAAATCCACACTTGGTTTTTGCGATGCAATATGTGGAATCAAGATTTAATCCTGATTCTGTAAATGGTGGTGTTTATGGTTTAGGACAAATAAGTTTATCGACTGCAAAATATATCAAAGATTATTTTGGGTATAATGACATTATAAATGAAAACACTTTAAAGGATCCAAATTTAAATATAAAATATCATGTTTCGTATCTTAAACTTTTATATAAGACTAAAGGTAGAAATTGGTATAATGTAATTATGGTTTATTCTGGTGCAAAAATGGCTGATGACCCCAATGCTTTTATGTGGAAATACATTGGTAAAATGAATGATTTTCTTTCTAAAACAAGGGGTACTAGTTTTCAAAAAATAATAGCAGATAAGGATTTCAAAATAAAGTTGGAATGATAAATAATTTTTTTATATCCACAACAATTTTTTGAAGGAGAAATAAACATATTTGGGAGGGGACATTATGGCTAAAAAAAATACATCTACTGATGATATGGAGCTAGGTTTATTTAAAACTGGTTTTCCTATGTTTGACCTTTTGGTTGGTAGAGACCATGTGACAGATAAAGAAAACCCTGATGATTTCGTGAAAATAAGGGGTCTACGTTCTGGTTCCATGGTTTCGTGTTTTGCAAAATCAACATATGGAAAAACCACATTACTTTTAAATAAAGCTGGTAATATAATAAGAAAATATAAATATGATGCAGAACCACAATTACACATAGTTGATGCTGAGGGTGGTGCTGAGTTAGCTAGAGTTTGTGCCACAACAGGTATACCTTATGATAAAAATGTGAATCAAAGAATAAAGGTTTACCCAAGACATAAGGTTACAACTGAAAAAATGTATGATTGGTTTTTAGAATTATATGAGGAGAAAAGAAAAAATAAAGATAAATATTTAGGTGAGGTTGTTTTAGGCAATGGTAGAAAAGCAAAAAGATATTTACCTACAATTTGGTTTATAGATTCAATATCATCACTTATCCCTGAAAAATTAAAAGATAAAAATCAGGTTGATGAAATGTATGCGGCAACAAAGGCTAGAGTCAATAATAACTATATTGAGAAAATGCGTGATAAAGCAAGTGAAGTTAATATTATGATTTTTTTGATTCAACACGAGGGTAACACTATCAATACCAGTTTTTATGCACCCAGAGAAAATAGAGGCTATAGTAGTGACATAAAACCTAAGGGTGGTACTAAAGCTATTTTTGAATCTGATGTGTCTATCTGGATAAGTAGGATAGTTGCCCATAATAAAAAGAAGACAAATAAGAAATACCCTAATGAAAAGGGTTTTACATCCATTATGGAAGCAACCATAGTAAAAAATAGATATGGTGAAGCCAATAATAGAACCAAATATTCACTGGTTCAACATAGGGAATATGGATTTGATCCACTTCATTCTTACCTTTTTGATGTTTTAGAAAAAACAGATGTTATACAAACTAAAAGGGGTTCTGGTTGGAGGTCACTGGAAGGGTACGATGATAAATTTTATGAATCTGATATCCTTAATTTAATAGAGACTGATGCAGACTTTAGAATAGCTTTATCTAAAGAAGTATCCAAAGCTTTCCATGATACTATTAGATACCAGGACACTGACGATATATTAAAGAATGCACAAAATTTAATAGATGATCTTTTGTAGTGGTATAAAATATTAACTCCTCCTTAATTATATATTATAATGGTGAACGAATAAATAATAATTTAAAAAGGAGGAGTTAAAATGAATGTTAATTTAAAAAATTTAATTACTGATTTAAATGGAAAAAGAATATTTTATCTAAGTGATGAAGATTTAGGAGAAGAAAAAATGTTGAAACCCGATAATATCGATATTGAACCACCACCTCTATTAAGGGACACAAAAAACAATATAGAGGATTTGGATATTGATGGTTTAAATAAGATACCATTTTATGAGACCATAGGTGGTGCCTTAAGATATTACGGTGAAGACTTTGATGGTGAGAAATTATATGTTTACTCACCAGTTAAAGAATTTGAAAATGTCAACATAATAGAGAATGAGGACTTAGTTAAGATTACACCAATGTTTAAATATCTTGATGAACTTTGGGTTATGGAAAATGTTAAAGTTAAATGTTTAGGTATAATAAAGATGTTTAAAAACGGGGATGATTGGGATTGGAAATGGGTTGGTTATTCTTTAGAGATGGGTGAATTAGTAAGGGAAAATATAGATAAGAATGAACCTGAATACTTAGAGAAGATACCAACATACATGAAAAAACTGGTTGAAAAAATGAAACTAAATAAGATACCAAAAAAAGAGATGGTTCATAAAATTTTAAATAACCCAAAACTTGATATACCAATGACAGATACAGGAATAAAACCTGGAGACTTTGTTCCTATTGTGAAAATAAATATGTTGACTGGTAGACACTTTACGATGTATTATAAAATCAAATATATAGAATATGAATCTAAAGTGGTCGTTTATTATAAATCACCTTGGACATATGAGTATGAAGAGGATATATTTGAAACTATAAACAATGGTTACATTTATATACGTTTATACAAATAAGGAGTTGATTGTTATGGAGTTCAGTAAAAAGATTAGAGGTATGGTTGCAAATGCTAGACAAGAACCTGAAGACAAATTAGAAGAATATTCTGGTAAAGGTAATACAGTTCCTTTTGCAGGGAAGGTGATGCCCAATAGGGGCATCATGCATTCAGCCGCTTTAGACCAATTTGTAGAACCAATCGATGGTGATATACCACAATGTAATACAGTATATGCTAACGATATTTTTCGTTCTACAGAGCAACTATTTGCTAAAGATGATATGGAAATACTTCATATTATACCAAAAGTTATTGCTGGTAAAGAGACATGTGTTAAAGCATATATTCTGAAAGATAAAGATGATAAAATTCATCTACACATTAATCCTGGTTTTAAAGAAACAAATGAATCTTACGGTTTCAGGGTTGACTCATCATTAGATGAAAAAGAAGTGGGTGACAAATTATCTAGTGAAGACACAATAATGAGACCACATGCCTTTGATAAGAACGGCATTTATAAAGGTGGAATAAATGCAAACACAATATACATGACAGCTTGGGAAACAGTTGAAGATGCATTTTTGGCTTCAGAGAGTTTCATGAAAAAAGCTGCCAACTATAAAGTTTTCCACTATAAAGATGAATTTGATTTAGACAATGCAGTTATTAAAAATTTATATGGGGATATGAATAATTACAAACCATTCCCTATGATTGGTGAAAAGATACAAGATAATCCAGATAATAAATATGCTAATACAGCTGGTTTCTTATTATCTTATTCCACCAATGCATCAAATGAAACTTTTCTGCGTTCCAATGAGAATCTGATGAAGATATCACAGGACGACACATTTAAAAAATATCCTGATGGTTCTGTTATAGTGGATATAACAGTTAGACAAGCTAGAGGTCAAGAATGTAAATCTGAATTTCTAAAAGGTTTGATTGATGACAATAGGGAATTCGAATTAGAAATATATGATTTATTAAATGAATACAAAGATGAAGGGTACGAGTTTTCAATCGATACCGAAGACCAGTATTTAAAATACCAGTATATTTATGAGAGGATAGCACCCAATGATGAACCATACACATTTAGAAGAGGTAAACACGGGTATGTTCCTTCTAATAAAATTTTGATTGATATTAAAATGGTTAAAATAAATATACCATTTACTGGTCAGAAATTCACAGGACAACATGGAAACAAAGGTGTTTGTTCGGTTGTTGTCCCTGATAAGGATGGAGATCTAAGGGATATGAAATGTGCAGGAGTTTTTAAAGATGGTACAATAAAAACAGAAGATGGTAGAAATGTTGATTTTGTTATGTCAACAGCTGGTGTGATATCTCGTGCTAACCCGGGACAGTTGGATGTTAGAACCATAAATCAAATGTCATATAAGGTGGTTAAACATTTAAAAGATAACGACGATGAATACTCTGTTGCTGATAAATTAGATATCATAATGATGTTTGTTAAAATATTTTCTGATAAGCAAGTTGAAGCTTATGAAGAATTAGTAGAAGAGTTTGGTCCGGAGCATTTTCTAGATTATATCTATGAAGAAGGTATACTTTGGAATTTAAAACCATTCTCTCATGGTATTACTGCAAACACTTATTTTATTGCGACAGAGTTTATGGATGAGGTTGGAATTGATTATGGTGATTTTGGTAAAGACTGGGTTTTGGTTGATGGTGAAAAAAGATTTAAAGCTGAGAATGCATCCATGTATATTTATCTTTTAAAACAGGATGCTCTAAAAAATATGTCAATAAGAACCAGGGGTGCCTATAATCAAAAAGACTCACCAACGAAAACTGAAAGTAAGAAAAAGCATACAGAAAAATATAGTAGTACACCCATAAAACAATCTTCAGATGATATGTTTTTATTGATGGGTATGCTTGAACCGGAAACTGTTAAGGGGATATTTTCAACTTCTGATTCATCGATAGTGGAAACACTAGAAGCACATCTTTCAATAATGGGTGTTGAATTATCTAAGGATTAAAATCATAAATGATTTATGATTATATATTATTAGAGTGAAGCAAGTTGAATATTAAAAAATATTTTAAAAGGAGATGTTAAGTATGAGTTTAGTTATTAAGAATTTGGTGAAAAGCTTAAACGTTGATGAGAAGAATGGTAATGTTTATCTCGCAGATGGTAATGGTAAAGGCAATAGTCAAGAGGGTGACAAGTTTGTGAATGTTGTTAAAGGAACAACATATCCAATTGAGGGTTTAACTTTTATCGAGGGTAGCGATGATAATTACATGATTCCTGATGATATGTCTGGTATGTATTTGGGTAAAGGTAACAAAGTAACAGGTTTACCTGATGATGATTATCTTATCGGTAATTGGAAGCTGGCATCAGTAAATCCTAAACACTATGAAAGAAATACCAGAAGTACAGCTGGGGGAAGAAGTAGTGGTGGAAGAAAACCTAAGGTTACTATCAAAGAAAAGTTTAAAAGAAGTAAATCAGATAGTAGACCGACCGATGCTATTAAAGCGACACTGAATAGTATTATTCCATACGAAACTAATGATCTCACAAAAGGTGAGACAAAAGATTTAGAAAACATCGTGAATAATGTAGAGAAGAACACAGCATCTTATGATGACATGTTCTACTTATTAGATATTCTCGGTATTCGTAATGAGGTTGTTATTGGAGGTAAAAACCCTAATGGTGTATCCATGGGGAAAATTTATGTCAGAGTATAATTAAAAAAAGGGGGTCTTTGTTATGTCATTGATAATCAAGGATATAAATAGATGTATTGTTGGAAAAAATAAATTTAATTTAGTCTATACAAAAGATAATGATGCAGCAGGGATTAAAGAAGACCTCCTGTTAAATACAAGGACAGAACAAATTAAATCAAAAGATGAGATGACTTGTATTTATACAGAAGATGGGGATTGTTACTTATTCCCAAAGGATGAAGAAAAAAAATATATATCTAAAAAGGGTAAGGTTTCGCGATTACCAAAAGACGTATATTTGATTGATAATTGGCTCAGGACATCATCATCGGACACTGATATATTAAAGATGGTTGGTGATGATTATGTTATTACAGAAAAATTCCATCCAGCCGGTGGTGATGATGAGCTAACACTTCTAGCAAAAAATGTTATGAATCAGGTTATTCCAATAGTTATAAAAATACAGGGTAAATCTGATAAGACATGGCTTGATGCTAGAATGAAAGAAATAGAAAAGAATTCAATTTCGGCAAAGATGTTTCTGCAACTTTGTCAGACTTTGAATCTTCATGTCGACATGAGGGTTTATAGAGAAGAATTTGAAGGGGAAGAATTCATTGAGCAGAAAAGAAAATTAATTTAAAGGAGATGGTAAAATGAATGGAAATAGAAATCAGATATTCAATGACATTATTGATGCGATGGAATACCACATCGATAATAATTTATCGGGCGGTGTGATAAGCAATGATCGAATGGAAGAGATTAATATGATGCTCTTCAATCACTTAGCCAAAGGATCCAATAACCGAGATAGACAATTGGTTATTAATCGAAAGGTTAGAGGAAGAAGAGGTGAATCTGATAAAGATTTTAAGCTGAGGTTGAGGGTTGACGTTGATGAAAGTCTGCGTTCCCGTAGACCACATGTTGATAGGTCAAGGATTGCTGAAAGAGAATCCAATGACCTCAGAGAGGTATTTGAAAGATACACAATGAGTGTTTCAGAAATGGACAATAAAAGAGACATTGTTCAGCTCTATGTTAATACTTACATGTGTATCGAAGATGGGTTTGCGGATATGTTTGAAGAACTATTCCAAGATGGGAAGATGTCAGACCCAGGGTATCTCGATATGATTGCCAGTGGTGAAGTGTTCTATGAGTATGGTGGTTTTAGAATATTCCCAATGGCGAATGAATCGACATGGTCTTTAAGTTATGAAACTACACCATTAATTTCAACTGGAATCAAAAATGATTTTGGTTGGAATAATTAGTGTGGTGTATAAAATAGCGGTTGTTATGGCCGCTATTTTTTTCTTTAATATAGAAAAAGGGAGATGATATTGTGGCAAGCGATATGACCAATAGACTATATGAGTTGATGCAAGAAAAGATTGTAAACGATTCTATATTGGATCCTGAATTAAGGGATATGATACCAGTCGTAATTGAGACATTAAAGAAACTACCAAAGTTAACAATGGTGGGGTATAGGAAAGAAAGAATAAATCCTAGAAAACAATTTGAAATCGAAATGGAAGATTCAATAATCAAGAAAACAAACAATACAAAAAGAAATAATGTTGAGTATTCCATTGACTTAGAAGAAAGCAAAGTGGATATTTTAAGATGTTATTTTATAATAACACCAGAGATTATTTCTGACTCTAAAAAAGATGTCGCAATTACAAATACCAAATATAAGCTTCTCAGAGTTATGGATAGGTTGGATGAAGTTTTTGAAAGTGAACTTTTAACCGAGTTATTAGAGAGTAAAGATAGAGTATCAACTGAAAATGTGGATCCTGAAAACGAAGATGTAAATATGGTATTAGAAGTTCCATTTTTAGTGCCGAGGTTAGTTGATGGGCAATATTTTCTATTAAACAACAGAAGATTTTTCTCTGCTTTCTATTTACAAAGAGAAGCTAGGGTTACCAATGAAGGGAAACTGGAGATAGTGAATATTAACCCTGGTGCGTATAATGGGGAAGATGAAATACTTTCTTATATCTATCTCACAGATGAAGAATCAGAAGAAGAAGTTATAGAATATTATTTCTTCGGTAATAAGCTGAATCCTTTTTGTTTCTTACCAAACAATATAAAACTCCATAAAATGTTTCCCGAGTATTTTTCATATAGAGCAAGGGTTTATAATGATAAAAGGAATAAAATAGAACCCGAAACTAAAGAAGGAAAAATACTTTTGAGAACATACAATAAATGGAGAAACGAGGATAGGGCTAAGTTTAGAAGGGCTAGAAAGAAATCTTTAGAAGGTGATGAAGAAAACGATTATGTTTATAAGTTGATCAGTAAAATAAATCCCGATGAGATAGTGGATGCAATAAATGCTGTTTTGAATCCGGGTGACCAAATTATAATGTTTGATATCCATAAATCTTTAAGGAAGTTTTTAAAGATTAATATAATAGATTCATTCCCTGGCTTTAGAAAAAGACAGCAACCTAGCATGGTAAAGAAAAGATATAGGATAAATCCTGAAACCGTAGTAATGATAATGAAAATGAAAAAACAATATACATCAACTGTGGTTCAGGCAGCTAACACTATAGATTTATTTCCTAGGTTCACTTATATTTCTGAAATGGAAAGTGGTTCTAAAATAAAAGATAAGAACTTACGAAAATTCAGAAAAAAACATGTCGGTTTAATTGACCCTATAGCCACATCCACATCTGAGAATTTGGGTTTATCTGGTGGTATGGTTTTTTCTGTTCCAGATAAACATATAATGAGGTAGGTGATTAAAATGAACTCAACATTCTATTACCTATATTTAGATTGGGATGGGAGTGTATGGTTGAGTAACTTTTAATTAAAAGCGACCCTTTATTGGGTCGTTTTATTTTTTTATTATCAAAAACAATTCTTTAGGATATATACAAACCAAAGGGTGTGGAAATTATGTGGCTTAGATATATAAGGTTAGAAAACTATACTTTTTTTAATTCGGGCATGGATAAAAATGTGGTGGAAATGGAATTTGATAAAGAGGATGATATTGTAGTTATAAGTGGTGATAATGGGTCTGGTAAAACAACATTCACTAAACTTGCTCACAGTCCTTTACCGAAGATAGATAATAACTATGGTATAATTAAAAATCATGCTGGTAAAAAAATTCAAATATACGTTGATGAAAAAAATGACAGAGAAATAGAAGTTATCCATAACTTCAATCCTAAAAAGGATACACATTCATGTGATTCTTTTATGAACATTATAGAAGACGGGGAGAAAAAGGAACTAAACAATAATGGCAGTGTTAGGTCTTTTTATGATCTTGTAGAGGAGTATTTTGGTATAACAAGAAACAATGAAGATGTTTTATATACGGCTGTTAAGGAATTGGGTTTAGTGACTAAGACAGCAGCTGAAAGAAGAGAGTATGTTAAAGGATTTATAAATGGTCTTGAAGAAATAGATGATAGGTATAAGGTAGTTAATGAAAAATACTCTATAATAAAAAAAGAGCTTAAAGCTAATGAGATTAAATTAAAAAAATATCCAGATAGTGACGAGATGAAATCAGAGATAAAAGAAATGAAAAAAATGGTTACTATCAAAAAATCTGAATTAAAAAATATCCATAAAAAGATGGGTACTATAGAAAATATATCTGAAGACGAGTTAAAAGAAATAAAAGAAACAAAAAAGAAATATCAAAAGGATATATCTGATGCAAAAGAGGCTATAAAGATATTGGGAAAATTGGATTCAAATAAATCTTTAAAATATAATGAAGATGAATATAAAGGATATCTCAAAAGAAATAAAAAGAAACTTAAAGATATTGAAGAAGAAATAAAATCAAAAAATAAAGCTCTTATAAATTTAAAGAAAGACTCGAAGGGTTTGGTTAAATTAAAAGAGGATAGACAATACGTTGAGTCTTTAGGTGAGAGATTAAACGAAGTTGATGACGAGATAAAGGGTATCAAAACAGATTATACTTATGAGGAATACTCTGAGATTAAAACCTTTATTAATAATGTCATCACATCCTTAGATATGTTATCTAATAATATTATTGAGATTGGTTCATTAAAAAGAGATTTAAAAAAAGAATTGGAAAAAAATAAAAAAGATATTGAAGATTTGACTAAAGAACAAAATGAAATCAAAAAGAATATGGAGTCTATATCTGGTTCCTATGGTGGTTTTTTTGATGAAAATATAAAACCACATCCTAAGTGTGAATTTGAAAGTTGTGATTTAAGACAGGCTTTTAATGGATACATCACCAATATGGATGAAATAAATGAGTTGTCTACCAAACTTAATTTGATTTCTGAGAAGATAGAAAACATTGAAGAAGAAACACAAATTATAAATAATGATCTTCAGTGGAAAGAAAGATATGATAGATTAGTTTCAGAGCTAGAAGATAGAGATACATTATTAAAAAAGGATGAAGATTTAAAAAATCTAACAAAAGACAAAATTTTTAATACTTTAAAAATAGGGAAATATTCTCAATTAGAAAATAAGATCTCTGTAAAATTTGATAAGTTAGATAAGTATTTTAAATATTTGGATGATAAAAAAAGATATGAGTCTTTTAATTCTGTTTCTGAAAAGGAGAATGATCTTTTAGATAGGTATGAAAAAGAAAAGGAAAAGATTTTAGAAAAAAGAGAAGAATTAAATGAGAAGAAAAAAGAAATAGAAAAGAAGGTAAAAAAATATAAAGATAAAATAGATAAATTATCTATTGGTTTTAATAATAATCTGGTAGAGAATTTAAATATGGAGTCTTTAAAAGAAATAATAAAAGAGCGAGAACTGTCATTGGAAAAATTGGATAAACAGTTAGAAGAAATCCAAAAGAAAATAGAGAGTAAAAAAGCTTTAGAAAAAAATGAGAAAACTATCAATGAAGAACTGAAGACATATGAAAAAAGAGTAGAAAAACTCAATGAAGATTTAACCATTATGAAACATCTGGAGAAAGAATTCGTTCGATTAAATAAAGAAGAAAAGATAACTTATGCTATAAGAGAAACACTTAGAATACATTTACCTATAACTTTAATTGATTCTTTTCTTGAAAGTGTAAAGCTATATGCTAATAAGTTTTTGAAAGATGCTAATTTAGAATATAGGGTTTCTGATTTTGAGATATCAGAAAACACATTTAGGATTGAATCTATGAAAAAAAATCATATTTATACCGATGTTTCAAATATGAGTGACGGCGAAACATGTTTTATGTCTTTAGCAATATCGTTTGCCATACAGGTTGTTTTAGATTCATTAAACAATTATAAAATTGTGGCTTTAGATGAAATGGACTCTCTTTTAAAAGATTCAAGAAAGAAAAAATATATGGATATAGTTATGTCTCAGTTTTCTAACTTCGATTTGTCACAGATGTTTATTGTGACACATAATGAGTATTTTAATGATTTAAATAATGTATCCCATATATGTCTTAAGGATTCGACTGTAGATAAATTTGATAAATCAAAGAAGATAATTTACCATTATGACGATTGAGTTCTATGATTATATATTATATATGCGAAATGAAAAAATTATTTAATCAATATAAGGAGTTGATTTTATGGAGATGGATAGAAAAGTTTATTTTGCAGTTAGGAATGAAAAAGAATTAGAGTTTAATGTTTATCAAAGGAGTTATATTTTTCATGCAAGTCAAAAGAAGTCTTATGATGGTAAGACTATAAAATCGATTGAGGCAACATGTTCTCAATTAAACCATTTTATTCTTTATTTAGAAAGAAGAATGGAAGATGAATCAATAGATGAATCAGAAGGTGATTTAGGATACTTTATAGTTAAGATGATGCGTCTAAATGATTTATTAGATAGAAATAATATGGATCAAGCAGTTTGGGAGGAAGTAAAAGAAAAGTCAACCAGATTTTATGATGAAAAGCTGAAGTATTTTAAAAGAGTTGTGACTGAAGAGTTAGTAAACGATGTCCACTTGGGTACTCTGATATCAGATTATGTTTATTCAAATACACTTAAAAACCTAACTTCAGCAGATAACATAAAAGAGAAATTGTTTTATAGTGATATTCATATTTATCATTGTCTGTCGGTATATACTAAAATATTGTATTTTATGTATTTTAGGTTTTCTGATGAGACATCTTATAAAAGAATATCTAAATCAATAACTATAGAACTTTCATCTTTAATGAATCAGATGGCTTTGGATATCTTTCCTAAGGAATATACTAGAATCAATAATATTTCTTTTATGGATAGATTGTTCAATTATATTCAATTCCAGAACAGAATAAATTCTAGAACACACACTAAATTACAGGATAAGTTTTCTGCTATAGGTTATAGTGAGGAGTCACTTTCGATTAGTATGTTAGATAGTGTTATATCTTCCCTTAAAAATTTTGGTGTGATAACTTATAAAAGAAGTAGAGGTAAAAGAAAAACTTTTGATATATTTAAACACAAGTATGAAAATTGGGGTTATGTTGCTAAGAACACAGCAGCAATCATTTCCTCTACAACCAAAAGAACTGTGAGTTATATGTTTGCTCAGACTACACCGTATGTTATAAATAAGAAATCACCGACTGTTATGGTTGATGGTGTTTCAGAAAGTAGTAAGTACGAGATACTTTTAGAAAAGAAAAACAAAGAACACTATCAGGATATGAAAAGGATTAAACGATATATTATCAATGATTGTTATGAGAATATATCAGCTGAAAGTCGTGATGAGATTGATAAACTATTGGAGGGTGGCACAGATATTAGACATCAATTAAATAAATTTATGGTGTCTTTATTTTTGGAGCAAAATTATGAAGCCAATGTTTTGGATCTTATAACCTATGAGGAGTTTTTAACTATATTATTTAGGGTTTATGAAAGAATGGATAAATACTATAGAATAAAACATGCTTTGATTTCCCCAGTGGGTAATCGGTTAAACGGTATTAGAGTAAGAGAAAAAGATTTGGAAGGTTTATTATTTTATAGGAACTGTAATAAACCTAAAACCATAAAGATATTAAATAAGATAGTTGGTTATTCATATACATTCAATCGTGATGTTGTTAGAAATTTAAATATTAAAGATGAAATGATAGATTTTATTGCGGATGGTCTTGTGATATGATTGAACCTAAACAAAAAATAGTAGATTTTTTAATGGATCGTTATGATGCAAAGACCCAAAATAACGGTATATGGTATAAGATAAGATGTCCTTTTTGTGGTGATAGTAATAAACACAAATATTCGAGACATTTAAATATAAGAATACCATATGATGATAATATGATGGTTGCCAAATGTTTTCAACCTAAATGTGATGTAGGTGGTCTTTTAAATAGAGACCACCTTGTGAAAATGGGGATGTCAGATACTTCTGTTTTGAAATTTATAACTGATAAAGCTAAAGTAAATAAGTCTATTGTCAATAAAATTTCATCTACTAATTTACATTTGGCTCTACCGGATAAACCACATGACGAGGTTTCAGAATATTTTAAAGCAAGAACCAATGTTCCTTTAAACGATAGGAGTATTAAAAGATATAACGTCGTGGGGGATTTTGGTTGGTTTTTAGAGAGAAATAAAAATAAGTTTAAAGAGAATCGAAGATTAAATAAGTTAAGAGATAATGAAAAAGAAGGATACAGGTATATTGGTTTTTTAAATGAGACAGGGACATTTATGAATATACGTTCCATAAATGATGATAGGAAAAAGCATATAAAAGTCCCAATAGTTAAGTTTCCTATATATGTTTACCATAAACCTTATGCTATAGATAATAATTTTGATATTACACATGACGAAGTTTATATAGTTTTGGCTGAGGGTATATTTGACACCATAAACATCAGTAATTACCTTGGAGGTATAAATGCCTTATATGTGCAAACAGGCTCAGCAGGAGGTATGTATGGGATGTTTAAGCGGTTATCTAAATACTACTATGTTGATTGGATGTTTGTTAGAGATGAAGATGTAGAAATAAGTTTCTTTAAGAATATAAAAAAATACAATGATTATAGGTTCAGGAACAAAGCTTATGTAGTTTATAATGAACTATCTAAAGATTTTGGTGATTTTAGAGAACCTGTAAGAATGCACAAAATAAAAATATAAGGAGGAAAACATTGTTAAATTATATTCTTAAAATATTCGTAAACATAAAGAACTATTTTTCTAAAGGTGATTCTAATAAGTCTAGAAGAATAGCAAAGAGAATTGTCGATGAAAATGATATTGTCAATTTAAATGGTGTGATAAATTATATGAGGAAAAATTTTGATTATGGTAGTGACCCCCTTAATGGTATAATTGATACCCAATATGATTTGGATAAAATAATAGAGACTGGTGGTGTTGATGATTGTGATGGGTTTGCTATAATATCAAAGAGGTTGTGTTCTGCAATCGGTTTACAATCTAAAATATTAACTTATGTTCCTTTAAATATTACTAAATCACACGTCATTTCAGTTATTGAGATTAATGATGTTTTTGATGCTGAAAAATTGGGGAAAGAAAAAATTATAAAAAATAAAAAACCATATTATATGGTGCTCAGTGTTAAGAATATTTATGGTTCATTTGATAGTATAGAAGAAATTATTTCTTTCTTTGAAGAAAAAATTGATAGTAAAATAATTGCTTATGATTTAAGAGATGGTATAAATTAATAAAAAAGCAGGGTATTTCACCCTGCCTATTTTTTTTTATATTTTTCCTTTTATTTGTGTTCTGGTTTTATTAAAATTTAGTTTATCGTTTACAGATCTTATCTCTATTTTAACATTGTGTTCTTTTGCTTTTTTTATTCCTTCTCTCATACCAGATGAAAAACCATTGTCTGTGTATACTGCACAGAGGTCAGCCTTTTCATACCAACTTATACCAGCTTCAATACCCATCTGTCTTTCTTTTGGTATCTTATCGTTTAGAACTTGGGTGTATAAGAGGTGGCTTGCTATTGGGGCTTCTCCACGTAATAGGGAATCTAATAAAGCTAACCTTGCATATTTGGTGTTTTCTTTACAGTCACCTTTATAGGGTGATTCGATTATTACATTCTTCATATTCATCACTCAAATCTATTTCGGTATTTATCATCCATTCTTGACCTTTTTCTTTATGCCAAATAAATGATTGGTTTCTTGGGTGGGATAAATATCCTTTATTAAAATGCCAATCATCCCGACCTGTGACAGATGCTAAGTTTCTAACTATAACACCATTATCTTCTTTTGATAATTCAGAATGTAAGTGAGCACCATGCCACTCATGGAATGTTGTTTCTGACCAATCCTTTTTTGCTTCAACCTGCATACACCCAAATATCCTTTTTCTTTCTTTATCTAGATGTGTGAAACCGATTAAGCTTTCCCCATAACGCACATACTTTCTACTTGCCGGGTTGGTATTTACATTTACATCTTCGTTTTCTCTATACCATGATTTTATATTGACTATACTGTGGAAGGATGTCATCCAGTCGTGGTTTCCTGGTACCAAGAAAACATTTACTGGTGCTATCTGTGATAATAGATCTATTCCCATTATTAAAATCTTTTGACCTTCTATGTACATCTTCTGCCATCTGTCATCGTTTCTTTGTATTGTGCCTTTTGTGGTTCTACCATATGTATCATCAAAATTAAAGAAATCATTACCTATTGGAAATATGATTTTTTCGATTCTATCTTTAAGGTTGGTTTCTAAAATTTTAGATATGACGTCATTTATAACATACATGAACCTTTCTTTTGCTATATCTGTGTCATAAGACTCTCCGGTTTCTGGATGCCAAGCTAATTTATTTAAATGTAGATCTACAATTGGGACTTCCAGAAGTAAATCTTTTTTAACATCTTCTTTTTGTTTTAGTTTGGGTAATTTGGGAGGATTATATATTTGTGCGAATTCAACAAAATGAGATGTCACTAAATCGTGGATTTTATGAATGAAGAAATCTTTTTTCTTATATTTTTCATTTTCCCTTATTATCTTTTTTATTTCCTTTTCTTCTATTTTCTGAAAAAAGTCATCCTTTTCTCTTTCCAGATGGTCTTCTACTAATGGGTCTACACCAAACTTCTCTATTTCTTCGTCGGTGTATTCTATATCGTCATGTATAAACCCGAATGCATTCTGCAACATAAGGAAATGTTTTCTTCTTATTTTGTGTTTTTTACATATCTCAGGTATCTTAAGATATCTGCTTGCTCTACCTTTTGGGTCACAATAATCCCTTCTTATTTCCCTGTATTTTTCTTTTGTTATTGGGAAGGTATCTTTACCATCTGTAATAACCCAAAAATCACCATTATCTTTTTTTTCTATTCTCTCTTCTACATTGGCTTCTTTTGTACCTACTTCTTGACCCTCGAAACTATCCTCAAACACCCATTCTTTTGCTGAACGGATGTATTTTAAACCATTATCCTTCACAAATCTAGAGATTGTTGTTGAATGAACACCATAATCTTTTGCTATCGATTCTCTTTCGTTGTTGTTTAATCTTTTTTTGAAATCCTCTAAAATAGATCTCTTTTCTTTTTTATTTTTATTTTCGAATTGTTTTTTAAATTCGTTCCATTCCAAGATCTTTCACCGCCTTATAATTATTTATAAAAACGTTCTACACAATTGTTAAAATCGGGTGTTGAAATTTGGGGTTTTAAAAAATTATATCCAAACAAAAATATGAAGAAAAATAATTAAAAAGGAGCTGATGGTTTTGGATAAAAAAATAAGATTAAAGATGAGTGATTTACAGTTTGATGAAAATGTTTCAGATATTTTTTTAAATAAAATAAATGTTCCATTACCGATGGTGGGGGATTATCCAGTACAGGAGACTTTGGATATACTTCGGACTGGTAGTGTTAGGTCTAAAGGCAAAAGATATAATATTTTAAAATATATCAAATCAGTTTATGCTCCGGTTCATATAGACGATGGGGGGTCTGGAAGAGGATTTTTGTATCCTTATAGAAAAGAGACATATATAGATGTCTTAAAAGAAATATCTTCATATGTTGATTTGATTATAACTTATCCCGATGGTGAACCAGATATAATGGAGGAGTATATTAGTTACGGAGCAAATGGCTTTATGGTTACAAATTGGAAAGAAGAATATCAGAAGATTAAAAATAACTATGAAGTGAGTATATCAAGAAGTGTAGTTGGGAATGCGTATAATAAAAATTTCGATGGTGGGTTTGATGGGTACGTTGTCCCAGACGGAGGTTTATTGGATTATGATTTATTAGAAAAAATTAAAAAAGATGATAGAAATTTCAGTGGTATGCCAAATTTATTGTGTAAAACGACTTGTCCATATTTAGACGAGCATGTTTTGTATTTGAAAGAAAATGGTAGATTTGATTATACATGGGATAAATATCATAGTTGTCCATCGAATACTAAAAAAAGTTTTTTTATACCAAGACCTGTTTTGGTTAAACTTCTAAGAGAAGGGTACATTGATAGTGTAAAACTAGTTGGCAGAAACTCTTATTTAGAAAAAAATATAAGTGTACTTTTATATTATATTTTTGGGGAAGCCTACCCTAATATTGAAAAAATATACAACCATATCGTGGTCAACAATAATTGGATGTTCTCTAATATGGTGTCTTTAAATTGTAAGTATGACTGTCTAAATTGTGATAGAAAATGTTACTAAAATCAAAAATATTTGGAGGTTTTTAATCAATGAAAACTGTTGTAAAAAGAGATGGCAAAGAAACTGAGTATAAACCTGAAAAGATAAAGAATGCGGTATTAAAGGCTGCGACTGAAGTGGATGCAAAAGATCCTGAGACTATTTCGGTTAGGATGATGAAGACCGTGGATAATCTTTTAGAAAAGCACTATTATAAAGAAGATGAGACCCCTAGTGTTGAAGAAATACAAGATTTAGTGGAAAAAGGTTTAGTTTATGATAATAACTATGAGGTTTCTAAAGCATATATTCTGTACAGAGAAAAACAAAATGAGAGAAGAAAGTTTAAGAATAAAGATAATGGGTTACTTCCACATGATTATCTTAGTGATTTTAAACATATAGTAAACCCTTTCCCAACAGAACTGGGACAATTCATTTATTATAGAACTTATTCTAGATGGCTTGAAAAAGAAGAAAGAAGAGAAAATTGGTGGGAGACAGTTAAAAGAGCAGTAGAATACAATACATCTTTATTACCAACCAGTAAAAAAGAAATGAAAAAATTATATAAAAATGTTTTTTCATTTAAGAATTTCTTAGCTGGTAGAACACTTTGGGCTGGCGGTGGAGAGGTAAGTAAGAAATATCCTATGAGTAATTTTAACTGCTCATTTACTGTGCTTGATTCTATAGAGTCTTACGGTGATATTTTTTATCTTCTGATGTTGGGGAGTGGTACCGGATTTCGAGTTCTTCCGGAGGATGTCGATAAGTTACCTAAATTCAGAACAGATATAAAGGTCATAAATAAATCATATGAGCCTAGAGATAAACCGTATAGGAATGAGCACACAGAATTAGTCTTTAATAAGAATATTGCAACTATACATGTTGGTGATTCAAAAGAGGGTTGGGTTCAGTCTTTATTGAGATATTTTGATCTACTGACCAATTCAATATACAGGGATATAGATACTGTTGTTTTTGAATATGATTCTGTGCGACCTAAAGGGGAGAAACTTGAGACATTTGGTGGAACAGCCTCTGGATATGAGAGCTTAGAGAGAATGTTTAAAAAGATAGATACTATTTTAAATGGTGTTAAAAAGGAAAAATTAGATGGTATGAATAGATATAGTTTAAGACCTATAGACGCAATGGATTTTGCGAATGTTATAGCTGAGAACGTGGTTTCTGGTGGTGTAAGAAGATCATCGCAAATATGTTTGTTTTCGGCTGATGATAAAGAAATTATAGAAGCAAAATCGAACCTATATAAACAGGTTGACGGTGAATGGGTCTTAAATGAAGAGATTTCCCATAGACAAATGAGCAATAATACTATATATTATGAAGATAAACCATCTAAAGAGCAATTATCTTGGCATGTTAAACAAATGAGATTCTCTGGTGAACCTGGTTTCTTAAATGTAGAAGAAGCTAAAAGAAGAAGAGAAGATTTTAATGGAGTTAATCCTTGTTTCACTGGTGATATGAAACTACTAACTGATGATGGATACAAAACATTTGAAGAATTGAATGGTAAAAATGTCGGTGTTGTCAATATTAATGGTGAAGTCACAAATGGTAAGGTTTGGTCGAATGGTGTTAAAGATGTGATAGAATTAAAAACCTCTGATGGTAAAGGTATCAGATGTACACCCGACCATATTTTTATGGATAGTGATGGAAACGAAATAGAAGCAAAAGATATGAAACACAAAAGAGTGATGCCAGCATTCTATAAAAATACTAAAAATAATACTCTATATTCTGTTTTGGGATTCATACAGGGTGACGGAAGTCTGACTAGATTAAATAGTGAAACACATAAAGGTATAGAGATTAATTTATCAAAGAAAGACGATGATGTTTTAGATCTGTTGGAAGGTGGTCAAAAACAAGCAAGGGAAAGAGTATACTACACCGGTGCTTATCAGGATGAATTGATAGAGTTAAAATTTAGTTCTGAAAGATTACCTAACAGAACATTACCTGAAACATTTGATGAGTGGGATATAGATAAGAAAAAGAACTTCATTAAAGGTCTATATTCTGCAAATGGATCTGTTATTGGTGGTGAGGGTAGAGGTAGAGTCACACTCAAGTCAACGTGTAAAGATTTAATAAAACATGTCAGTGAATTCTTAAAAAGTATATGCATTGATAACTATATAACAACAAATAAAGCAAAAGAAAATGAATTTCAGAATGGTAGTTATGAAATGAAAGAAAGTTATGATCTTAATATTGGAAAACATTCTGAGAGACTGAAGTTTTATAGAGAAATTGGTTTTATTCAAGAATACAAAGAATTAAAATTAAAAAGATACCTTAAACTCAATGCACCAAAAGTAATATCTATTAATGAAATAGGTGAAGAGGAAGTTTATGATTTTAATGAACCTGAAACACACTGGGGTGTAGTTGAAGGTTGTGTTGTACACAATTGCGCAGAAATTCTTTTAGACTCAAAAGGTGTTTGTAATTTAACCACTACAAATTGTATGATGTTTGTTAATGACGGTGAATTGGATAGAGAAGGTATATTGGAAGCTCAAAGATTAGCTGCAAGAGCTGGATACCGTATGGCCAATGTGGAGTTTGAATTAAATGATTGGGACAGAATCAATGAGAGAGATAGACTCATTGGTGTGTCTATTACAGGGTGGCAGGATATGGTCAATGCACTTGGATGGGATGATTCTTTTAAAGAAGCCCTGAATAAAAAAGACGAACTTATATCATCTTATTTAACAGGTGGAAAGACTGGGGATGGATATTTACCTTCGGGTATATTAAAACAGATCAAACTACTGAATGATATGAAGAAGGCAGCTATCGATGGTGCTGAAAGTTTAGCAGCAGAAGTTGGTGGGATTGAACCTAAACTTGTCACCACAGTTAAACCAGAAGGCACACAATCACAAATGCCAACTGTTTCCAGTGGTCTCCATTATTCACATAGCCCTTATTTTATTAGAAGGGTTCGTATATCAGGTACAGATCCTTTAGTAGATGTTTGCGATGAATTGGGTTACACGATTAAACCTGAAAATGGTCATGATCCTGAAAATCCAGAAACAGTAGTATTGGAGTTTCCTGTTAAAGCACCTGATGGTATAACTAAAGCAGATGTCAGTGCTATAGAGCAATTAGAGATGTATAGAATGTTTATGAAAACATATGTTGACCATAATGCATCAATTACTGTCCATGTTCGAGACGATGAATGGGGTGATGTTGAAAAATGGTTATGGGATAATTGGGATGATGTTGTTGGTGTTTCATTTATTTCGTATAACGATAATTTCTATGATCTTATGCCGTATGAAGAAATTGATGAAGAAACTTATTTAGAAATGGAAGATAATATGAAACCCTTTAGAACTTCTCTAATAAGTAAATATGAAATAGAGCACAAAGAAAGACTGATCGATGATTCTTCATGTGAGTCAGGTGCTTGTCCAGTAAGATAAATATAATAGGTGGGTGGTTTTAAAAATCATCCACCTTTAATATGTGGGGTGTATTAAATGATAAAATATATGGTTGGTGACCTATTAGAAGCTAAAGAAGATATAATCTGTCATCAGGTTAATTGTCAGGGTGCCTTTGGTGCTGGTATAGCTAAACAGATAGCTAAAGAATACCCAGAATCTAAAAAGAGTTATGTGGAATATTGTGAGAGATATAATGATATTCTTGGGGATTGTTTGGTTACTAAAGAAGATGATTTATGGGTTGCTAATTTATTTGGTCAAGATTATTATGGTAGATATGGTTATTACTATGAGAAATATAACCGACAAACAAATTATGATGCTTTAAAAAAAGCTATGGTGTTATTAGTTAATGAATATCCTGATAAATCGTATGCTTTCCCTTATTTGATTGGTTGTGGATTAGCAGGCGGTGACTGGGAAATAGTTTTGGGTATAATTGGGGACGTTTTCAAAGACAACAGTGTTGTTATATATGATTTAGAAAATAAGAGAGGTGTATAAAAATGATCTATATCCTTTCAGGACCAACATGTTCGGGTAAGACAACCATTGGAAAAAGATCTAAACTTCCTGAATTAATTTCACATACATCAAGAGATATGAGGGAAGGAGAAGTACATGGTGAGACATATTATTTTGTGACAAAGGATGATATATCGAAAATGGACAAAGTAGAGTTCACCGAATATGGTGGGGGTATATTACACACTCTAAAGAATTTTCTCAAAAAACACGACATGTATGGTTTCGCTAATATGATAAACGATAGTGGTTCAAACTATTATTGTCTATCAAAAAAAGAAGTAGAAAAAAAACTTGACAAATACAAAGATGTTTTTGTGATAATGGACAAAGTGGGTATTGAAATCATGCGTGAAAAATATAAAGAAGAAGTTGTCGTTATTTATATAGATGTACCAATCAAACAGTTAGTAAAAAGAGTCTTTAAAAGAGATGGTTTTATTAAAGGTATAAATAGACTTTTCCATATGTATGTAACTAAAGAAAGGGATAACGAGTATATTGCGGACTTCGTTATAGATAATTCTGACGGACATTTAAAATATGCTGTTCAAACATTTAAGAATATAATACTTGGTAATAGAGTAGAGGATTATAAAGATATATTTAGAACAGATTATATGCATCTATAAAGGAAACGGGGTATTCAACCCCGTTTTTATATTCTGTCGTATATGGTTCTTTGGTTGGTTGCCTCTGTGTTATCAACATACTTCATATTGTATAGGTCTTTATTATCTCTATTGTAACCATCAAATAAAAAGTTATATGCTATGTAACCAATGACTGCTCTTTTATTGTATTTATTTACCGATACTTTTGTACATTTTTTTTCTTCTATACAAAAGATGAGTGTTTCTTTAAAATACCCTTTGTCTTTATATTTCCCTAAGATATATATATCATGTATAAAACTTTTATCTTCATTTAATGCTAATAGACCAGCAGGTACATTGTTTTTAAAAGATATAACATATACGTCTGTATCGTCATCGTGTAATAATTCTTTATTAGCTTCACTATAATCTATTTCTTTTAGATATTCGTCTATTTCTTTATCTGTTTCTAAAGGGTTTAGTTTTAGGTTAGTTGCTTTCTTACCTTTTGTTTTTATCTCAAATAAGGCATCCTGAAAAGTTTTTCTAGCCACTATTTTTCACACCTCACTTTAATAATAAATGGTAGGGGTTCCCCCTACCATTTTTATGTTTACTCTTCATCCTTTTTTTCTTCTTCATCTTTTTTCTTTTTGGATGAAGATTTCTTATATTTTTTCTTGGAAGATGTATATGATTTTTCTTCCTTTTCATCAGCACTGGATTTTGATTTTTCTGTGTTCACTTTTGTTTTGGGTTCTCTTTTTTTGGGTTTAGATTCTTCTTGAATCTTTTCCCAAACTTCTTTAGCACCTTTATCTCCACGCTTAATCATTTTTTGGATATATTTCTCATCCACATCGACATTTACACCGGAAGGTGTTACAACCTTTACTTTATGACCTTCATTAACAACATTCATTAATGTTTTGAGATTAACAAGTGTTGGTGTCATAATTGGTGCCTGCATTCCCAGTGTTTCTACTATACCATCAGATTCGATTAAAATTTTTAATTTCTTTGACATTTAAAATCCTCCTTGAAATTTTATAAACTATAATCTCCATTTTCTTCTTCTGAGCTTTCTAAGATGTCAGAAGTTAAAAGTATATCAAAATGTGTCATATTGTTGGTGGTATCCATAACCGAATTAATCATATCAGCTATAAGGTCCATTCATACATACCCCCTTAATAAATTTTATAAGATCTTATTGGAAAACATTTCTTCATATCCAATCATTGACTGACCTATTTTATTGTTATATTCATATCTAGCTATGAATAAAATTAGTGGTATTTTGAAGAAATTATCCAGACAATAATTATTAAAAATGTTATCGAAATCTAATAATGAGATATCGAAAACACCGTTTAAATAATTGTATAAAAATATATCTATGGTGTTGGATGATGTCTCTGAAGGTTCTGATAACTCTAATAAATCTACATCCATTCCCATGTCAAACATATCGTATATCACTTTATTTCTTTCTATAACCTTTATATCTCTATTATGGTAAATATTTAATGATGTGAAATTAAATTCAAAACTATTATCATCTATATATCTTACTGTAAAAGTCATATCTTTTTTAGTTAGAGTATCTTTATTCATTACCTTTATAAAGAAAGAATTTTGGAAATTATAACTGAAGTTATTTTCTATACTAAATTCTATTGGTGATATGATTTTATTACCGAATTTGCTATCGTATAGAATATCACTTTCATTGATAAATTGAGAAACATAAGGTGAATAAATGATCTCGTTTGGTAGTTTTAAAATTATGGTCTCTGTATTCTCATCATAATATTGGGACATATATAATGTGTTTAATTTGTCTATTGATTTTTCGATTACTTCTAAATTGTCTATAACATTATTTTTTATTATACTTTTTAAATCTGTACCGATATTATCATACAACATGGTATATTCATCTATCACTTGTTCTTCAATATCTGTGTATTCGCTGTCTTCATCAGAGAAAGCTTTTTCATATTTTATTTTATAATTTGATTGATTTCTTATCATCGTTCTTTCTACTTTAGTCACTCTATATAAGTAAACATGGTTATCCAATTCTAGTGTGAAAAAAGAGTTAACGATAGGTTTGAATGAATCCAAAGGTATAATCGATACGTTGTCGTTTTCTATCCTCATACCCTTGTATTCATCATCTTCTTTATTTTTTGACCAGTCTTCTAAACCGAACATAACACAATCGATTATTTTATTAAACCTTAAAGGAGAATCATCTCCTATGTCGTTTTGTATATCATCGGTTCCTGATAGAGTGGTTGATTTCTTTTCGTCTACATTATAAAAGGTACCAAAAATTGGTGTTCTATCTGTAAATTTTACAGCTGGAGATTTTCTAAGTTTTTCTGTATTGTCTTTAACAGTGTTTATTTTTTCTCTTATACTAGTTTTATTTATATTTGTAAAACCCATATTGACAACCCCTTTCTTTAACATCTATTGAAATGTTCTGTTAAGGTTGGTATGAACAATTAATTGATATCAAATTTAAGGAGGTATATAAATGGATTTAAAACCTTACGATAGTATGGAATATATAGAATTTTATACTGAAACAGTAGCTATTTCAAATCAAATTGATAGCACAATCAAACACATTGGTGTTTTAAAAGAAAAGAATTATAGATTATATGGTGAAGCCAATGTTTTTAAAGCTTTGATTGCTGCTGTCGCTAAAGCAGTGAAGTTTGTAGGACAATTATTTAAAAAATTAATTTCCAAAATATCAGGTGGTAAATTATTTGGTGGAACTAACAGTTCAGCATCTAGTGTTGCAATTAACTCTATGGATGTGGTTAAGGGTATTTATAAAACTGTATCTAACACTTCATCAAGCGAGATTGAAAGTACAAAGACTGATATAAGAAATGAGATCCAAAGGACTTTAAAAAATAAAGCTGAAAAGGAAAAATTAAACAGCTTAGTTGGTAGTTTGTCAGATACCTCAGATGATGATTTAGAAAAAAGTATCGTTAATATTTCTAAAAGATTAAACGATAGAAAAATATCTAAAGCCAATGAGTCTATCAACTATATAGAGAAGGAAAACTTTGGTGCAGAAAATAATGTTTTAAAGAGTGAGTTTAAAGGTTACTTTCCAAAAGCTATCAAAGATAATTTAGACGATTCTATTATAGATGCTCTTAATATGGTTTATAAAAATAATAGAAATAAATTTTTAAAGATAGTGGATAAGGGTACAGAGGTTATTTTTAAAAATGGGAACATATCAGATCCTAAATTTAAAGATTATTATAATCAATCAAATGCTTTACAATTTTTATATGTTGATAAGTTAGAAATGGATAAACAGGTTTCCTTTGCTAATCATATGAATAAAGTTATAACAAAAGTGATTGGTGGTATGAAAAAGGTTGAGGCGTCCATTGAAGAGGGTGGGAAATCCCTTGAAAATAGTCTTAAGAGTACATCAAATAATAAAACGAATATAATGATGGGTGTGGCTGATAAATTTCCAAAATACGCTGGTAGTAAAATAGAGAGAAGAAGAAACATGTTAAAACAAAAAAAGAATGTTGAACCTCTACCTCAACCTAAACCAGCAGAGCCTACATCTTATGCAGGTTACATAAAGGGAGCTAGAATTGAAAACCCCCAATCTATTTTTAATAAGGGTGACAATTTTAAAAACTTCTTAAAGTTCCATAATATATTCAGGGTAAATAAAGAAATGTATAATTTATTACAGTATGTTTATGGTTCATTTAATAATGAAAAACCTGAAGCTAAAAAATTAGTGGAGTCTTCAAATAAAGTTGTAGACGCATCTGATAAACTTTCAGAGTTATTAACTTCAGTTGACAGCGAGAATGTCACTGATAATATGTTAGCAGACCTTAAAGATATTATTAGTTCTTATAGGGTTCTTGGGGAATATGTTATCGCAATGGATATGGTAGCTAAAAATCAGTTAGTTAATGCAGCTAACTTAAAAGATATATTTGTTCAGATAAGATATCAATTTATGCTTTTAGTTATGCTCGATTCAATAAGAAAATACAATGAGAAATAAAAATAAACACGGGGTTTAAACCCCGTGTTTTTATTATACGTTTAATACAGATTTTAAGTTCTTTCTTAGTCCTTTTAGTTTGGGGTATTCGTCTATGTTTTTGAGTCCAGTTATTTGAATATATAGACTCATCATTCTTTTCATATAGTAGTCGAAAGCTAAAAGTTGTGTGTATAGTAATGCTGAGCGTTCTGATGTTTCCATTAGTGTTAGGAATTTAATGATATCGTTTGTAGCTTTCATGACACCATTTAATAGTTTTTTAAGCATATTTAGATCATCAGTTAAATTCGTCTTAACGGATGAGAAGTTATCGTTTTCTTTAACATTTTTCTCTACTGAATTTTTACCATTGGAACCTTCTATTTTGTTTAGTTTATTTATTGCGGGATTCAATACTTCTTTTTGTATACTTAATCTGATGGATTTATTGTCTGCTATATTCATAGTGGATTCACTATATCTGTCTGGTACTGTGCTTATTGGGTTTTTAGAATCACCGTAGTTTGTAACTCTATATTGTATACCTGTTATTTTTTTTACTGAACCAACATGTCCCTTTCCATTTTCAATCGAAAGTGGTGTGAAATTTCCATCCTCCAATCTAATCATATCTTTAAGGAATGTGGTTTTGTATCCCTGGGATTCATAATTAATCTTATCTCCGGTTGATGATGATAATATCGAACTTAAATTTTTTAAGTTTTCTTTAGATGATTTGGTATAGTTGAAATTGTTATTGATATATTCGCTATAACTGATTATATCGTCCTCACCATCCATACTTTCAATATATGTTATTATGTTCTCAAAGAACACAGATAATAAATCGAACCCATGTCTGAACTCGGAATTTTGTATACTACCTTTTGAATTGGATAATTCTATGACATTGAGTTCCTTTATAACAAGATGTTCATTTAAATCAGATACAGATACGTATTTATCCATATCTTTAAAACGTCTATTAGACATTAACTTATCTATCTCTAAATTAGCCTTGATATTTTTGTTTGCTACACCTATTATATCGTCGTCTGTTTTGATATCTTCTGATTTGAAAGCCATAGCATTATTAAGAACCTTTTGTACTTTGTCTAATTTTTTTTTATCACCATTAAATTGTCCTAACATTCTTGTAACTTCATCATCACTGAAAGAAACATTGTCACTTTTATTTAGAGTTTTATTTGCTTCTTTTTGAATTGTTTTCATATAGTCACTGTAAATGGGAAATACATTTTTAATTTTTATTTTCTCAAATGATAGGAACCCGTTAGAGGATGGGTTTATATATTCTTTATCAAATATATTCATATTAGCGACATCGTTATTTTTCTTTGCTTTAGAAGCGGAGGGTGAACTACTACTCCCACCACCGAATCCACTAGAACTTTTACCACTGCCACCAGAGTCATCATCCTTAAGTGCCCATTTGAATCGTATACCAAATGGTTTAGTTATTAATCTTACAGCACCTTTAATAAAATTAATTATGAATTTCCAAATTTTTTTGGCGATATTTACTACACCATCTTTGATTTTGGATAAAACCCCTTCACCATATAATTCAATTTCATCGTCCATAGATTCGAAGTATAAAATACATTCATTAAATAATTTCATACTTTCTCTTTCTATAGCTAATCTTTCTGTTTCAAATATAATAAAATCATGAGATACATCGTTTGTTAATTCCAAATTTAATACACCTCCAAAGTGAGTATTACTAATTAAATTGTTCATATATACTATGGTTACAAAATAAAAATACCGGGGAATCAACCCCGGTATTGAATTATATTTATATTTTGTTATTTTGTATTAGTTAGAAGTACCTTCACTATCATATAGACTTTGGATAGTAGAAGTTACAGAACCAACTTCTCCAAATAATTTATTTGAAACAGATGATCCTAAGTTATAGGATTTAGTAACTACAACTGTCATCATTGAAACTAAAGTGGCGTACTGGTTCATAACACCTGTTACTGTGGATACTGCTGTTTGTACTGCAGCTTTTGACTCTCCATCTTCACCAGGGTTATCGTTCTTTCTTTTAGCCTGGTCAGCTGATTTTTCTAAGTTCTTACCAGTTGATTCGAGAGCTTTAGCTTTATCAGCGAATTTCTTAGCACCATCGTTAAGAGCTTTAATAGCTTCTTCGATATCGAATGCATCGAAACCTTCTTTAATAGGCTGAAGAACGTTATCTTTAATTTCTCCACCAGTATAAGTTCTGGTATCTGTATCGAAAATTGCATCTTTAACCTGTTCAGCTGGATCTTCTGTACCATCTTTCTTGACGGGACCTAAGTTTTTAATTTTATCTACAACTTGAGCGTTATAGATAGCAGCCATTAATTTATTTTGGCCAGTTTTGTTATTTTCTGTACCAACTACATTCTGAATGTTTTGTACAGATTTTTGTAGATTGTTAGCTTTAGCTGAATCAAATGAAGATAAGTCTCCAGATAATTCTTTAGCTAATGTTTGTGCTGTGGAATCTAGTGATCCAAAAGTAGTTCCACCGATGTCAGCTTTGGTGTAAGTTTCTTCATATTTAAATGCAGCTGAAACAAATGCCATACCACCTTTAAAATCAGTTTGCTTAGCTTCATATCTAGCTGAATCAGGAAGCTTTTTGTTTCCAGCACTTTCCATTAGAGCTTCAAAAGCAGCTTTTTTCTTACGGATATCTTTTCCTGTGTTTTTGAACTTAGAAATAAGTCCACGAACCATATCTGCTAACTTATTATAAAGCTTCTTTAAGAAGTCCATAATTTTAGCGATAATACCTTTTTTGGAATCTCCACCAAAAGCAGCTTCTGCATATAATTCTGCAACCTGTTCGTCATCGTCTGCAATACCATTGCTTTCCATGTATGTTTGAATTTCATAATCTGCCTCTTGCATTTCGTTACCAAACTGGCTAACTTCCATTGCACTTGCTACACATTCTGCAACGAGCATTGTGTAATCTTCTGCACTGATTTCAGGTCCTTCCATGTGTAGTTCATTAGTTTTCTTGATTTCTTTAATACTATTACCAAATGTTTTCATTGATATAGTAACCTCCTTGTATTTTAAATTAAAAAGTTTTTATCTTCAAATCTATATTATTTGTTCATCGATATTACCTTACAGTAGCAACAATTTTAATAGTCGAATTAAATACATTAATATAATAAAAAGAGGTGAGTTTAGACTATGGCTGGAAATAATAGACAAGTAGCAGTTATACCTATTAAATATAAAGATAGAGAGTTAGCATTACCAGGAGAAATTATCCTGGATAGTGATGGACGAATGTTTGCTAAATTAAATGATGGAACTGTCAAACCCATACGTGGCGAACAATTTAATTTTATTCAAGATTTAATTAAACATAATTGGCATGTCGGTGACCAGGAATCTTTAGATTATGATATGGCAAGTTGGATTAAAACTGGAGACTATGACCCTTCTATTGATTATGAACGAGGGACAATATTAATTAAGGAATATTATTTAGAACCTGATGGTACTGAAAAGGAAAGATGGAGGGCTATAGCACCTATAACGGAGTTAAGTGGTGTAATAGTCAATGATAATACTGGGAAAACTTTAGAGGATATGATAAATGATGATCTATCTGATGGTTTTATATCTACAGATGATAAATTAGGAGATGGTGATTTACAATATGTTTCGGGGAATACATTCACTATCGTTGGTGATTGGTTAGATATATTCTTAGAAGATAGAAAACTTAAAATGCTATCAGATGGTAATGAAGTTTTTTCTTTGATAGATCATGTGAATTATGATGGGACAGTTACGACTGTGACATTGGAGGATTCTGTTCTTGGGTCATCTATAGAGGAGGTTTTATATTCTATAATATCCCCTGGTGAAACTGGACCTATTTCGGATACCGATACATATTCTAAGATAGCTGAATATTTGGAAGCTGGAAATAATATAGATATTGATTTATCTAATGCTGATAAATTGAAAATAAGTTCTCCAACCGATACTGATGGCATAAAATCAGTTATAGGTGATTGGATTCAAGGTGGCGGTGCGACCACTGTATCCTATAATCCGACTGCCGGTACTCTTAAGATATCCAGTGTCAACACACAACGAAGTGATGGAGAAATAAATAGTTTGATAGAAAGCCACATGAATGGACCTGTTGAGATCGGGGATAATTTAAAAGTCGGTGGCAATATAGATTTAACGGGATTTGATTTAGTTTGGGATGAACATACAGACGGTGCTAGAATCACATTCGTTAATCCGAGTGATGCAGATGAAACATATATGCTTTTTGAAACAAACGATAACAGTGATGAATATTTTAAATGGGGGCATAAAGATGTTTCTTTTGAGGAATGGATGCGTTTAGAACAAAGTGGTTTGACAGTTAATGGTGAGATTACAGGCACAAAAGTTTGGAATGCAGTGTATAATGGTGATGTCGCGGAACTTTTTGATTGTGTAGAGCATCAAGAATTTGAACCTGGTGATGTTTTGGTTTCGATGAAAGGTTTATGTTGTAAAACATCAGAGGAAAAACACCGTGGTGTTGTGGGTGTTGTTTCAGATCCTGAATCATATGGGTATTTGCTTGGTGGTCCTGAAAGAGATTCCATTGATGACTATGGTGAAAACCAACAACCTGTAGGGATAACAGGGCGTACTAAAGTAAAAGTTACAGGTGATATAAAAGAGCATGATCTTTTGGTCACATCTAAAAAATCTGGATACGCAACAAAGATTAATAGTGATGAATATATGCCCGGAACTGTTTTTGCTAAAGCTTTAGAAGGTAACAATGGTGAAGACAAAAAAATTTGGGCTTTAATAATGAACGCATAAAATTGAAAGGGTGATGGTTTAATGTTTGATCCACATTATATGCCTAGAGAAATAGTGGATAAAATGTACAATAAATATTTTATCCATAATTTCAAAATGATGCTTAAATATGTAGATTATGATTGGGTTCATCCGATGGATGTAAAGACAAACGACCATATGGTTTCATGGGATAATGACCCGTATTTGGAAAAAACAAAAAATGAAAGAATAAAGTTAGGGTTGGATGTTTTGGAGAATGGGAACTATTGGCCATTCACAGGGGACTGGGGCATGAATGTTTCTGAAGGATGTCATAGGATATGGTCTTTACAGGAGGTTTATAAAAACATCAAAAAATATGAAAAAAGATATTTGATGTTTAAGCATAGTTGGCAATTTTATTATGATTTTCGGAAAATACAGCTCGACCATACAATTGAAGGTATCGATAATTTTGACGAATTATATAGCACATTCACAGAGTATGTGTATGTTCCTGATAAATGTATAGGTGAACCTTATTTAAAAAACACACTTGAAGACAAGACTGTAGATAAAATAGATTTTGGAGAATTTAACCTTTGTGTGATGGAATGTAAAAACATCTATGATATATTTTTGGCTTATATATCAATACCGGTTTTAATGAGGTATCCTTTAGCACACCAAGAGAAGATAGGTAAAAGAGTTCCTTCTTTACCACATATGAATGATGAGGGATTTTTTAGAGAATGGTACAGTAAAAGGTAGGGGGTATATATAATGGAAAAGGGAGATATTTTTTTTAATAGCTTAAATAGTGTGCAGTTGATATTGAATAAGAAATGTAATTTTAATTGTAGCTATTGTTTTTCAGATAATGATGGTGAGGAAATGGATTCCGAATTACTGTTTTCTGATGTTTATAGATTTTTAAAAGAAAACTTATCGGATGATACAACTTTAAATTTTTTTGGTGGAGAACCAATGTTAGATTACCGAGAAAAGATAGACCCGTTAGTTTGTACTTTAAGGGATGACGGGTTTGAAGGTGGTATAGGTATAGTTACAAATGGGAGTCTTTTCAACGAAAAAATAATGGATGAAATCATTGAGACAAATGTATCTGTTATGGTTAGTTTGGATGGTGATTATGAGACATTCTCTAAAAATAGAAATTCAGATCGTGAAGTTTTTGATGATATTATAAATAGTATAAAATATTTTGTTTCTAAAGATTACCCGAATATCAGTGTTCGTTTAACATATGGCGAAGATGACATTGAGAATTTAACCAAAAATATTAAATTTATATATTCACTTGGGGTGGATGTGATTGAATTTTACCATGTTGATGAAATAAAACTCGATAAAAAATCAGCGGAAAAGTTAAAAGAAGAATTTGATAAATTGTTTTTCTTTTATGTGAAAAACGATGTTAAAATAAAATATATAGATGACTTGGTTCATTATTATTTAAATCCGGATGAGCATTCCAGAGGTAAATTACATCAGTGTGGATTGTTAAATAAAGATAATTTTGATATGACAATCGATACTTCCGGTGATATTTTTACATGTCATCATTTTAATTCTGATGATAAAAAATATGATAGTTTTCATATCGGTAATATAAAGGAAACTTTCTATAAAGAAAAAATAAAGAATTTGAATTTGGGTCATTTAAAGAAAAAATATGTTTATGCACATAATGCAAGAGAAAATACCTGTTCAAAATGTAAATTGTATGATTTGTGTAATTCTATTTGTACTATGCAAAATATAAAGCAAAACAACAATATTTTTTTAAATTATAATGTCGATTGTTTTATAAAAAGGTCCTTCTATGATGTTATAGAATGGAGATTGAATGAGGTGAGACAATGACAGATAGGGATATTTTTGGTTGTTTGTATAAAGATTATATAGAAACCAATTTAAAAAATATTGTAAGTCACAGTTTATTCGATATAGAATTTGTGACTCCAGAAAAACTGGCATGTATGGTTGATCTACCAAATAAACCATATTTTTTTGACGAGAATGGAAAGATAAAAAATGAGAATATTAATTTAGAGGGTATTGAGGGGTTAAATAAATCTAGAGATTTAGCTTTGGATATTCTAGAAAATGGTTTTTATTATCCCTTGATTGTGCAAAAGGATGAGTTAGGGTATATTGGTGCTGAAGGGAGACACCGTTCCTTGGGTATTTTATCTTTATATAATAAGGGTGTTTGGCCCAGAGATAAAAGAATACCTGTTATAGTGTGTTATTTTGATTATCAGTCCCTCGTTAAGGGTGTAAAAGATGTTAGAAGTGGAAAAAAGGATTGTATAATAGGGGAATACCCAATGAATGAAAGTCTTTTTTTGAATGCATCCACATTAGCAGATTTATTTTCAAAGAAAAATTATTTAATCAATTACGATAAAAAGAAACTTATTGATGATGAGTTAGGGATATTTCAATGCGAGATAAATGATCTCTATAGTTTTTTCATATTAAATGGTATTTATTATGGTGGTATAAGTAGAGATATTTTGAAATATAAAAAAAGAGATAATCCTATTGAACCATCTCGTGTTATAAACAATATCCGTGATTTTTATTTATTTTTCAAAAATGGGAGTGGATGAAATGAAACATAGGGAAATAACCGAATACTTTTATAATGATTTTATTGATACAAATTTACGCAATTTAAACAACCACCCACAATTCAATATCGAATGGATGACACCAGAAGAAATTATAAACAAACTGAATATACAGGGTGAAGAACATCATATGTTCGATGGTGATATGGATTATACTGATATACCTGGGGATCTTTTTCTCTATAACTCCTTTAATGATGCGAAAAAGTTGGGTTTGGATGTTCATAAAAATGGAATGTACAATCCCATTTTATTACAGAAGGTAGATGGTGTATATTCTAGATCCGAAGGAAGTCATCGTTTAAGAGGGATACTTCATCTTTATAAATCTGGTGTTTGGGATAAAAATAAGAAAATATGTTTTTTGGTGTGTGAATTTGGATACGAAAAAATGAGATTGGAAATTGTTGATATAAGAAAAAATATCAAAAAAACTTTAGATGATCCTGATATGTATAAGATGGACGATGTTTTAACTCTTAATGCACCTTTATATCATGGATGGGATAGTAGAACTAAACTCCTAGTCAAGTATGAAAGAAAAAAATTAACAAACGAAGAGCTTCAAATATACAGTTTTGATATAGAGAATTTTTATGACTTTTTTTTTATTAATGGTATTTATTATGGTGGTATAAGTAACGATTTATTTTTATACCATAATACAGATGAAATGATTCATCCTAGTCCAGTAGTTAATGATGAAAAATTTTTTAAAAAATATATGGGGGATGTTAAAGATGAGTAACATAAAGAGAGGTTTCACTTTTGATGAATATGAAAAAAGTATTAAAAATAGATATAATGCTTCTTTAATATTTAAGATAACTAATTATTGTCCACACAATTGTAGTTATTGTTATCATAAATATAAAAATGAAGAAGATCTTGATAAAGAAATGTCTTTGGATGTTTTTAAAGAAGCACTTTATAAACTAGGGGATAGTTTCGAAGTTATAAAATTACACTTACATGGTGGTGAGCCACTTACTGTACCATATGAAAAGTTAAAGTCTATGTTGGAGATAATAGAAGAATATAGACAAAAAAGAAATAGGGGTAAATTTATAATCACTATGGCCACTAATTTATTGCTTCTTGATGAGGAAAAATTGGAAATTCTTGAAGAACACGATGTTAAGATTTCTACCAGTTATGATGGGAAATACCATAATGAAAAAAGAGCGGTTAATCTTGAGAGAGTGAAAGAAAAAATTGATATGACCCAAGGTGTTGGGATGATAGGTGTTATGACAAAAGATTGGGTTGAGGATTTGGATGAATCAATAGATTATGTTGAAAATAGCAAAAAAGGGAAACCCTTGGTTAATCCAGTTATGGCTTTTCCTGCAGATGATGAAGATGTTCTCGATCCAGGTGATTATTCAGATTTTGTCATTCGACGTTTTGAAAAACAAATGGAGACTGGATTGTTTAGTTGGGGGACATTAAGATATCTACAAGCGGTTCTGGGTCATTCTGGCGACTGTTTTGTTTCGGGTTGTCTTAACTCAATATTTACAGTAACACCATCAGGAAATATAAAGGGTTGTGATTCCCGTAATGAAGATTATTGGTATTATTGTAATATATCTGATATAGAATGTGTTGAAGATATTTATGAGACTGAAAAGTATAAGAATATGCAGAGGATGTATTACAATAGATTAAAAAAATGTGAAAAAGAATGTGATGTTTTTGAGTATTGTGTTGGTGGCTGTCCTAATAATTATAGGCTTAGACCGGATGGTGAATTCAGCAAAGATTACATGTGTTATGATTATAAACAGATGATATACTATTTTCGGGATTTTTATGAAAGCTTTGGTAGTAAAGAAGAGAATCTACCCGAAAGAATTAAGGATGTTTTGATGTTAAAAAATGATTGATAAAAAGGAGATGGTGGGAAATGTTTAGTGTACCGTTTAATCAAACCGAGGAGGAAATAGAATTATATAGGGATAATGAAGATATTATAAAAGAAATTTATGCACCTATATCACCCAATTTTTTACACACTGCCCGACATATTGGGTGGTCAGAAAAAAATGATTATTTACTAGAGGAGCTTTTAAAAACTAGTTCTGAAACATCCATAGGATTGAATCTCTTGATGAATTCTATAAATGACGATAAAATATTTATGATGAATGATTTAAAAGATATGTTAAACCAAGTGTATGAATATCAAAAACTTGGTTTAAAAAAAGTTACAGTTGCAAACCCTATTCTGTATCGGGCTATAGTGGAGAATTTACCCGGTATCGATATCGGTTTATCTGTTATTGCTAATGCTGACACCATAGAAAAAATAAAGCAATTTTATGATTTTGGTAATCTAGTAGAATATTGTGTTCCACCAAAATTAACAAGAAACAGGGATTTTATAGAAAAGATAAAATCACTATTTGATGGTGTTAAAATTAAAATGATGGTTAATTGTTTTTGTAATCCAAACTGTGTTGGTTTTATACACCATCACATTGAGGCTTCTAGTGGAAAAAAAGAAAAGGATACAGGGTATTTTAATTATGTTTGTAGCCAACATACAATAAACCCTCTTAAAAAGAATATAATTTTCCCCAATGAAATAGAGCATTATTCAGAGTATGTGGATGTTTTCAAAATATCAGGAAGAGAGACACATACCGAAACTATGTCGGAAATTTTGGATCTATATAGAAATCCTAAAAAATTAAAGGAATATAATTTTCTTAAAGTTTTAGATGGATATAAAGCAAAGGGTGCTTACCTTTATGACATAAGTCCAAAGAATGGTCCAAGCAGAAACTTAGATTTAATAGAAAACTGTGACTATATGTGTATAGAAAATAAATGTGACCATTGTGGGGAAATGTTAGCTAAAAATTTTGAATTTATGGAGGGTGAATTATAATGAATATTATGTTAAATAATTATTGCAATTTAAATTGTGAATATTGTTTTGTAGAGAAACAATCAGGTCCCAATGCCAGAAATATAACTATGGAGAATTTTGCAAAATATATCAAATTCTTAAAAAACAATGGTATTAGAGAGGCTAAGTTGTTAGGAGGTGAACCAACACTTCATCCAAAATTTAAAGCTATAGTTAAATATTTAAATAGTGATGATTTTTTTGAGAAAATATTGATATTTACTAATGCTCTATCTCTCAATGAAGAAATGGTTGATGAAATAATTTCACCTAAAGTTAGTTTTTTAGTGAACTATAATAAAGAGGAAGATATAGGGAAAGAAAATTTTAAAAAAACATCTGATAATATCGATTATTTGGTTGGTGAATATAATAAACACAATAGTGGACATAGAGTCACTCTCGGTATAAACATATCTGAACCTGATTTTGATTATAAATATATAGTGGATAAGAGTCAGGAGTTGGGGTTAGATAATATAAGGTATAGTTTAACTGTGCCAACTAAAATAAATGAGGATTATGTGTCAATAAAAGAATATGAGAAATTTATACCTGGTATCTTAGAATTTTTTAAATATGCTAATAGAAGGAATATTAGATTGAGTATCGACTGCAACAATATTCCAAAGTGTTTATTTGAAAAAGAAGAATTGTTGGAAGTGATTTTGGGTAATAACGATATGTGTGAAAGAAAATATTGCACAATGCCTCTTGATATAGATATGGATCTAAATGTCACTAGATGTTTTCCTTTTAAAAACAGATTTGAAGTGAATTTAGAGGATTTTAATGATATGGGTGAGTTAGTAGATTATTTTGGGTCTAGAATAGACAAGTATAGGTTCAATGAACCCACATTTAAAGAATGTGTTGATTGTGAACTTTTTAAAGAAAGACTATGTCAAGGTGGATGTTTGATTTATAAATTTGGTAACAACAAACTCTAAGGGGGTTTCAAAATGGAAATTAAAATTAATGGAACAGATGTAGTTAGTGATATTGAATATTGGGAAATAAGTAAAGCTAGTGAGGGAAATTTATCTACAATGATTTTGAAGGCTGAATTTTCTTCTAATTTGTTTGATTTGGTGGATACAGATACAACAGAGAATATTCTTTTTGTAGAGGATGATGAAAATAAATCGGTTAAGTTTGATATTGACAATATTAAATTTATCGGACTAAAATCTAAAGAAGGTTCAATGCAGCAACAATTTGTAGCACATGGTGTTTTAGAGAAATAATTATTGGAGGTGGGTCTTGTGCCGTATAAAACTTGGTCTAACAGAACCATTTGGGGTAGATCTAATTTGGTTGGATTGATAGTTAAAAAAGATGACTTACAGGAAATAGAAGACGCGATAAAAAACCATAGAGATTTTTTAGATAACTACCCTCACAATTTCAATCAACCTAATACAAATTACCCAGTTACAAAAGAAGGTAAAATTGTATACGATACTATAGATGACATAAAAGCCGGTATAAACTCCTTCTATTACGGAAATAACCCAAACAGTGGACTCGTTTCTGATGATAAAACAGGGGACCACATCACAGCTGAAGATATATCCTCTTTAAGGGATAGAGTCAACCATATAGAGACTAACTGTGTTGCGTGTGATACCTGTCAATTTTCTACTTGGACAGCCCGATGGTCAACTCGATGGACAACCCGATGGGACAATAATTGGGGTGCTAGTTGGACAACTAAATGGACAACCCGATGGGACAATAATTGGGGTGCTAACTGGACAACCCGATGGGATAATAATTGGACCAATAGTTGGGGTAACAGTTGGGGTGGCAGTTGGGGTTCTAGTTGGAATAACAACTGGGGTGCCAATTGGGGTACACACTGGAATAGTCGTTGGGGTTCTAGTTGGGGTGGAAGATGGGGTAGCCGATGGGGTAGTAGTTGGTCTAGTAAATCCTCTTACTTCTCTTAATACCCAAAAACAAATAATGGGGGTCGAAAATACATGAATAAGAACGATACAATATATGGATTCAAAAGACCCCCCATTTTAATAGATGGGGTGTCTATTTCTGATTATTCGAAAACCAAATATGATATTTTAAATGAAGAATTTCATATTTTTTTTTATGGACTTGACGGTACCAGTAGATTGAAAGTTTTAGAGAGGATAAATTTTTTTAATGGTATCATGGATAAAGATAATGTTGGTTTCTGTTTTAAAAATAGTGATGGGGAATCAATTGGGTATTTAAAAAACCCTAAATTACTAAGATACGGTATATCTGGTGAGACAGTGGATAGACAAAAATTGGAAGTTGTTTTTGGTGGTAAATTAATTTACAAACTTGGGGGTGACATTTAATGAAAATATGTATGATAAGTGATCCCATGGCTTCTTACCCGGAAAAGTCATACCATAGTAGTTCTATTCAATTAAACCATATGGTTGATGGTCTTTTGGAATTGGGACACGATATAGATCTGGTTATTGGGTCTGGTGAGAATATTGATAATATAGAGGGTTTAAAGATATTTGATTATCCTAACAGATATGTCGATTTAGGGGATAAGTTAAATGATCATAGACACCAGGCAACTAACGACTTCTTTCACAATAGGGTTATTGGTGTTCTAAGGGATAATATGGGAGAGTACGATATTATACATGTACATGATACCAATTTGTTTAATAAACTGAAATTGATTGATGATTTGAATACACCTATATTGTACACTCTACATGTTAGTATTGATTACGATGATTCTAATGAAACATATATGTCTGCACCTTATTTGCAAGATACTGTAGACAAAACAGAAGGCAATTATTTTACTGCAATGAGTAATTTCGTTAAAGATAACTCAGTTAAGAATGCCGATAAAATATATGTTGTTTATAATGGTATAGATTTAGATATGTTCAGTTTTGAAGAAAACAAAGAGGATTTTTTTATATTTGTGGGAAGGGTATCCGATAAGAAAGGTTTTTCCTATATATTGGATGCGTTGGATCATTATGATTTCAATATTAAGATTGCTGGACCTTTAATGTATAATAATGATAGTGACAATGATACACTTAATGTTGATGGTAGATTGAGAAATTACAATATAGAGGAGTATTTTAACAGAAGTAATGTTGAATACCTCGGTATATTAGACCACGATCGGGTTTCAGAATATTTGTCTAAGGCTAAAGGTTTGATTCATCTTCATGAGTGGGGTGAAGGTTTTTCTATGGCTATAGCTGAATCTTTATCGTGTGGTACACCGGTTTTATCTACTGATCGTGGTGGACCTGGTCACTATCTTTTAGATGGATATGATTCCATAGTTTTAGAGGGTGAGACATTCAAAGACCCTATAAAGGTGGTTTCTTCTCTTAAAGATTTGGAAAATATAAAACCAGAAAATTGTAGGATTTCAGCAGAAAGATTTGATAAAAATAAATTGGGAAATCAATATGAGGAAGTTTATCGAGATATTCTAGAAAATATGTAAGGGGATGGATAATATGGAAAAAGATATTGGTATTTTTATGCCTGGTAGACTGAAAAGTGAAAGGTTACCTAATAAACTATTATTGGATATCGATGGTACCAATTTATGGGAGATAGCATGTAAAAAATTATCCAAATTACCAGATAAATATGGTAAATATGTTTTAGTTTATGACGACAAATTAATCGATATTGCAAATGAATATGGGTTGAATGTTATAAAAAGAGATATTGGTACTACTGAGGCTGATGGTCCATTGACATATATTTATGGTGGGGTTTCAGAGATAGATAAAACCCATATTATGTTTCTTAACCCCTGTCTTTTATTTTTGACAGTCGAAACTATTGAAAATTCTATTGAGGAATTTTTAAATTCTGATGCAGACTATGCAACAAGTGTCAAAAAATTGGAGAATTGGATTTTTGATTCTGAGGGTGATAATTTAAATAAAATCAAATATAAATTTTTATCAACTAAAGATATCGACCCCCTTTATCAAGCCGCACATGCTTTCCATATTTTTAATAAAGAAAATTTTTTTAAAGATGGTTATATGTTAAAAAAGGGACATCAATTGATTGAGATACCTGAAGATGAAACTATTGATGTTGATACAAGGGATGATTTTTTATATGCTAAATGGAGGTGGAGTCTTACTTGAAATATGTTATAGATATTGATGGTACTATATGTACACAAGAGGATGACTATGAAGATGCCAAACCTTTAAAAGAAAATATAGAACGATTTAATAAATTGTACGACGAAGGTCATACAGTCTGGTATTTTACAGCTAGAGGTACAGAAACTGGTATAGATTGGACCGAAACCACTAAAACACAATTTGAAAAATGGGGTGTTAAATACCATGAACTTCTATTTGGTAAACCCAGTGCTGATGTATATATAGATGATAGGTGTGAGAATATAAATAAATAAATGGATGGGATGGGTGGTTATTGTGATGTTTATTGGGGAGATTGGAATAAACCATAACGGTGATCTTAGAGGTTGTAAGAGACTAATAGCATCCTGTAAGGCTTCTGGTGTGGATATTGTTAAGTTTCAGAAAAGAAATCCTGATGTATGTGTCCCAGATAATAAGAAAGATATATTAAGAGAAACCCCTTGGGGGACTATGAGATATATTGATTATAAGAAAAAGATTGAATTCGGTAAGGAAGAGTTTGACGAGATAGATAAATTTTGTAACCAAATAGGAATTGAGTGGACTTCGAGTGTCTGGGATATAGATAGTTTAGAATTCATTTTAAATTATGATGTTCCGTTTATCAAAATACCAAGTGCTATGGTCACAAATAAAAAACTATTGAGAAAGATTAAATCTTCAGATATTCCAGTTATTATGTCAACAGGAATGAGCACAAAAAAAGAAATAAAAGATGCAGTTGATATACTGTCTGGTTGTGATTTATCAATTCTACATTGTAATAGTAGTTACCCATGTGCTGATGAGGAAATAAATTTAAAAACAATACAGACACTTAAAAAGGAATTTCCAAATCATACTATTGGTTACTCTGGACACGAGAGTGGTATATTACCCAGTGTTTATGCTAGAGCAGCTGGTGCTGATATAATAGAAAGACATGTTACTTTGGATAGAAATATGTGGGGAACAGATCAATCCTCTAGTCTTGAACCTATTCAACTAAAAAAATTGATTAATAGGTTATGGGAGCTTGATAGGATAATGGGTGACGGTAAGATTAAAGTCTATGATTCTGAAAAAGAGATTAAAGCTAAACTTAGAAAATAATTGTATACCAGGGTTTATTCCCTGGTATTTTTTTTATTTTTTGGTAACACCATTATAGAGGTTTTAGGTGTTTAAAATTATATATTATATACTTGGAATTGAAAAAAAAAAATATAGAAAAAAGGAGATGTTAAAATGAAAATTTATGTGGGTAAATTTAATGAAAATGTTGATGTTGAAATGGGTTTTTTTAATGAGAAAACGGCAGCAGAATTAACTGCTAGTTATAAGGAGGTTGATTTAGATTTATCTGATTTTAAGAAAAACAATCTAAAAGATTTTAAAAAAGAATACAGTGATTGGATGGAACACGAATTTAAACACAAAAGAGAGGAACTGGATGAGGATAAAAAAATAGTACAAACATGGTCTAATCCTGAGGAGAGAAAAGCTCACGAAGATAAATACCCAAGTCTTAGTAAATGGGGTGTTGATGATATAGAATTAAATTCTGAGCATCTAGAGTACGTTTATATTGATCACAGTAACCATGATGATACAGTTGTAAAAAAACACATTGAGATAAAGGACGAGATGTCTATAGATGAGCTTGTTGATGTTAGACATTTTGTGGACGATAATTTTTAAAAAATATTTTGATTAACAATATTTATGAAACCAAATAAAAAGGAGATGTTAAAATGAAAGTATTTATTAGCAATTTGGAAAAAGAAACACCTCAGGTTAATTTTAATATGGTAGATGGTTTGGAAGATGGAGATTATAAAGAAGGTAATCTTATAATGTCAGAGATCACTAAAGAAAATGTTTTGGATATGAAACATGAATTGGGTGACCATATTGAAGTTGTGGCAGAAGAGATGCGTATGGATAAATTACCTATAGAAAATAAAGAACCTGTTGTTATGGAGGCCAGTCTTTCAGAAGTTAATTCGAGACATATCGTTATAGAAGAGGATTGTGCTGTGGGTGTGGTTGTTGAATCTGCAACAGAAGAAAATAAAAACCATGTCGTGTATTTAGATCACGAAATTAATGATGTTCAAGAACACGATATGAACCCAGAGAGTTTTATGATTGAGGACTATGTTACAATTCGTGATACAATAAGTGAAGCTAAAAATTGGGAACCAAAAGAATAAGCAGTGTTTGCGGTGGTCTCTTCCACCGCAATAATTTTTAAACCAAAGGGGATGGTAAACATGGGTGTCAAATTGAAAGGTTTGTCTTTAAATATCAAAAAAGAAGATATTGATGTAGAATTAGAAATCGATGAAGTCACATTAGATTTAGGAGACTTATTCTCCTTGATAAGTGAAGATGAAATTATGAGCTTACTTGGTGATATCGATATCACTGAGGAAGGATTTGGAGAGTCACTGTCATATGATAATGAAAAGGAAAACAATAAAGAAATTAGTCTTAATAAAAAGAATGTAATGTATGACTTAAATAATATGATGAGCGAAACATCTAAGAGTAAAAACCCAAAAGGTTTATTACCTATTGATCAATATTTTGAATCTAGTTTTGATTATTGTGTTTGGTTTGTGGATGATGAAAGTTTTCTTTCAAATTCTTTCATAAATGCTGATAGTAATACACCTGTTGACTTTTTTGTTGGTGTCCACTTTAAAGATTATAATGGAAAAACTGCAATGGGTTTTGAAACTCAATTTGCATTTGAAAATTTTATGGGTGATGTACAACGTAAATTTGAAAAACACTTACCATCAAATAATGTCCAAATAGGTGTGATGATGGAACCACTGACACAGATTAGAAAGAAAGCTGGAGATAATGTTTTTGGTGAATTAAAATACACAAACACTCAGATTTAAAAGAAGGGAGAATAAAATGCTTGATGATTTAAAAGAGAAGTTTGAGAAAGTCAAGAAAGAAGAGCATTATAAAAAAATGAAAGAGGAAAATCCCAATGGAACATATGTGTATATTGATAGATCTGGGAATAATGAAAGATCTGGGAATAATGAAAGATATGTGTGTATGGAATGTGGAGGGGAAATGTCTTTTAATGTGTATGGTGTTATACAATGTAATGATTGTGATTCTTTAGGTGTTAATATGTGACAGATTATATACCCGAGGATTTAACCTCGGGTTTATTTTTTTATACAACTAAAACTGTTGGGTAGTCTGCAATGAAATCTTCTTCAAATTGTTCCACTAATTGTCTTCTTCTTTCTCCTGCTGACTGCCAATCATCTTTATTTAAGTTTATTTCTGAGTATCCTATATTCAATCTATTTAAGTAACTAACCACATTATTCCATAAGTTTTCTTTAATATCTAATTCAGCTAACTCTTCAAAAGTTTCTGCATAGCTGTCCTTTATTGTGGATAGATTTTTGGGATGATCAGTAAATAGTTCCAAACGATAAAGGTTCTCTGAGATATCATAATATTCTTTTTTTATTTGTATTGAATGTGGGGATAGAAATTCTGCCTCTATAGGGCTCTCATAGATGTCTCTACGCATTTTATTGTAAGCAGCCCCTAAGAACACACCACTTTGGTTTCCTATCGCATTATTGTATCCTGGGAGCATAGCCATCTCTTTACCTATAAACATTTTATCTCTTTCTTCCATGGGTACTATTTCTTTTATACCACTTATGGATATCTCCTGTTTTTGTAACACACTTATCAATTCATCTGGTAGAAGATATATATTTTTACTTCTTCTACTTTGATTGCTAGAATTGAACTGAACATTCTCCACAATAAAAAAATGTTTAAAATATCTTGAGAATGTGTCTCTTGTAAAAAGATTTATAATATCATATATTTCTTGGTCTTTAGCCACATCTTTCAATATACCATTTAATCCACATTTATATCTCATCTTTTTTATTAAAGTATTTATCTTCAAATATACCCCTCCTTTTCTTTCTATTATATTGTTTTTAAAAGACTCTAATATGTATAAAAGACCCGGGGTTAAACCCGGGTTTAATTTATATGTTCATGAAACTATCTAATTCATTTGATAACTTCTTTGAAACTTTAGCTTGCATTGAAACAGATTCACTGTAGTATCCAATAACCTCATCACCAGGTGTGTATAATACTTTATCTGGTTTGAACCCATTGAAACTTTCTGCAATTAAATCAAGATGACCGTTTACTTCTTTAAATACACCGTCTATCTTATCTACAGAACATTCTCTAAATAATTTCTTAGCCACTTCGTTACCTTCATCATCAGGGTTTAATGGATCTACTACTTTGAAACTATTTGTCTGTGCCCAACTATCTTCAGCTGATGCATCATAGACACAATCCCATGTTACAATTCTTAGTTTTCTTTGTTTTTGCCCATTAGGGAATTTCTTTATTTTACCTACAGCTCTTAAAGAAAAGGCTGGTAAAGTTCTCTGTTCAATCATTCTAGCTAAGTCTCTACCATATTTAGATTTAGCTGTTTCTATTCTCCCCATTAAATATTCACCCTCAAACCATACATCGGTTATAAGGTGACTTCTATTTTTGTTCCATACTTGCAAATATCTTTCTGGGTTCTTTCTTAAAGGGTGATCGTATTCCCCATAAAGAGCTCTGTTATTTAATCTCTTTTGAAAATGTGGGTCATTGATTCCAGATTCTAAATATTCTCTATCAAAAACATTACCGTTTCTGGTTTTTTTAGAAGTGTGGTTTAAAGGTGTCTCAAATTGGTATACCTGACCATTGTTTAAAAATGTACCATTGGAAGGATCGAAGGACATACCCTCAGATATTAAAACACCCATTTCTACAACATTATCCAATTATATTCCCTCCTTTATTTAAATTGTATTTAAGTTCTAATATATTGTTTTCGTATGAATTAAAGGAGCAGGGGTTAACCTGCTCCATTTTATATTATATATAATGAGGCAAAAATTATTATACTAAGTTAACTCTTGCCATGATTGCATGTACAGGGAACATATCGAATGTATCAACATATGCTAGAGAAGGTAACTGTAGATGCTGAATGTCACGAATTTCTCCATTCTTAAATAACTTAGAGTATCCTTGGTAGAATGTGAATGTTTCTTGTTCTTTATCATTACTACGAGGTACAATAGTTAATTCATCTAAGTCTCCAGCTCTTTCTGTGGATACCACTCTGATTTGGTTACCTTTAATATTAATGGAATATACATCGTAATCAACTGCAACACCTGCATATTCTTTATCCTTAGAAACAACTGATACCATCTTAGGCATAAGTCTTGTAGTTCTAGGATCTGCATACATAACATTTTTGATACCATTTTTAGCATTGAACTTTTTCTGTAATTCAATAACCATTTGGTCAATGGTATCTGGTAACATTTCTTCACGCCAATTAACCGGAGTGTTTGGTCTGTAAGCTTCAGAAGTAGTAGGATCTTTCTTGAAGTCTTCTTCAAACCAATCATTAGGTGTTCCGTCTCCAACAGGTAATCTGTTTGCAAGAGCAAGACTTTCTTTATAATCTCTAAGAGTTTTAAAGATTTTGTGGTCTTTAACATGTCCTGCTAAATCTAAAATAGTAGCAGTAAGCTTCATCATACCATCTGTATTCTCAATAGTACCAAAATCTTTTAAAGTTTTTGGATCATATGATAATACCATGTTAAGACGTTCTTTAATAACGAAGTCCATTGGTTCTCTTTCAACACCAACAGATGAAACTTTAGAAATAGTAGAACCTGAAATTCTACCCTGAACTTTAAAGCTTTTAACTTCTGATTGTGTTCTCCAGCTAATCTCACCAGTTGTGAAATCTACTTTACCACCAATAGCAACCTCTACAGTAGAACTTCCATCTTGTGCAGCAGAGTTATCCACTTCAGTTACAACGAAGAACTGTGGGTTGTTTTTGGAACCTTCGTGCTGTGTAATAATGTTATCGTTAACTTCTTTGAATACACCAGGTCTATCTGTAGGTGTACCTCCAACGTCAACTGTAGCAACTACATCAGTAATTTTAATTTCAGGGAATAAGTTATTCTTATCAGCGTTCACATTTGTTACTCCACTTTCAGCAATTAAGTTAGCTGTATTATCAGCGTGATCTGCTGTAATCAATTCAGCTGTAAATTCTGGCTGAGAGTGATTTAAGAAATTATCCATGAAATCTTGATCTTTTACTACATCTGGGAAATATCTTTTTTCCCCGTCAATCTCTAAGTAGCGTCTTTCCCATTTTTTTCTGAAAGTATACTTATCTGTAGTTTTGTGATCTACAATTAAGCGACCATTACTTTTAATGGTTTCCAGATATTGAACAGGAGGAATAGCTGCCATCATAGGGGCAATTGATTCACCAGTAGTGAATGCCTCTTGATAGAGTTCCCAAGTTGTGTCCATTCTTTCTTGTACCATAGCCATATCTTCGTTAATTAAATCTGCCTTCTCACCAATCAGCATGTCATCTTCACTTAAAGAACCATTGAAACCTTCTCTTCTAGAGTTGTTTACGTTATTGGATTCTGCATATAATGGTGACATGAATTTTTCTTTTAGTGATTTAGAGCGACCTTCATCTTGTATGTACCCACCAAATCCAGCTGATAAAGGAACACCTACTGATTCACAGTATGCATTAACCTCTTCAATAGCTGAAGCATATCCAGAAATAGAGCTTAAGGATTCTGGGTTAATATCATGAGATAGTTTACCTTCCATTGTATTTACATCAAATCTTGTATCATTCATTTTACGAAATGACCTCCTTATTTTTATGATTAATATGATAATATCTACTTAAGATTATACTAAAATATTTGTTAATTTTGTAATTCCTAGTATTACCTTTATACCTTTAATATCATTACTAGTCTTCTTCTAATAATTCTCTAAAGGTATCTAATTTTTTATTCAGATAAATAAAAGAAATTCTAAACTCCAAAAGTGTTTGATATTTTACACTAACTGTATCAGATGTATTTTTGAAATACTCTAAAAGCATTTCCAGTTTTCTTTTGTATTCTCTTGTGATGTCATCTAATATATCACGTTTATCTTTTGTAGTGTCTATATTTTCTAATTTCTCAACTAAATCTGAATAATTGTCATGAAGTATTTCAAAATTTTTATCTAATAATTTTTCTCTTTTTTTCTCAATCTCATCGTCTTCCGATTCTTCCATTTCATCTAATCCTTCTTCAGGATTTTCATCCATGGTAAGATCAGGATCATCAGGATTATCAGTTTCCCCTGTATCGGCATCTGATGTATCTCCTTCATCGTCTGTCCCATCACTATCACCAACACTATCGTTATCTGCAGAGCCATCATCGTCAGAACCATCCTGAGCATCATTATCTGTTCCCACAGGTTCTGGGGTTTCTTGATTGTCCGGTCCAGAATCTTGTGTATCTTCTGAACCGGTATCATCATTATTTTCTTGATCTTGTCCATCATCTTCTGGTGCCTCCATATGGAGAATTTCTTTTTCACCTTTGTCTTGAAATATTTTCTCTAAGCCATTAAAAAAACTCATACCAAAAACCTCCTTTTAAGAGGATAAATAAGATTTGAAGATTAAAAACTTTTTATAAGCTTTTAATATATTTAAGCTATAGTAATTGTTTACTTGTCCTTAATAGTATAATTTAATTTAAAAGCAGGGATATTAAAACCCCTGCTTATTTGTTATTGTAGTCTATTTTCGTATCTTATTCTATCCACTTGTCTTTCTAATTTCTTTTTCATTCTCTTCATTGTGTCTCTTGCTTTCCTGTCGTTTTCGTTTCTGGCATCCTGGATGTTTTCTTCCAACATATCTATTTCGTCTTTTAGAATTTGAATAGCTAACTCTTTTCTTTTGACTGTCCTATCATGCATTTTATATTTTAATACTGTAGCAGAAAGAACACCGACTATTAAGGATAATATTGGGTTTACAAATACTACAGCATAAACACCATACCCTAAAGCTAGAGAAACAAACCATTCTAATATCTCATCTAAAAATGGTATGATTTCATCATTAATCAATTTTTCTTTTAGTTTCTCTCTTTTATTTTTTCTTCTGTTTGAGATAATATGTTCAGCTTTTGTTTTGAATCTCTTAAGCTGGGTGAATGCTTTCTTTGGTAACTTAGTAGTTGTCCTTTTTATTTTCCGTAATTGATGTTTGAAATCTCCGATAGCACCCTCACCATAGAACACCTCTTCATTAACTAAACCCATCACTTCTTCATTTGGGATGGATTCACTTTTATAATATGACTCACTAAATAATAGTTTTGTTTCTCCCATAAAACTACCAATGAATGATTCTATATATTCGACTGTTACTGTTTCTTCTGAGTCTTCATCTGGGGTATAAAGGTATGCTTCACCAATCAATTCTCCATCTTTAACTTCGATATCATAATGTTTTGCTATACCTATATATTTACCATTAACATATTCTTTGATGTTTTCTACTATAACTGGAACTTCTCCAAAATCATCTTTGATGGTTTCATAAAGTGGTTCCCAAAGCATTTTGTTTTTCATCTTTATCCAATACCTTGTGATATATTTATAAGTTACATGTTGTATACCTTTTAATGTTAGGTTTGATAAAGCAAAATACGTTAACCCTAGAAAAAGACCAAATCCTAATGATCCAGTAACCAAAGTTCCTGTTATACCAGCCGCACCCCCTAAATTAATTGAAGCCATATAACGATAAACTTTCATTTGGAACGGCATCCAATTATTAGTGACCCATTTACCGAGGGCCTCTTTATTTGACGGGTCTAGGATTTTAAGTTGTTCCATTAATTTTTTCTGTTCTTTTTTATACTCTTTAAACTTTCTTTTCAATTTACCCGGTAGTTTAGTTAGTTCTGGTGCCTCTCTCACTACACCGGTATTCATTTCAACTACACCGTCACCAGCTATTATGTTATTATCACTTTTTAGAATTAAAAAACTGTTTTCGTTTTCCACATCTTCAAAGTTCTTGATTTTATATGTTAATAAATCGTGACGCTGAATACCTGTTGCAAAATCTTCTCTTACAGCTTTTCCTGTTATAAAGTCATAAAACAAACTAGAAGAACCATCTTCTAAAGTTTTAAATAGAAATCTTTTTCTAATCGGTGCTAAAGATGCAAGGTAATCTTCATCTTTACAAAAATGCTCTAAAAGAGAAAGATATTTTTTATAACTAACTTCTCTAAAATGATAAACATTATCCATAACATTATTGAAGTTAATATTGTTTTTTAAAGCAAGTTTCAATTCACTCTCATCTTCATCATCATTGTATGTTAAAACACTGGATGATTTAAATAAGTCTACATTTTCCTCTGGGAAGTTAGAATCATAAATGCTCACTATATCATCATCATTATTTAAAGCAAGTAATCTTATAGTTTCACCTCTTGATAAAACATAGAAGTAATCGATTGCACCTTCTACATATTTCTTCTCCACCCGTAAAAAGAGATGATACTTTTCATCATAAAAAGCTGATAGTCTCTCTACCTTACAATCTTCTGAAAGTAAGTAGTCTGTTATTTCTTCAACTGTCTCCGACAAAAGTTTTTTGTCCAAATAATCGTTTATTCTAAAAAGATTAGAATATTCATTATCTTCTTCTAAACATCTTAAAAAATTATGAATTCTAAAATTATCTAAAAGTGTCAGTTCATTCATATATGAAAACCTCCAATTTATTGATTTTTAAGCTACTTAATTTGTTCTGCTTGATATGTTTCGAAACAAATAGGATAGTTAGTAAACTAAACTTAATAAGGGGTGAATGTTCAAATGATAGTTAGTGATAGATTGAATAATATAAAGGATGATTTAGAACAGGTCAAAAAAAAGGCCAAAGAAGATTTAGGTATAGATGTTGTCGTTGTTTTTGAAACGGGTGTTTTAAAAGAAGAGGATGAAAAGAGAGTAAGGAAATTTCTAAATGAAACATATGAGTCTTATTCACACAAACCAAGAAAGTACATCTCTATTTATCCACTCAATAGAAATGTCAGTATGTTGCTTAAAGATAGTGATTATGGTGCTCCGATGACCAATAATGGTTTGACCCAGGTTTTACATGATATGGCTGGTGCAAATGATTACACAAGGTACGGTAGACACAGTGGTATGTGTAGGAACTTATATGAAAAGGTTATTGTTGAGTTGGACACAAATTATGTGGATAGATTATCTAACCTCAAAAACCATGGTTCAGAAATAACTTTCCATTTAGAAAGAGATATATTGACAGCTTTAAGTGATATTAAAGATGACTATGGCGAGTTATCTCAAAAAATCCTCAATAACCTAATGGCTAATATATCCACAACTAAAGAATATATTCGAGGTAGAAACAATGTACCCGATAATAATTATGTCGGTCAAGGTAACGAAAGTGATCTAACCAATAAAAATTACACATATTATAATAGGGATTTCTTAAAGATATTGGATCTTACAATTATGTGGTATATTAATCATAAAATTGTACAGCAAAATGTTTCCGATAAAGATATCTTTTATCACATCGATAAAATCTTAAGAATAATGGATAGGGTTCGTGGTTTTAATAAAGTTTATTATTTTAAAACTCTTTTATCTGGTGATATAGATATTAAAAAAGATTCTGTAATGGATGTTTTATTTAATAGAGTCTATCTTGATGTCTTGGATAATAACCCTTATGAAAGAAAGAATTTAAAATATAAACCGATGTATCTTAATAGTGATAGCAAATCTATTCTACATTCTGATGGGACATCATCTGATGAAAGTTCTTTAATTTCTGAAGCATCTTTGGTTTCTTTTGATGTGGATTCAAATGATATGGTTCAGTTTATTGGTGAATGTGTGATATTAGAAAAAGAAAACTTGATTGCTGAATCTATTTTCGATATGTTTAAAAAGTCAGATTCTAAAAAGATCATAGAATTAGCTCGTGAAGTAGATCAAATTGCAGTCGAATTTGAATTTATGTATGATCAGTATTCAAAATCTGATGCAATGCATAGGGCTTATGATTGTCTTGATAGGATTGATAAGAAAATGAATAGAGCTGACACTGATGAAATGCACGATGCTTTAGATGGTATACGTTCTAAACTTCTAGAAATCATTAAGAAAAATAGAAACAGAAATATTAAAAAACAAAGGATGACAATAAATATTGATTATCCTAAAGGATACGGAATGAATGCGTAATGGGTATTAATATAGTATCCAGTAAAAATGAAACAGCTAATGATAAATATAAAATAGAAGAGGAATATATACCAGAAGCAGAAGCAATAGGTGATATGTTGGGGGCTGAAGAAGAACCCGATGTAGATTACGATGAAGAAAATGATTTTTATTATGGGCAACCTGTTATGGGTGAGGAATTCATTTATGATTTTGATACCACAAATAAAACATTTGTCGCAGTACACAATGTCTTAAAGGAATACGGTATTGAAAACAATAAGTTCTTTTTGGTTCTTTATGATAAAGACTTAGTTGGGGTTGACCCACATGACCCTAATTTGTCTGTAGAGATGCAGCAGAAAGTAGTTAGAGAGGTTAAAAGAAACTTCTGGTATTATATACGAGAGGTAGTGATCTTACAGACAGAGGGTGGTAAGACACGCTTCATGTTACATATTGGAAACCTTGCTGCTGCTTTTTTAAAACTACAGAACTTAAACTATTACTGGGAACAGCCAAGACAGACTGGTAAGACACTTGGTGAGATGTGTTTTGAAAGTTACTTCTTTGCTTTTGGTTGTATCAATACAGAGTTTGGTTTTTATTGTTATGACAATACCAGAGCTAAAGAAAACTTACAGACTGTTATAGGTGTCCTAGAGAACCTACCAGAGTATTTAAGAATTTATAACTTAAAGAAAAAGGTAGATAAAGAAACTGGTAGGGTATCTTATAAAGATAAAGGTGAAGCTGGTAAGAAAATCAAATCACACGAAAACGGTGTAATGAATAATAAAGCATATGCCTCAACTACTGGGCAAACAAAACAGTCAGCTGATAAAGCTGGTCGTGGTGCAACTCAGGCTAAGATGAACTTTGATGAGTTTGGCTGGTCAAGATTCAACTATATCGTATGGGGTGCAGCTTCTTATGCACATACTACGGCAGCTAAAAACGCAGAGAGAGCTGGTAAACCGCATGGTGTATCCTTTACATCGACACCACCAGATATGTCCTCTAAAGAGGGTGAATTCTTATTCGACTTTGTAAAGAGAAAATCAGCTAAATTTGAAATGTTTATGTTTGATATGACACATCAAGATTTAATAGCCTGGCTTAGAGCTAATGCTAAAAAGGATTTCTTCTACCTATCTTTTCAGTATTATGAAATGGGGTATACAGAAGAATGGGCAAGAGACCAGTGGAGACAGTGTGCTACTTTAGAAGATTATAGAAGAGATGTTTTACTAGAGTGGAGAAGAGATTTATCCAGCTCTCCTTATGGTCAGGTTGCTTTAAATAAAATAGAACAGATTGTAAAAGAAGTTGAATATGAATCAATCATCTTAAATAATAAATATCACTTTAAAGTTTATCCAGGGTTTGAAATGGGTAGATATAAAAACATAGTTGTCGGTATTGATGTCGGTACAGGTATGGGTGGTAACTATGATAGTTCCACTATGGTTGGAGTAGACCCCGATACCACCGAAGTTTTATTTACATTCAAATCAAATGAAGCAGACACTTCTGTTTTCTCGGCATTGATATATGAATTTGTAACTAAATATTTAAATCAATGTGTGTTGGTAATAGAGCGTAACTCTGTTGGAAAAGCTATAATAGATAATTTAAAAGATACTGATATAAGAGAATATCTTTATTATTCTCCATTCTCCAATAGACATGAAATTCAAGATGCCACACCAGAGGTTATGAGTAATGGTAAAAAACATTTATTTGGTATAATAAACAGAAGAAAAATCAGAAAAAGATTATTTGAGATAATGTCTACTAGGGTAAGAGAATATAAAAGACTATTTATGTCTGAGGATATATATGATGAAATGACTGACTTGGTAGAAAAGAAAGGTAAAATCAAACATAAAGATGGAGCTCATGACGATTTAGTTATTGCATATTTATTTTCACTATATGTTTTAATGCGTGATACAGAGCTTTATGAAAACTTTGGTATACCTAAACCAAACCCACCAACCGATACAGAAAATGAAGAAAGATATGATATGGATAATCTTGGGGTTGGAAAAGAAGAAGATATTAATATTTTTGTCACTGATTCCACAGGTGAAAAAGATGAAATAAAAACAATGGATGAATATCTAAAAGAAAGAGAAGAAGAAGATTTCAGACAAAGGTTAAGAGGTAATGACGATGAATTTTCACCACCATCTGGTAGTGATGGTTTTGTAGATTTAGGTGACAGTATGTTTGATTAAATTAAAAATAATACCCGAGGTTAATCCCTCGGGTTTTTTATATATTATAAATTAAAAGAAAATTTACCCTGTTTAATAGATTTTAATAAATCTTTATTTATTTCTTTTTTAAATATTTTACCACCGTTATCGTCTGTATTGTAATTCATATTATATTTAATCAAATTATCTAAAGATAATAATGGTGATAAATCAACCATACCATCATTTAAATAATCATCAGTTTGAATGAATCGGTTATTTGTGTATTTGAATAATTCGGAATTAGATTTTAATAGTATTAATATTTTTGACCATTCACCCCAAGCATATAATCCACCGTAAACCCCAATATTTGCTTGAGTGTCATCGGGATTTAATCCAACACCGGTATTTTCCCAACCATCTGATGTTATATTATAATCAGAATCATAGGTCACATCAGTCAGACAATTACTAATGTTTGCTCCCGTGTTATCAATGAATGATGTGTAATTGGTCGAGCAATCAATTAAAGTATATAAATTGATATTATTAGCATTAATTGTTAATGGTATTAAATCTGCTTTAAAAGATACATTTATAAACTCTGCTTTTAAAATATTATCAACATCCCCACCTGATGATGTTCCGTCTAACACTAAAATTTGTGGTGTTACTTGGTTGTCAATATTGAATACACAATTATAAAATGTAAAATCGTATATTAAATTACCAAATGTTGTTTCATTTGTGTTTGCATTAATAAAAATAGCTCTATTATCGGAACTGTTTGATGAAAAATTAGAAGAATTTTTAAATATAATGTTATAGAAGTTATTTTTAATATCTACTGCTGTTGGACCATCACATCTCTGTACCTCTATAATAGATTCGTTATATTCACCTATATAATCTATATATTCATAACTGAATAAATCTTTTAATCTAGCAATTGTGTATAAACCCGGTTTTAAATATATCGTTTCATTATTATTCTGTGTAGTATTATTCAATCCAGATTGTAATGTTTTGTAAGGGTTACCTTCGCTACCATCACCATTTGTATCATCACCATTTACTGCATCCACATAAATTATATTATTATATTCTAAAGTTTCATTATTGATTTCTATAGTTGGCATTTATTGATTCACCTCTTTCTTATAAAAAGGTCGCACTTTTTACGGTGCGACCATTATTTTTACATGATAAACACATATGCTTTATTTTCGTTATCTGTTCGTACTGTGAATGTTATATCGATTGAATCTTCCTTTTCTATTCTGGGAATAACAGAACCTTCAAAATGATCTATCCTTTCAAAGTTTATAACATCTAATAAACCATTGAAGAATTCTTCTCCAATAGATAGTGTGTACATTGAACCATCGAAACTATCTCCACCTAAAATACTAGGTAATTCTAAGTATCCATCGAAGTTATCTTCTCCCATAGCTAATGAAGCAAGAGATACATCTATGGTGTCTGTATTATTAAATTGGGGAACTTCAAAATTAATATCTATTTCTTCTACCTCATCGTAACGGACTGTTACTATTCCATCAAATGCTCTAGCATTATTAAACTGAGGTACTTCAAAATAAATATCTATGTTGTCTACTTCGTCATATCGAACCACCATATTACCATCAAAGGAATCTTCATTTTCAAATAGAGGTATTTCTAAATCTATATCGATTGTTTCCTCTATATCTTTTCTGGCTGTAACAGTACCATTAAAACTATCTGTGCTTTCAAATAATGGTATATCAACTAAACCATCGAATTCATCTTGACCTTCTAACTTAGCGACAACCATACCGTCAAAACCTATATCGAAACCATCAAATCTTTTAACGGATACTGAACCATCAAATACAGGTAATATGTTCGGTGTTTGGATGGCTGTAACTGTACCACTAAAGGAATCTATACCATTATAACTGGGTACGTCCATAAAACCTTCAAACCCATCATTAAACCAATTACTATCCACACTAAATGTAATATCAATACTATCTTCATCTTCTAATTTTACAACTAATGAACCATCAAATCCAGTTCTAGATGCATTGGGTGGTACAAAGTAATATCTATAAAGTAATTTGGGTGCATCAGATGCTGTTCCTTCTTTACTGGATGATAGGGTATAATCATTACTATCTGTTGTAATAGCAAGTGATCTATAAATATCCTGTGTCTTATCTAAACCTTCTAGTAAAGGACCCAAATCTACTTCTAACCAACCCACAAAGTTTTCCGGTATATCAAATTCTACCAGATTAGTATATGATGGTTTATTGTTTTCTGTAACAAAGTATTCTGACCATTGTTCTTCTACTAAGTGTACATAACCTTTAGTTGGAGAATGAACAGCCTTTTTTACATATATCTGTAGATGGGTATTTAATTCGTTTTCCGATTCAAAAAATGGATCATCTATTGGTGAGAACTTAAAATCTAATAATACAGTCGTATCATCAGAAAATTCTAACTTAGTATCTCCACCGAAGTTTCTATCGGGATCTTCTTTATCAGTGTAAGTGTCAGCAAGTAAGGAAGCATAGTAATCTCTTTTGGGTGTTTCTTCTATATCTACAGTACCATTTAAAATATTATTTGGTGGTATAGTAAATACAGCATCAAAAGAATCAGATGTATCAATTCTTGATGTGACTAATCCATCAAAGGAATCTTCATCTTCTAATAAAGGAACATCAAATATAGCATCGAATTCTTCTGTTGGGTCATAACGCACATCAAAGACAGCGTCAAATGAATCTGTTCCCTGACCAACTATATCTGTGGTACCATTCATTTCAGATTCCGGTGGTACTATAACTTCTGCATCAAAAGAATCTATCTCATCATA